GACTGACGCAGCGAGACACAAGATGGAGGACGTGCAGAAAAGAAATCCGGTGAGGATCATCATACTAGAGAGCCTGAAGGAGATCGCCAGTGTAGGAGACCTGCTCGCTGACTGATGATCCATAAAAGATCAGAGCTCCCGGGATATGTATAGATGTAGCGGGAGCAGATAGTCATGAGCCTTCTTCGAGAGTACATCAGGGAGATCCTGTCAGAGGAAGCTGCGGCCGAGGAGTTTCAATACATGTCTCCTCCTCGTGACTTCTACGAGAAGACTGGGATCAACATGATCCGCAGCTACAAGCTACCGCCTGAGTTCAGCTCACCAGAGGCACTTCAGGTCCACATTATGGGGGAGGAGCCACGTGATCCACAAGAGGCCACAGGTTTCTACAACGCCATCGTCGATGATCTGGTCAGGCTGAATCCAGAGCTCGCAGCGATCAGAGGTCTGGGTGCTCCTGAGGAGCGTTACCTCCTGCCGGATGAGAAGATATCCGACGTGTACCCCTGGTACCTCAAGAACATCGTGATGGGAGTTGCCAGTGAGATGCGGGTGGCGGATATAAGGTACTACCTCGAGGATAATCCCATGAGCTGGGAGGTGGATGATATCATCAAGCAATTCACCGACGAGACAGGAGTGAGACCACAGTGGGTGATCTCACCAGAGACAGCAGCGTCTGTGGGTATTCGACCGGGAGCAGGCGGTCAAACAATAAAAGATCAGAGCTGAGAGAATACATATAATCGTAGGCTGACCGCAAGAGATGAAGATCACACGTAGACAGTTAAGAAAACTCATCAAAGAGACAGTTGGTGAGATGAGATCTGAAGAGGCAATATCACATGCTGCCTCACAGAGAGAAGATGGCATGTCGTTCAAGGATTTTGCAGGGATCATTGTTGATAGGCTAAACTTATATGACGAGTGGCTGGACGGTGAGGATCCCAAAGACGTAGCAGACTGGTATACACGCGCACTCGATCCAGCTAAAGAAGTTCATGAGGCAGTTGACACAGACGGCGACGGTATGCGCATCACACGTAGACAATTAAGAAGAATCATCAGGGAAGCACATGGCGGCGCACTTGGAGAATTTCCAGGAAGATACGACACCGGAATCCCAATAGACGACCTCGAGTGGCAACCTGATGAGAAAGGTCACATGAATGTATCCAACGCCGGAGGCGGAGACTGGTGGAGCACACTCGACTCAGAGGATGATCTACCGGTATGGAAGGAGCAGGTTGCCTCTCACGGTGCTGGGTCCACTGTGGTCTTCAGCATGAATCGCTGGATGCCTCACACTGGTCCCTGGGCAGATGCGGCTCGGAAATATCGTCAAGCAAAGTTTGCCTTTCTTAAAAAACGCCTGTTTGAGCTACAGAAGATATCGCGTAGACAACTTAAAAGAATAATAAGGGAAGAGCTACAGGCATCTCTACTACGTGAAGATGCGGGTGACGTCCCACCGGAGCATGAAGGCTCAGAGGGAGAGACAGCGGAGACCACGGATGCAGGCGGAAGCACGGTGACGTGGCAGTGGCACGCCGGTAAGTGGAGAGCAGTGGACAGAGGAGAGATCACCAAGGCAACCGTGCCACCCACCGAGCCGATAGGATGACGTGTCGAGCACCCGGGTACCTGATCCAGCACCCAGCATCTAGCACCCCGATCTAGCGCTCGGCATCTAGCACCCAACATCGAGCGCCCAGCGTCGAGTACCCGGGATCTAGCGCCCGGGACACGTGGCCAGTTGTCAATGACACGTTGTCAATGCGTGACAGATTGTCATTCATCGAGCACACAGCTTTTTCTGCGTCCTGATCGAGTACCCAGCATCGAGCGCCCGGAAATGGTAGTCGGCACTTAGCCCCCGCTCACACGCGAATTATGACAAACTGTCACAAAAGCATTGACACACTGTCACTCGCGTCGTCATTTTGTCACTCAATTGACACATTGTCAGCTTGTACAATCGCCTGGAATAGGGTATGATGAAATAACAAGGAGGAACATGCATGGACAATCTTGAGGGTCGAGTCACGGCCATCGAACTCACACTCACGGGTGCTGCCATCGTCTTCACGGTGCTCGGTTTCGCCCTCTGGACGATGTGATGCGAGGGCACGAAGCGAGAGAGGAGAGACGGCATCGAGCTGAGAAGAGATCGATGGCGAGGACAACTCGGACTGCGATGGGTCAACTCGCGGTGCTCGACGCTCGACTTGGCGAGGGCGAGGGTGCTGAAAAAGAGAGGGCGAGATTGAACAAAATGATCGATAAGCTGACCGCTCCACCATCGCCCTCGCCCTCGACTAATGAGCCGAAGGAGAGGAAGGAGAGAGTAAAAGCGAAGGACAGGAGACGAGATTCGCGGAACAAGTCACGCAAGGGGACGCGTGTAAGGGCTGCGGACTAGTGGTAGAATAGCGTCATAAGGGGACAACATGAACGCTGATAATCCACTTTTCGAAGACCTTTCTGGACAGTTTGAACACTGCTCAGACAATGACGAGTATCCGGAACACACTCAATTTCTGAGGGAGGTTGAGTGGGAAGAGCAATTTCTACAGCAGCAGGAGGAGCAATCATGAGGCCTGGTGATCTGGTTAAGTTGACAAAGAGAGCGAAGAATCACGCCAGTCGGAGTGTCTTTGAGGGCGGTGCCGGACAGCTTGGAGTGGTGATCAGGCCTGAGTGGAACATGTTCGACGGGTCAGGAAAGTTGCGATATCAGGTGCTCTGGCCCGGTGGAAGGGTCACATCTGAGGGAATGACAAGCGTCCAGTTCATGGGCGGTGACATCGAAGAGGACGCTGCGTGCGAGTAAAATGAGCTACCTGACACGCGAAATGGTTCTATCTGCCCTCACCAGGATGCGAACCTTCGAGGGAGAAATGCGCTGTCTCTTCGACCGTTACGGGCTCCCGCTGGCTGATAATATCGGCCGGAGGAACATCATCATGTCCCAGGCGCAGGAGAACTTCTTCGGGCGTGAGCTGGCCCAAAGTTGGTCGGTGAAGGTGGATGGGCGTACCGGAGAGGCGGACATCGTGCTCCCGGATCTTGATCGCGAGCTGGAGTGCAAGATCAGCTCGGGCTCGGGCAGGTACAAAAACTACTCCCTTCAGACGGATTACGTTACCCTCACGCGCAAGGGAGCGCTCGACTTTCTGTTCGTGCTCGCTGACCCAGGTTTTGAGAATTTTGCTGTCCTGCACTTCGAGGAGCTCACTCCGGACGACTTTCATCCCCCGTCACCGGGTGCCCGACAGAAGGCGAGAATGCGGAAGGATCGGGCGATGGACAGGTGCAATGTGCTCTGGGGATCAGTGTCGAGCCGAAACGAGCGGGAGCTGGAGAAGATTGCCCTCAAGCGGCGGGAGCTCGATGAGAGCTGGCTTGAGCGTCAGAGAGGACTGCGAAATCGGCTTGAGGGTGCAAAGCCGAGCAAGGTTAAAAAACTGAATGCTGCCTTGGATAAGGAGCGCCTGACAATGGATCAGGCTGTTACAAAGCTTCAGGAGAGGACGGACTACTGGAGGAACTCCACGCCCTCGTTCACCATCACCCTCGCTCCACTGGAGACAGATTGACCAAAAGGAGGCACGAGCATGTTCCCCTGAAGGAGTTTGCCTGGAGCCTTGCTGTGATGGTGGTGCTGTCACCCATGATCGCGTGGGCCGGTTACCGTTGGGCAAAGCGGCGTGCAAAGAAAGGTAAGGGTAGGTTATAATAGAATCATACAAGGAGTCACAATGAACTATTGGAAAGAGACATACGCAGCAATATACGCACCAACATGCAATCGCTGCAGTCATAGTGACACCGGCTGGTTTTACATTCTTAACGGATCTCACGATCAAGGCACTCTGTGTGCCAAGTGCTATCGAGAACAAGGTGGCAAGTAATGAAAGTCGGTGATTTGGTAAAAGTAAAAGAATGCAAACATCTCGATGTATTGCATCCCCTCTATGAAGCATGTCAGTGCTTTTTTTGTGGTGGGAAATCTAATAGGATTGGCGTTGTCCTCGGACCTGCACCTATGAATAGCTGGCATGTAATGTTCGACTGCGGTGAATGGCGATTGGATGAATTTGATGTTTCTCGTGGTGACGCAGAGGTGATTAGTGAAAGTCGGTGACCTTGTGAGAAGGGTAGGGGGGATTTATGAAGGTACAGTGGGCATCATCTTGGAGAAGAATCAGGTGGTCGACGCGAACTATTCTAAAAGGTGTGGAGATGCGATCATAGTCATGCCCCAGGGAGAACCAGAACGACGAATGACGTTTTATGAGAGGGGTTGTGAGGTGATTAGTGAAAGTCTTTGAGTTTGTTGCAAGTGCGATCTTTGTCCCGGTGGGCTTCCTGTTTCTCCACCCGATCGGGTGGATTATGCTGGTCGTCTACCACAAAGCTTTTTGGTGGATTTTGCCGGGGGTTTGGTCTGTTGGTTTTTTATTGTCCTACTTGCATGATCAGAAAAAAGCTAGACGGAACGCTCAATGGCATAAATCGAATTATCGACCGCGACCACCTCCAGACCCACGAAGCCTGGACGAACAGTTTCCTGGGTGGAAGAAGAAAGCCAATAAGATAGCTTCTAAAATTGATGGTGATGCTCGTGACAGAAAGTACGAAGCTCTTTGGAAGAAAGAGGTTGCTAGATTTGTGATGCTGGACCAGTGTCGAAACGGATGGGGATGGTATGACACCCATGAGACTGAATATGATTTGTTGTTGTCTGGGCTGGGTGAGGAACAATTCGAAGACCCAGATTATCAACAGTGGAAGAAGGAACGAAGGAACAGGTGTAATAAATGAAAGTAGGTGATATTGTCAAGGTCAACCAGTCCGGAAGCTACTGCGAGGTGACAGAGGTGCACGAGGAAGAGAGCATCGCGAATGGCCACTGGCATGGAGGCGGGCACGTCTGGGTAAAGATGCTTGACACCGGAGCTGAGACCACGTACTGTTTCGATGAAGTCGAGTTGATCAGTAAAAGTCAATGATCTATAAGTGTAGACGATGTGGCTCCAGGACAGAGTATCGACTCTGGCACAGGTGTCCCAGGTGTGGAACAAACCATCAACCCTTGCCCACTGACATGCAATAGCACTGGGGCTGTGGTACAATAGGTACACAAGGAGCCGGACAATGATCAGGTGGCAGGTTAGATTTGAATACCCACACAAGACCACACGACGCATTACATACGGAGTCAGGCATGTGCTTGCTCGGGACAAGGATGAGGCGAAGGCAAAGATCAGGGCCGCAGTGTCAGGTTCCTACGGTCACTATGTTATATCAGGATCACTAGGATAGGAGAATATTATGAGTGGACTTTTTGTTGACAGCGGCCAGATGGCCATTATTCCGAAAACTGCATGTGATGTCACGAAGCTGAGAAGTATGGCTCGCGGCATCAGGGTTGTCTCACTGCCAGTGGGCACCCGTGAGATCTACATTACAGTTGATCACGCTGATGAGGATGAGTCATACATCGGGAGCCTTCTCATGTCCACCGACAGGATCATGCCCATTGACGCTGTGCTCACAATTCCCGAGGGATGTGATGCTGTTGTCTTCAGTGACCCGTGCTATGTCCTCGACGGTGACTACGGTGACGGTGGTGTGGGATATTCCAGTGCCTGTAACGTCACCCTTTCTGAGCCGTATTACGGTAACTTTGACGCTGCGGCTCGTGCTCAGGGGTTTGTAACCTCCTCAGGATACGGCGACGGTTGCTACGAGATGCACGTCAGTAGTAGGGATGACCGGGTGCTGTGCGAGGTAAGATTCATCTCATAGTCTGCCTGCGTGCAACACACAGGTAGCTGTGGTAGAATAAATGCATAAGGACAGATAATGAAGGTTACCAAGGAAAACATCTTTCATAATGATGACGATCCCGAAGGATTTGACATCATTGTTGAGGCATCAGAGATCGGAATCGGACCTGTGTGGGAATCACCACCCCCGATCGTTGAGATTGAAATGCCCGCTGGTGACACCTTGGAGTTTCTTATAGCGGGTTCAGTGAGGGAGGCTGCAGCAATGGGTGGTAGGTTTCTATATTGGTCCTACTGGAATACTGGATTTGGAACCGCCATCAATCTTAAAGTTCTCAATGATTAGGAGATATAATGTTCGATCTTAGCTACAAGGAAGCGCTTGACAAATGGGCACAGGACATCAACAAGTGGTATTCTCTAGGCATCAATGGCAGCGAGTTGAATCAGGCTTTCAATGTCTACACTTCTGGTCTTGATGATGACTACATTCGAGTTTTCATTCAGGACGAGGAGGGAAGATTCAACTCCTACCTCGACACCGTAGATCGTGAGCGACTGGCTAGTACAGTTGTAGCAATTCGTGAACGACTCTATAACACTACTCCTAATAGCTGACAGGATATAAGGTGAGCACTCATTGTAATATCGGTATCATGCACCCAGACGGAACAGTCCAGGGATGCTACGTCCACATGGATGGGTATCCTGACAACATGGTTCCGAGTCTGGTCTCGTACATCTCGCAGCGCACGACTACTGGTCTAGCGCTCCTCATCTCGCAGGCAGCAACAGGAGGCGGGTTCCATTCATTCAGCTGTACTCTTGCGAAGGCAGACTACGAATTTCGTGATTATGAACCTGAGCTATTGGATAAATGTGGTGTGCTAGACTTCAACGGGTGTGCTCCCTTCGCCTACCTTGTGTGCTTGGAGACAGCTGACATCGAGTGCTGGGAAAAGGATTATGATGCTCGAGAGTTCGTATTTCTTGCCAGCTACTCTATTGATGATTTGGGTGGGTACTCGATTCATGTAGATTCGCCAGACCTGTGGTAAAATATCAATAACAGAGGAAAGGAAACAAATGACTTTTGCTGAACTACGGTTTGCTATTGAAGAACTGCTCCCAGGAGCTCAACTCGACGAGGACAATGAGGGACAGATCGTGGTCTACACGAACCTCATGATTGAGGGCGGCTGTCGGGTTGTTCCCTTTGTGGAAGAGGAAGATCAGTCGTGATGAGATACGTTCTAGTCTGGCAGAGTGAAGAGATTGACGAGTTTGACACTCGTGAGGAAGCGTTTCAGATGGCCATCGAGTATCGTCTAGCTTTCAATGATGTGCGTGTGCACATTGAAGAGAGGAAGTAATGGCTAGCAAGGAGAAATCATGAGTAAATCTAATCGTGGCGATAAGCTTCCTTTCAAGAATGGTCAACCGTGGAGTAGTGCTAACGTCCCTGTCGGGAAAGGTGCCTCACAGTACGATGACCTCGACGTGGAGCTCACTGACGAGGAGATAGAAGCCTGCATGGGGTGGGATCAAATAGATGCACCGGCTGACGTGTAACCCGCCAGCAGCTGTGGTACAATGAGGCCATAAGGAGAAAACATGGCTGACCCATTCCAAATGATTATTGAGGACCTCGGACAGAAGTTCGCCCTTGACATGGTTACACTGTTCAGAGAGGACCCGTCTGCCTTCGAGGGGTACTCCACCCGTGATGAGTGGATCCACCAGGTGTTCAAGGCCAAGGCAGATCTTGAGGGTCGAGTCGAGGCTATACTGGATGAGGTGGAGGCAAGCCTCCACGGTGGTGACTATCCACGCTCGTGAGTTTCGTGTAACTTTGAAAAATATGGTGTATAATAAGGGTATCAAGGAGATAATAAATGGCTGACTATAAAATGGTTCATGTCGACGGTATGATAATCGAGAATGAGAGTTCGGGTGTTCGTGGCTTGGCAGTCAATGTCTCTGTTGACACCCTCGAAAATGTTATCATCGAGCTGGGGTCATCGATGACCATCAGGACCGATCGGGCTGGTGCCAAAGCGCTCTCGCTCCTTATGTGTGATGCGGATGCAACCCTCCACGAGATGGAGGAGCTCGCGATTGCGGAAGCTGGTGGTGATGGAAACCCCAGGTTCACAACGGAAACAACAATCACCCGTATAAGTCCAAATGACCCAGTTGACTGGTAGGTAATAAAATGTTTAACTTCCTCGTGGGCTTCGCTGCCCTCATCTTTATCTTCGACAGATTCTTTCCAGATCCATCGAGTGAGGATAGTCGGAGCCATTCATGATGGACTGTGACCGCTGCGGTCAACCTTTTTTCGACTATGAAGGCTATGAAGAAAAATCTGAAGGCATAGTGTGTTCGTATTGCTTGGATGAGGAGCTGTTGCAGGATGAGGAAGAGCAGCTGGAGGAAATCGCATGAGCGACGAAGAAGAAGAAAAGGAACAGAAGCAATGGATTAGTGTCATTCTCGGAGACGGAAAGACCTGGAGCACTATTAAAGGGTGCAAGATCATTGCCTGTGATAAGCGCACCCAGGAGATCTGGGAGGAGTGTGAGGATCTATCATACATCCACAGAGAGGGTGCGACAATCATCGACATCTCCGACCTCATGTCAGCCTGCATCGACATTGTTGACACCCTCAACATCCGGCTCTGGGGAGACACAGCCAATGATATTCAGGGTGGCCTGGACGAGTCATCAGATCCGTGGCCAAATGTCTCCGACTTGTAGCGCGTGCAATCTATCCACAGCTGTGGTATGATAGTAGTACAATAAAGGAGTTGTTATGTCCCTTGATAATATGGTAAGCGGTCTTGGTTCGCTCGATGTGGCGGATCTCGTTCGGTTGAATGACGCACTTGTGCACGAGCTGAAGCATAAGCGGCGCCAACAGAATCGTGCTGCACGAAATCTGTTTCGGAAAGGTGATCGAGTTTCATTCGGTGACCCTTCAGCAAACGGTAAACGTTCCTATAAAGAAGGAACTATCCACGCAATCAAGCGGACACGTGCTCAGGTCCAGGTTCAGAATACACTGTGGACCGTTCCTCTCAACATGCTGCAGGAGGTGTAATAATGAAGAGATACTCAGTCTTTGTTGCTCCACTTGATGACTTTGACGGGTCAGTAGAAGACCTCGTCAGTGAATGGAAGGCGGAGAATCCGATTGTCTACATCATCGACTTTGAAGTTCCACATGGAACTGACGAGCGCACCATCACACTTATCACCCGTGGACTTATGTGGGAGGATGAATGGACGCAGTCGGGAACTATCAGCACTGTTGTTGAGGACCTTACTGACTATAGCAAAGCTAGCGATGTTCACTGTAGCCAGACCTTCAACCCTCCCGTTTGTTAGAAGGAGCAAATCATGATCTGGACTGTAATCACACAGAGACGCAAGTTCTCAAATGGAGGTGTGGTGGAGACAAATGTTCACCAGCTCCACGGACCAATGGACGGTTCAGCTGCAATGGCCTTGGCCAGCGAGCGCCTGCTGACAGATCCCACCACCGCATCGTGTAACACATTCATCAAGATCGTCGCCCTAGTGAAAGGCGATCATGTGAAGAGTACTGTTGTAAACGATCTCGTGTAGAATCATGATTACCTTGGTATAATGGGGACATCAAGGAAACAATCATGGCTAAGAAAAAGTTTAGTAGCAATGCTCAGGACCGCCGAAAACTCCAGGCTCGAAACTGGCTGGCAGTTCACGCATTTCAAAGATCGGGTGCCGGATCGCATGGGGATAGGAAGAAGTCCCAATCGAAAAAGGCATGTAGAGGAAGCGTTAAGGTTCCTAGCTAATACAATTGTAACCCTTAGGGTAATATCTTTACAGGATAAAAATGATTCAGTCACTTACCGGTAGCCGCTTCTCTGAAAATCTTGCTCGCTCTATGGCACTTAATGAGGTGATCCAGGAGTATGTCAGCTATCTTGATTTCATGCGTGTGTCGAGTGCCTGGCCTAATGAGGTGGTGTCCCACGCTGATGTTAGCAAGCAGGCTAGCGCAGTTCTGGCAGACCTCACTTTCCTAATGAGTCAGAGCGAGCTCCCGGAGGCGTGATGAGCGATGATACTTTTTACGGCGTGACTGTTCTTTTTCTGACCGTTCCCATTGTGTGGGTTCTCTCAGAGATAATACTCTACATCACAGGAGCCTAAAATGAGGAAGGGTGATCTAGTCAGGCTCAATATTGAGGTGTGCTTCACAGAGGAGTTCGGTGGTGGGCTACGCTTTCCTATTTCATCTTACAAACTAGCCCGTGATGGGATCGTCGAGTCCTACCGACCGACGACACAGGAAGAGCAGGACGAATGGTATCGAAAGCATCGTGAGGATGTAGCTACTGGGCGAACTGAATGGCATGACAGTGCTGGCGAACCTAAGCTGGCACCACGTTCAGTAACGATTCCCCTCTATAGAGAGAGAACCTATATTGTGCTCAGAGCGAGAGCCCGGGTTAGTCTTGGCTGGGTGAATCCAGCACCCGGGATGACCAAGCTTCTGTGTACCAAGACTGGTGAGGAGACCTACGTTAAGCGTAAGCTTCTTGAGAAAGTCGAATAGACACATGCAACAACCAGTTGCCTGTGGTATTATTAGCAGGTAAACAACCGGCCAAGGAGGCTGATCATGGCAAGAAACATTACGATCAATCAATTCAAACAGCTCCCAGATGGAACATTCGCTGCGACTGGTAGTGTGGACGATAGGCCGTTTTCGGCAGCGTCCATCAATTACCGTGGTGAGGCCATCTTCAAGGTTATTGAACGGGATGAGGAAGGTGGTCTGAAAAAGCTCCGGCTCGACAAGTCCAGCTTCACTCGTGGTGATCGAATCGCAATTGCCCGAGTGCTCAAGCAGAAGCGAGTGGCTCTTGAGGAATCCGCAAGCACCCAGCTGGCCCGTGAGGAGCTGACAGCTCGTTCGGTTCCGGAGCTTCGAGAGCTGTGCAAGGAACGCGGAATCTCTGGATACTACGCAAAGGGCGTAACAAAGTCAGATCTGGTTAACAAGCTCGCTGCATAGGGTGAGCGCTCAGAATTAACAAGGAAGAAAAGAGGCAGCGTGGTTGAAGGGGTTCGATTCCCCGACTGAATAGGACAAGACCACACAGCGGAAGGACTGGTGTCCCCCAAGATGCCAGGCTAACTGGAAGGGAGTGGTTGGGGCCACTCCCTCCTCTCTATTCCGATCGCATGCAATACACTTATCTGTGTGGTATGATATGGGTATAAGGAGGAAGGATGGAAATCTTTCTTAGAGGCGATCAGATAGAAGTTTTAAACTTTGGAACATGGCAAGGTGGTTACGTCGTTGTGGAGAATACAATGCAAAGTGACTCCTTCATCCTTGTCAGACCCGCTGATGGACAATATCTCGCCGGCCCTCGACACAGATCAGAAATTCGACGACCTAGCACGTGCAGATAGCTAGAAAACATGGTATGATAGGGGCATAAGGAGATAACAATGTCTAGTTCAAAATATCCCAACGGACCCTACATGGTCCTCAGCGACGCATCAACATTCGATGGGGTAGATGGATGCTTCATAGCGTTCGTCAGTGACAAAGCACAACAAGAGCTGGAGGCGTGCTCGGACTTCAAGGCTGTTGAGGACGGTGAGGCGGAGGACATCCCGCTTGAGGACCTGATGGCAGCCTACAATCAGGTGCACGGCACACACTTCTAGCGCGTGCAGATAGCTAGAAGACATGGTAGAATAAGCCTACAAGGAGAAAACATGTCAACACCCTTCGAAGAAACTGAGAAACGCACACAACAATTCGCAGCCAAGATGCTACTCTATAGACTCGTCAATCTGATGGTGGCTCGCGATGAGTTTCTGGCAGAGCAGTTTGAAGAGGATCGAGGCACTGATCGATGGGAATCTCTAAAAGCCTCTCTTCAGGAGAGGAGTCAGATCAATCAGTCCTTTCTCATGGCCGGTGCGATGGTCGAGGACATCGACGGGGTGAATGCCTAAGACACGTGTTATCTTCAGTTATCTATGATAGAATAAGAATGTCAACAACAAGGAGATGACATTGTCTGAAAACAAGAACTATCTAACCTGCATTGATTGCAACTGTACCGGCCCTGGGGTCAGACCGACGACTACCCCTGATCGGCGTGATTTCAAGACCTTCAACCGTTGTGATGAGTGTTTTGATAAACGCCTGCGGCGGGCGAATCAGACTATGAGTCGTTATCCTGAGGCGTTCATGGGCAGCGATCCCTTCGATGATTGGTATTGATTCCTGGGGTGGGTGGTAGTCAATGCCTCCCGTGTAACAGGATCAGCTGTATGGTATGATGGGGGCATAAGGAGCCAACATGGACCACGCATGGTGCCCACTAGATGAGACAGTCCTCATGATTCTGGTCGATCCGGATGAGGATCCGGATGAGGAGATAGCGATCAAGCTGGTGACTGACAAGACACTAGGCTTCGCTGTCTGGGGTGAGGGTGAAGAATGGGTGAAGCCCGCGATGGTCCTTGATGCCCGCATGCTTCACGATGATGAGTTCACAGCTGACCACATTCTTGCTGTGATGGCACACGAGCTAGCACACATCAGGGAGAGAACTGAGGACGAGGTCACTGCGGATCGTGTCGGTGCCCTCATCCTTTGGGAGCTCGGTCACATCGCAGCAGCCAAGTTGTTAGAGTCTCGATAAACACCTTTTTTACAACTCTGTCGTTACGGCCCCCATTCTAAAAATGGTATACTGAAAGGGTTAACAAGGAATGTTCACCCACTCAAAGGATTCAAATTGAGCACCCAGCTTGTTGCGGAAAATCAAGGACTCGTACACTGGCAAGCGCGCAGATACACATGGTCCGGAATCGCCTATGACGATCTCGTTCAGGAGGGGAATCTTGGTCTGCTGAAGGCAGCAGAGAGGTTTGATACCAGCCGGGGCACTAAGTTCTCAACCTATGCGACCTGGTGGATTCGCCAGCGGATCTCGCGGGCAGCTCATCGAGCGGAGAGGAATGTTGCCCTCGACGAGACTGTGGGAGACTCCAGCACTCGACGGGTGGACCTGATCGCAGGCACAGTGGAGGAGGAATCAACTCTTCCCCTCGTAAAGCGTGAGGTCATCTGTTGCCTCACCCCGAGGGAAGAACGAGTCCTCAGCAGGCGCTTTGGTGTTACAGTGGAGACCCTGCCAGAATCGGTTGCCACCAGGCCAAAAGGAGATGGGATCAGACACCCACGACGACATGAGCTGTTAATGACAATCTTGTAGTATACACTTCCAATAAACACTGTAGGATTCCTGCTTCGGAATAGGAGGTTATCATGATCGCGATAGGACTTGGCGCTGTTGGAGCGCTATGGACACTCGCCCTCGCAGCAGCGATCGGCGACACAGTAGTTGACATTCACCCACACACATAGGAGAAGGTGAGAATGGCAGAAGGAGAATTTGCGGAACCAATCTGGAGATTGCTAGCTGAGCTTGAGGACAAGTTGGGCGGCGTCTATAAAGCCGATGAGGCAGTTCTGAACGAGCTTATTCGATGGCTCTCAGGTGATGACATCGGGCTGTTTGTAGAGGACTTTCGTCGGAACAACGAGATTCCCGATCGATTCGTCGAGCTCCCGCTCGATCGGGATCAGGTTGTCATCGAGAACACACCGTGGGATGGCGACACCATCTACAAGTGATCGTGCAGGCGCTGGCGCCTTGTGGTATAATGGTATCACCTAACAAGGGGAATAACATGGCGCAGATAGTTGACGTCGTTGACAATGATTTTGGTCTATTTTTGCTTGAAGGAGTATTCCTCGCTCAGGCCCACATTGTAGCAGCTCGAGAGGGTTGGGAGGTCGTGCGCCTCGACGATGAGAATGATGGCTTCGATGACGTACCCATCCTGTGGGTGACCCGGCCAGAGGCTGTGGCAGCGCACAAAAGGCAGAGAGAATCTTTGGACAGAGCAAGGGATTTCTGGCAGTATGGTGGGATTGACGCAGAGGTAAACGAGTAAGTCGAGCGCAATTGTGGTATGATAGCTATACCGAGGAATCAACATGGCAAATCACAAACGTCGCGGACCGAAAAGCACACGCTCAGGATGTCTCATGTGTAAACCTCACAAACATCAGGCTGAGAGCCGTCTAACTCGTCAGGAGCTTAAAGCTCAGATCGATGAGGCTGAAGGACGTGAGGCCGCATTTGAGATAGAAGAGTCTCCGGGAGAGAATAGAATGTCAGAAGATCGCATCTTTATTGGTTGGCCTGGGGGTTACTTTATGACCTCACTTGGTTGTGAAGACTTTCAGGCAGAGTTTTTGTCGATGGTCTCGGATCTTGGTCCGCCGTCAGTCGTTGAATTTCGAGCCGCCCATGAGGGTTGGATTGAGGGAGGCGAGGACGCCTCTCCCGAAAGGTTATCATATGATAACAACAGGAGAGAACATGACCATCGACAACAACAAGTGTAAGGGAAGCGGGTGCCCAGTCGCCTTGCACCTTCTGAAACTCGGGTTCACCCATAACTCGTGTGGCCACTGTGGCCGGTGGGTGAAGGTCCTCAAGAACGGCCGCATGGCCTCCCATCGGTAGATCCAGGATACTGAGTGCGTGCAGATCCGGAGTGACCGTGGTATGATTGGGACATCAAGGAGATATGATGGAACCCGAATTTGATTGCAACTGTGGTGAATGTGAGTATCCGAAAATGATTAGATGGTCGGAGTATGGTGTGAAGAGGACACGATATGCGTATGACTATTATGAGGCTGATGAGATTATTGACGAGCTCATTCAGAAGGACATTCCCTACAGCGTGGATTCTGTTGTCTACTCTTACAAGCGAGGATAAAAACGTATGTCTGTGATTCGATGTCTTTGGAGAGTGAGCCGACCGTCGGAAGAGAACATCGGCTATGATGAGTTCGACTCCTTCGTGTGCGTCGCAGCGACAGCCGGTGAGGCTCGACGTCTTCACCCGCGTGGTGAGGAGCGCATGGTCTGGGTGGAGTCAGACAGCCGCTGGCACCCGGTGTTTCCCAACGGTGATGTTGACGATGAAGCGTCGTATTACCACAGCTGGACTGGGGACCTCGAATCTCTCGACGTCGTCTGGCTCGGTGAGGCCGCAGACGGTGCCTTGCGGATCGTGAGTGGGGGTGTGATCCTGGCATCATTCAACGCAGGGTGACGTGCAGATGGTCGATGGCTGTGGTATGATATTCATACCAACCAAGGAGAAAACATGTCCCTTTCAATAAACCTAGTTCACCCCCAAGACCGTCCGTGGGTTTCCTGTCGATTTGGCTACCCCGTTCGGCACATCCAGAAGAACGGATGCCCTGATGACCTGAAGGTCTACGACGTCATCGTCAGCTGGTGGGTCTTCAGGGATTACAGCCTCAACGGCCGTGATGATGGAGAGAAGTTCTTCCGTCGCGTTCTGGTGGCTGCAGCCTCTGAGGACCAGGCTCGGAAGTTCATTATGCGTGACTACGGCTACGACTCAACCCGTATCGAAAGCATCGGCCTCCACTAGGAGGCCCGCTTCGGCGGCAAAGGAGAGGATATGAATGTCGGTGATCTCGTGAAACGTCGAGGGCGGGAGTGGTACGCAGTGGTGCTCGGCTTTCGAACAGACCTGGGCACGCTTCCCTGCGGAGTTGAGCTAGGCACGCTGCCCGAGGGCGACCGGACCTACCCTGTCTTCATGTGGGTTCAGCTTGGTGACACCCAGGACAGTGACCTCTACGACGTTCAGAGCTGTTCGGCATCACTGCTCGAGGTCGTCAGCACGACACCAGTCACGTGCAATCGTGGTCGATGCCTGGTATAATGATTACACGGAAGGGGAATGGTTCCCCACCAAAAACGAAAAAGAAAGGAGGCCACCGTGGCCAGAACAGCAGACTCATCCTACACCTTCGAAATCACCTCCTCAGAGGCACTTCAGGCGCATCCGAAGTCCGGTCTTAGCACTGTGGTCGTCAGCGGATTCTGCACCGACCCTGATGGGAAGCGGCTGGCCTTCGTCGCCACCAACAACCTGGACATGCGGTACCCCGAACGCTTCAAGGTCAACTGGAACGGAAACCTTCCTCGGCTGCCGAAGCAGGTGGGTCACGGTCTCGATGATGAGCGGAAGCAGGCTGGTCACCGTCCCAGCCGCGGCCTCTACATGACCCGCGGTGCACGGATCGCTATCGCCATGAAGTGCAAGGCGCTGTGGCCCGTCGCGAAGCAACTTCCCGTCGTCAGAGTGGCAGCGGCCTAGATGACGGACAGGTGTGAGTGCTGTCAGAGGCCCGCTAAGGGCCTCTGGCTCCTGCTCGAGCCGGAGGGATGGACATACGAGGTGAACGGGGTGAGTCAGGACGCTCCCTCGCCCTCTCCCTACTGCAGCCGTGCATGCGCAAGAGCGACGGCAAAGAGATGGTGTCAGGAGGGATACAGTGTCGTGCAGATCGATGACAGTTAGGATATAATAGAGAGGTAATCAACCAAATCAATCCCCCGAAAAAGGATAAACAGATGTCCCTTAATCCACACAGAAAAGATCCGTCCACCGGCCGCAGCACCCTCTTCAGCTTTCTCTGGGAAGGCGGTGGGTACAATCAGGTCTATGCTCGTGACGCCGCTCATGCTGAGGAGATCGCGAATGCCCACTTCGGCAGCGGCCCCGCGAAACTTAAAGTTCGAAAGGGCTCCGTCTACGCCGTCCGTGATGAGGCAGCCTACCACAACTCTCACCCCAGCTGCGACTAAGGAGTCCATCATGAGAAGGCAAACATACAGTTACGTAGTTCAATGGCAGCGGCCAATCGACTGGGTCGGCCGCACCCAGCAGCGGTCCTTCACTGCCATCAGTGAGGAAGCGGCTATCGCACTCGCGAAGTGGTGTGCACCGGATGGCTGCACGGACTTTGAGGTTCTCCCCCGTTTCACCCTTAAGTGCCAGTAGGAGGCGCAGACAGATGAAAAGAATCAGACGTGACACAATCAGAAAGCTATACAGAGAGGGAATCCTCCACGAGTTCGGCTGCGGAGACAAGGAGCTAGACGCTCCGCTGCTGAAGGCGGTTAAATCAGAGATTCACATAGCCGGTAGGGGACCGGGTGAGTGGGTCAATGACCGAGAGGTGCTGGAGATCTACTGTGAGTCCGGTATTCCTAACGCCTCAGATATTGAGGACTTCTACTACGAGTACAAGGAGTTCGGCATTCCGATTCCTCCGGAGGGATGCACCGTCTACAACACAGACAGGTGGATGAAGATTGACGACTACGTGAATCTCGGAATCCGTGGTCTCGGTTACAGCGACCGTGTCTACCACGAACCCTTCAACGGGGCAGTCATCGGGGTGTACTGGTCATAGCCACTGGGTGGCGACACCCCGCTCCTGTTACACCCCGGGATGAAACCTAATGGGGTACAGGGGGCGCCGTTACGGAGCCAAACAGAGGGGCCTAGACGGGCCCCTCTCTAGCGTCAGAAAAGGGCCATGGGGGGCGCCCCAAAAAAGGGCTCAAAAGGGCCCCAGGGGGCGCCCCCTCTAGGGGGCCCTGCAAGCTCAGCCCAGGGGGGGTCCCTGGAGGGCTCGCTAGGTTCCAACACAAAAATCTCCGGATTCTTTTTACCGCTGACCCTTTCTCTTCATTCATAGCACTGACCTTTATCTGTTCACTCTCCCCATCGTCCAGGACACATGGTAATCCCTCAAACTGGGACCGCGGTTTAATCTGAAAAGGCTATTTCGCCCCAAAAAATTCCGGAGAGATTTTGAAACCGTTTTAGAATAGCTATAGATACATTACACCAGACATGGGTCTAGACTTATCATGAAACTTACAAGCAAGCAACTCAGACAGATGATCATAGAAGAGGCCGCACTTCTCGCAGAACAGGACGTCTTTCATACGTCAGCGGCCCAGAGAGAAAAATCTCCCGAGGAGAGAATTAAAGACCTAGAAGTTAGCATGGAATTCGTCATGGATAAGGTGATAAAGCTCTGGGGTCTTCAAGGACAATAATTTAGCACTTTTTCTTGTTCATCCGGGTTACCCTGTGTATTATTACGAGATTCAGAGATAACTGAGTCACACGTATCAACAAAACAGGAGAATTACGTGATCTATAATAAGTCAAAGTCAACACAACGCTTCAACTTCGAAGTCAACCGTAACACCATCGCCAAGAAGGCCGGTTCTAACACCGTAAAGATCTCGACACGCTCGAGCTCTGACAAGTACGCCACTGGCACGTCCAGCCTCACCATGACGGTGAAGGAAGCACGCGCTCTACAGGGATTCCTCAATGACACCCTGAGCCCGTCGTCTGACGCATAGTCTCTAAGAGATCCAAAACCACTGGGGGTGCCTTGGCACCCCCTTTTTTTATGCTCGGGCGCAACAAACGGGTGCGGGCTGCTCGGTCTTCCCTCAGAATACTCCATATTTAATTGTTACCGTTACCAGGAGGAAAACAACATGGCTGATAACTCAGACACTCGGGATCCCATGGACTCAGTGGATCTCACCTATAAGCAGAGCCCAGTATTCTTTGACACTCGCTGGGGCTACTACAATTACTATAAGGACCTATTCTCCTATAAGGATGCACTGGGAGTTAATCGTGCTTCCAAGGACACCGGCTTTCACGCTCGCGGCTTCCTTCCTTATCTCGCCGAGATGGGAGTTGGCTCTGTCTGTGACATAGGAACGGGGGACGGACGTTTCTGTCTCTGGGCCAGGGACCAGGGCATTGACCCCATTATCGGCGTTGACTGGGTGTGTCCCGCAGAGGGTGAGGGAGTCACATGGATCACAGCTCCCGCCTGGGAGGTACCTATTGACGATAACTCCGTGGAGTGGATCACCGCCTTTGACATGATGGAGCACATATTTGAGGAGGATATCGACGAGACCCTTGACGAGTTCGCGCGCATCGCCAGTGTCGGTTTTATCTTCCAGATCGCCTATAAGCAGTCCGGTGGCACTCACCTGACCGTGCAACCCAAGGAGTGGTGGATCAACCGTATCTCACGCGTGGCCTCGCTGGATCGTGAGGTCGGCGAATATCTCATCTTCCGCCTTCTCTGATCACTTACTTTCTAGCCGCGTGACATAGTTAGTTACATGAGACGACTATCAAAGGGTATCACCCATCTTATCAATGAGCTCCTGGTCGGTGATCATAGGCTTGCCTGGTGGCTAGCTGCGATCTGCACCTGGTCGGAGGGATTCCTCTGTGGTGCTGTCTTCGGAGGCTGGTTCTTCTACGCCGTGATTCTCGGTGGCACCTGCACAGGAATGACAGGGGTCGTACCCCTCTAGAGGACACTATTCGTAAGTGAGAGAATTTTTAAAAATCGTAGATTTTTAAAATGAATCGATACTTAAATGAGTGTTCTTAACTGGGTCCCTAGTCTGTGTCCGAAAGCATGACTCAATGGAGCCTGTTGAGTGTGTTCCTCCTGGTCTTATCCTTCGACAGTATGAAGGTTATCCAAAAGATGCGACATTTCACAAAAAGCCGCGAATTGTCTACGACATTTACTTTAGAGGAAAGATTGAGATTGCTGTGGACCACGAGTGGCTCATGCTTATAAATGATCCCTACAATTTGTAGGTGAGTGGGATATTTATCTAACGTATTGGAGCAAAAAATGGCTAAAATTTCAATTGAAGAGCTTAAAGATATGATTCTCGAAGAGGCCAAGAAGTCTGAGGATCGTTTCAAGGATCCTACACTCGGCGGTAAGTCTGTTAGTGACATCGAAACCCGAGAGGACGTTTTTGACGGGGGTGACAACCTTGTTCACCAGGTGGACTATGTCAAAGCCTATGATCACGGTGTCTGTGAGACAGCCCACGTGAGCATGTCTGACATTAGAGAGATGATCAAGGAGGAAATAGCAAATATCGCGAAAGGTGACAAGGCCGCTCCTCACGGAAGTGGTATGGTGAAGGCAAAGCTGAACGCCGACCAGAAGAAGCTTCTCGGTCACGCCTGTGCTAATCACGTCGCCTTTAAGACTCTCAAGGAGCAAAATGAATTCGGTGTCAAGGGTGAGACAAATCAAATCGGAAATGCTGTCTGGCACTCCTTAACAGAGAACGGTGATGTTGACTGGTACGATGTTAAGTTTGGAGATGCACTCGTCGAAAACATTCCTGCTAGCTCTCTTTCCATTCTAACCGAAAAGCATCATCACCATGAGGTCCGAGAACCTAAGATAAAGAAATTTAGCAAAGGATAGAGCTAGATGGCCAATTCGTTGGATAAATTTTCTCTCCGTGATCTAATTCTCAACGAGATAGGCGGCCTAATATTTCAAGAGGCTGCCGACTCGGATGGAGACGGAGATGTCGATCTAGATGATGTCGCTACAGATCTCTCCTCTGCTGCTGCTTCTCTTCGCGCAGTTGGTAAAGAGCCCGACGAAGATGGAATTGACTATGATAAGGCTCTTAAGCTTCTTTCCGACGCTGTGAAGCGTGGAATGATGGAACTTAAGTCAGGTGTTCTTGGACTTCCTGATCGGGGTGCCAAGTGGCAGATGTTAAAAGGCAAAAATTTTCAAAAGATGCTGGATATCGCAAGTAAGTCCAAGTTCGATCTCGACAAGAAGGGTGCCGTTCAAAGAACCCTGGAGTCGTTTCGTCTGGACCCCACTCTTGGCATAACCGATGAGCTTCGTCCCATCCACCGCGAGATCGCTGATGTTTCAGTTGAGGTTGCCACTCTGATAGGCACTCCTGTTCTCTCCTCCTAAAAACTTCACTGTCAGATAGGTATTATTAGAAGAGAGGTTTAGTGTAGGTGTTCTGGATCGGCTGTCAGATCCTCGTAGCGTGGGCATACGGCCACATTATGGAGTGGGTGCTCCACAAACACATCTTACACAAATTTGGCACCTCCAATAATCACGTTCTCTCTTTTCACTTTCAGGAGCACCACCGAAACTCACGTAAAAATGAATTTTATGATTCTATCTACGAAAAATTTAGATGGGATGCAGGTGGAAAGGAACTTGTGGCACTTTTCCTTCTTAACATCGCTCATCTTCCCCTTATCGCTATCGCTCCCTGGTTCGTTCTGACAAATATGGTTTCTTCTTTTCACTACCACAAGGTTCACAAGAGAGCTCACCTGAATCCGGAGTGGGCGAAGATCCATGTTCCATGGCACTATGACCATCACATGGGAAAGAATCAACATGCCAACTGGGGTGTTAGGTCTGATGTCATCGATAGGGTCATGGGGACTCGAATTGTCTACACACCCACGGAGAGAAAATGAGTGATAGTGAAAGACCAGACTATCTTAAGCTGATACGAACTCCTCCGGAAATTAGAATTGAGAGTGAGCCAGAGGAGCTGCCTCACATCCCGATCCGAAAGAGCATAAGTGAGTGGGCAGAGTGGAAAGGCTTAAACAAGGGCTCGCTCCTCACAGGAATCCTATGCCTCTCTATAATTGTTAGTGCTGCGCTTCTCATGATCATTAGCGGAATCATGAGTCTCAATTATACGATGTAGTCCTTCCAGGCAAATTTTTTTCGAGTGAGCCAGTAGTAAGCATCATTCTGATTTTCATGTGCCTCCTGCTCGAATCTAATAAACGCATAAGCAGCACCGGCGTCATCATAAATTCTTAGACCCTTGAACCAGTCCAGGATGTATAAGATGTAGAATCCAATGATCCACAATTCGGCCTGCTGTCTTATGTGGATTCTCTCATGATTAAGAGTCGTATTGCTTCCCTCATCCCTAATAAAGATAAAGGGCCAGAGGGTGATTGCGTGGACCCGAATGAAAACACTCATTAGCCTTGGAATAAGACTATTTCTGACAATTATCGGTTTCACATCCCCGACTACAGCACATCTATTCCGGCAAGTCTCTGCCAGCGCTCATTCAGAATGCTTCCATCCTGAGAGGAGGATTCTTCGAGTGATTCTTTCGGTGCTTCCCAGGTTGCCTGGTCTTCCAGGAACTCGTCTTCCCAGCTTTGGTTACCCCTCACAATATCAGTGACATCTTCAGGATTCGGAAACTCAGCGGGCATTTTTGCCATCAACACAGCAGTATTTAGGTATCTATCTCGTTCACCGACGTCGATTTCATTCCAGAAAGTGAAGGCAGCTTCGTCGGCCGGATCTGATCCCACCAGAACGTTGTACAATAGCTCGGCATGAATCGAGGCCACTTGTTCATCAGCTATGTCGGCGGTGATGACCCTCTTTAGAATCGGAACAAATGTGGCTTTATTAAAGAGAGATTCAGGACCAGGTAGTGCTCTGGAGCCTTTTTCTCCCGGCACCTCTCCGGCTGTCAGCTTATCGGTGCCGTCGTCAATGTCAGGCATAGCACCTATCTCACTAAAGAGCTTGGCAAAAGTGTTTTTTCCGATTACACCATCAGGACTTAGGTTATTTTTTTTCTGGTATGATATAACTGCTGCCTTAGTTTCACCCCCAAAGTCACTATCAGTACCATATTTGGGCAATTTTTCACCAACTGTTAGCAACATGTTCTGTAGTGTTTTTACAATGCCGCCTCGATCACCCATTCTTGCCACAGCCTTTCCAGACCTGAGATCTTCAATTGTGTATGTTGCTTTTCGAATGGTTCGGGAGGACTTTTTCTCTGCGCCTAGACCTCTGACAGCAAGGGGATCCGCTCCCGCCCCCAGAGCAGTAGGTCTTCCTTCCGAGTCAAGGAGCTTGGCCTCGATCCCCTGATTGAGCATGTACTTCATCCTTTCATCTTGGACATACTCATTAGGGTCACCATATATTCCCCACAATCTTAAAAATTCTTCGTTGTCACCCTCTGTGCTGGCCATCGTCAATTCCATGTATTCCTGGTCGCTAACATCCTTGGCCTCATTGAGAAGATTCTCGCTAATGATCTTCTGGATCTCTTCTTGGACGAGATTTTTTAATTCTTCTTTAGATATTTTCACAGTATAGTCCCCTGCACGATTTATTCAACAATTAATTATTTGGTTGTAGCAGAAATAATTAAATTCATGAGAGCGAGGATTGCGTGAAAGTCAGTAGCATCACACTTAGACAGCTTATTCGTGAGGAGATCATTCATCTTGCAGAGCAAGATAATGTGATTGAGATTCCTGCAGAACAGCAGGGCCAGCGTGAAAATGTCTACAAGAATATTGAGGAGGACATAGTTGCAATCCAGCAGCAGCTAGCAAGCATGGTAGAGCCTGTTTCTGGCATCATAGAGAAATTAATCTCTCATGTTACGAAGTTACGTCAGTCCGATCAGGGTCAGTCAGTTTAGTTAGTAAATTAATTTAGCGTTTATAAGTCAGCGTTTACACGTCCGGGGGTTTGGAAGATGTCAAAGATGTCAAGAAAGGGTTTAGATTATTTGAAGAGTTTAACAGAGAAGCTTATCACCTGTAATGAACCACCCAAGAGCTTTAGTCTTGACTGGATTTCAGGTGATCTAAAAAAATCACTTAGCAAGGTCAATAGCATAGGCTGTGATGCGACACGAAAAAAGATCAATCGCATAGTTTCAGAATTATGTGAAAATGATAAAGATGAATCTGCCGAGGCTAGTGATGGAAACTAATGGCTGGAATGAATGGTCACGACATGTTCTCAAGGAGCTAGAGAGACTAAACGAAAACTATGAGAGTCTCCGAAATGTCAATGAAGAGATAAAGACCGAGCTCGCTAATGTCATTGGAGTTCGAGATGACGTCGAAGATCTAAAAGCCTGGAGGTTAAGAATTGATGATGTTCTTAGCCCACCACAGTTAAAAGAGCTATCAGCCGATGTTCAAAAACTGAATACGTTTAAAACGGCTGCAATCACCACCTGGGCTGTGGTGCAGACTGTCACAATTATCGCAATGGGAATCTTGGAAATCCTGTGAGAGTCAATGCGAAAGAATTGAGAGAGTACATCCGCCTCATTGTTGAGGACTTGGGAAAGGTGCAGGTGAGAGGATTCAAAGGGTATGGTGCTTCACACCCCATCCAGACACGGGCTGAAAAATTCCAGCTTGGCAAGCTAGAGATTCCTCACTACGATGCCGACACTAGTGACTCTCTTGTTAAAGTTAGTCGGGCTTTTACCCCCCAGAAAGAGACTAGTGAAGACTGATAAAATACTTGCCGTAAGCAGTGGCTTCTGCTTCAATTTCACTTACAGGTCGTTCCTGACACAGAATATCTTGCCAGTAGTGAGCGCTTTCATGTGCCATGATATACTGACGCTGAAAGTCCTTGATGTCATCTGAGTAGCTTAGAAACATTCCGACCTCTCCTGGCCCCGCGTCCACCTTATCATAAAATCCATAGACTCTATTTCTCCCCTCCCAGTCAACAAATGCGGTTCTCTTTTTGTCATTTAGCATCTCATACGGGATGTCATAGACAGTTAGAATAATATTCTTACAGACCGCTTCACCCGTGTCGGCAAAACTTCTGTACCTAAGCGCTGTTTCCAAAAATACGCTCTTAAATTCACTGAAGTCCTTTTCACTGGGACCCTTATACGTTACCTTGATTCCGTTGCTATCCGTGAATTGAGACACCGTCTGAAAAGTCACATCTTCAAAGAATCGATCGTGATTGGCCTGGGCAATAGAAAAGGTCGCTAGAATCGTTGCGAATAGTACCATTTTACCTCCATGCTCTTATTTTAAAATACACTAACACTTTTTGCACGAAATATGATAGTTTTCAACTATGCACATCTATTAATAATACGTCTTTTTCATCATATTTATTGAAAAGTGCACGGGGTTTGCTGTGAGATTATCCGAAAAACAAGCAAGAGCGATTATTCGTGAGGAAATCGAAAGAAAGAGGCTTGTCATACTTTCTGAGAGATTTAATTGGATTCCAGATGAAGGGGACAACAAGAGAAAAGAGGTGATTATGATGGCGCAGAGACATCTACTGACTTCTCCAGGTGGCTATGTGCAAGGCGGAGATGATGGCGAGTTTTCGACCTTTCTCATTCAGTTTAAGCAGTGGCTTAATGCTTTTTATCTACCTAATGTTCTCAGACCAGTAATTGATCAAGATGGCAATCCTGCCCAGGTTCGAGGTCTATCAAAATTGCCGACAATAAATGGTCTCCTTACAGACACAACAGGGTCCTTGAAGATTCTTGGATACGGCACGAGCAGGTCGGACTGGGAGGAGTTTATCGATCGTGCCGGAGAGATAAAAGACTCTGACCTTCTAGATCGATGGAAGGTTGCCGCAACATATACAATTGCTAGTGATGTCAAGTCATACTATAGGGACTATAGTGAGGATCATGCTGCTGCGGAAACCTGCTCTCGGGCGGCACAGGAGGATATAGCCAAGATCATTGACGTAAGCAAAGGCCTGCAGACGAAGGCGACTACTATCGAAGCTGCACTAGACGGTGTCACTGGTGCTAGTGAGTTTATTGACAGTGTTGCCAAACCGATCTATCAATTGATTAAGGATGATTTTGAGGGACTTTCAAAGACAAAGATGATGATGGGAATCTACGGCGGGCAAAGAACAGAACCGACGCCCTGGTTAGACATTGTCCTCAACACAATGGATGCTGTGGCAGTAGTTGGTTTGATCGGGGGAGCTGTGGCCTCCGGTGGGATAGGCACACCAGCTGCAATTGCTGGCGTAGCGCTGGTGGGGAAGAAAACCGGTCGGATGGCAGGGAGACAGGTAGGTGAGCAATTAACAAAATCAGCGCAACGAGCGCTCAAGAGTATTGATCAGAAAGATATCGAAAAATTTCTCAAAGTATTTCAGAAGGATCCAAACAAGGCCGAGGCAGACCTGGCCCATATTCTTCTTCAGCGTACAGGAATGCATTCCGCTCGCGTTAAACGTCTCTCCCCGTTTCAGGCCGAAGATGCAGCGGGACAATTTCTTGAATTACTAACTAAGGGTCGACCTAAGGTCTGGAAGATCCCAGGAGGAAGCCCAGGTCAGATGACACGAGCTGGTGCCTACAAACGTGCCGGAAAAGGAGTCGCCTGGCTCACCACTCACCACGGAACAATCTGGCTGGGAAGCCTTTCGGAGGAATGGGGAAACTGTCCCATGGGCAAGGAGGCCGCAGTCATTCTTAAGGGAATGCTTGATACAGAAAGCCAAAAAGCAATTATTCGTGATATCACGGAGCAATTCCAGCCAGGGGTGACAGTTAAGCAGCTTGCTGGCATAGGCAGGGAGAAAGAAGATATTTTTGCGGCGGCGCTTAAGCGGGCTGTTCTGGCAGCGCTGGAATCTGTAATGGCAGGCGGCTCCAAGACCACAGCAATTCAGAAATTTGAAGCAGAGGCAAAGAGAATCCCAGGCGACAAGAATGCTGCACTAGCTAGAATGCAAGCTGTCAGCATGACGGATGCTGCATCTGATGCTGCAGAAACTGTGGTTGGCGCCGGCAAAGCCGCCTGGCAGGCGGGAAAGGATGTGGTGGGCATCGAGGAGACATCACTTCGTCATGCTATCTTTAAGATAATCAGGGAAGAGGCAACGATTAAAGATGCCGGATTCACGTCACCGGACGAAATTCCTGATAGCCTACCTTTGCCAGGAACAAAAGATGATGAAGAAGAGGTTGCCGATGCCGCCGAAGAAGCGGCTGCCGCCAAGGCCGAAGAGGAAACTGTCGAGGCAGCCCCGGAAGAGGAAGCTGCCGCTACCAAGGCCGAAGAGGAAGCTGGTTCTGAGGATGCTGGAGCGGCTACTGCTGAACCGGCTGCTGGTGGCACACAGAAGAAGTATGCTCGGGACTGGGAACAGTATGTTAACCTCTCTGATGACACAGAATCTGCTAGAAGAATCAGAGAACTTTGGGTTGATCTAAATCACAGACCCAGGGGAGTTGGCCCTGGATTCTGGGAGTGGGTAAGATTCTACAACCAGCAGCGTGATATGAAGTATCCCGGAACAGACAGACATATTTACGTTTCAGATTTTATAAAGATTCTTGAGGAGTACAAGCCGCAGGATGATAAACCGCAGGAAGTTGAAAAGATTAGTGCTGACTGGGTACCTGATGATGTTGAGCCTGCCGCTGAGGATCCCGAAACTGGTGAGGCTGCTGAGGATGTTATAACAGGTCGAACAAGGACAGTTGTTAGAAATCAGGGAAGAACACACGTCTATAAAGCTTCAAGAGATCTGGGACCTGAATTTAATATTAGAGATCTTAGAAGGGGTCAGGGTGAGGATGTGAGAAGAGCCAAGGCAATCAGAATTCAGTCAGATGACGGAGAAGAGTATAGAGTGAGGCCCGGTATGCGCTGGAATAATAAGATTGTCTCCCTTAGACTTGGTCGTGGTCCCTTATACACAAAGATCACTGCATCTGAGAACGGAAAGGCTACTCTGGATGCCATTCATAAATGGATTGAAGATAACGCTGACAAATTTGAGGTCAGCTGATGATTCTCTCTGCCGCGGAAATTAGGCTGCTTATTAAAGAGGTTATTGATGAGACCTCTAGTGAACTCCAGGAGAAGGTGGGCGCCGCCGGATTTACTTTAGGCCGGGGAGAGAAAGCAGCCACAACTGCTAGAAGTCCAGCAAGGACGACAAGCGTAGCAGTAGAGGTCAGTCGCAATCAGAGCGGAATTAATGATGGTGTGAAGCTGACTCCGGCGATAAAAAATGCTTTTAAGTGGTTGCAACCTTATTTGCCTGCGGGATCACGTTTGACGTCAGGCCTTCGAACACAAGAGGACCAGGATAGAATCATCAGGAATTATGCAAAAGAAAGGAATGTGCCCAGCGATGATCTTGATGTCGCACACAAGAAGCTAAAAGGTCTGGGACTTATAATCAATAGATTTATTGGTCGTGCTGGACACGGCGATGGCACAGCATTTGATGTTTCCGGTGCAAATCTTGATGAAATTGCCTCTGCGGTGAAGGCCGTGTCAGAAAATGATAACATTCCTGTAAAGCTAAGAGCCTTAATTGAGCGGGAAAATAACGCAGTTCATATCACAGTTAAAAGCGTTAGCAAATATGATCCTGCCTCTACGTAAGCGAAGCAAGTAACATTTTAGCAAGTACTGATTCGTAGATCTTTTTCCGCTCTGGTTTGCTCTTAGCAAATAGCTTAATAATCTCCCCGGCCTTGGCGTTGGCCTGGTCCTCGTGAAAACCTCCAGCATCCTGCACCGGTCCTTGAATCAGCCCGACCTCATCCTGCATCATGTGAGTCAATTCGTGTGCAATTGATCTTAAAACATCTGCCAGCGCTCTATTTTTAGCGTAGATCTTTAGCAAACCCTCACCGATGTGGTAAACACCTGTGGTGCTAATCCCATGATCTTCACGGTTATCGACCACCAATATTTTTACATCTCCCTCGACTGGCAAGTGTTGCATGCAAAACACACAAAATTCAGACATTAGCATCATCTGGATGGGTGTGTAATCTAACGAATTAGAGATGTATAGTTTTTTACTCATTGTTGTAAAGACGTCTTTAACATTCTATAATTATTCGATCCTTTTGGATCAGATAAGTAACAATAATAGAAGAGGTGAAAAGGATCCTCTTGGATCCTTAGTAACCGTATTTAAAAATGAACGATAAGTCATTTATTGCCAAGCTAAAGATGCTTGAAATGGGTGTGGTTCCTGCATTTACGGGACATGAACTTATTGAGATGCTAAGCTCCATGGATTCTGAAGCTAGAAGAATATCGAAAAGGAAATTCAGAAAGCAATGGAGAAAAATAATGAGGCAGGAACCACACCTCGCAAAAATCTTAACCTCTGGTCACGGTCAAAATCCGAATAAGGCACATAAAAGAAATAGAGCTTGCATCTATATTGCAAGAATTATTGAACAGACCAGTTAATGAGATCTATCTTTAAATCAGAAGATGCATTTTCAAGAAATCTTTTCATCGCCACAAGACCAACACCGATTGACGTAAAGTTAAAGTCTCTTGGCGACATTTGAATCATTCCAATGATTTGTCTCTTTCTATTGAGAATTACGCTGCCCGAACTTCCAAACGTTGATGGAATTGTGTAGTAGCACATGTTTTGATAGTCACATCCAGAAAAATATCCCTCTAGGTGAAGCCCTACCTCTTTCATAGCTATGCTTCCTGGGGCTGACAGTGCAAATACTTTCTCTCCAACTGCAGGCATCGTGCTCGAAAGCCTGATTGAATTAACAGCTGACATCTCTGATTCGATTAAGCAGAGATCAGATTTTAAATCAGCGTACACAATCTTCGATGACCATAAATTACCATCGACATCAGATACATGAATTTTTGATATAATGTATCCGTCTAGTGGAGACATACCCAGAGAATATTGCTCAGAGTTACAAAAGTGATTTGCAGTTAAAATGTATGTCTTATTGCTAATTGTTCCTATGGCTAAACCAGAAGCTGTCGCCATTCCAAGATCCTGTATTGTGTATTCTCCTATACAGCCTGTATCAATGCACTGATCCATGTGCGTTCTAGTCATAATGAGACTAATAAAGTTTTTATCTGGCATCTCCTGCTTGAACCATAGATTATCCTTTAGCAGTAAAAATGCAGCAAAAATTGTAATCAAAATAGTATGAAATCTGATAAATTTTAAAAATCTTACTTTTTGAGTTACATTTTTCATACGGCTGTCCTAATATTAGGTATACTAAGTGATAGACCCTATTTTTCATTTAAGTGAGGAATAAAATGAAAAAAGTATTTGTTGAAAAGCCATGGGGTAGTGAAGAAATTTGGGCAAAAACTGAAAACTATGTTGGAAAAATACTGAATATTCACCCTCATAAAAAGCTAAGCTTACAATATCATGAGAAAAAAGAGGAGACAATTAGAGTTCTAGATGGCATTCTCTTCTTGCATCATAATAACTCTGAGGGTAATTTAACAATTAGTCCTCTTGGGCCTGGAGAGATCTTTCACGTCTCACCTAACACAATTCATAGATTTGAAGCCAGAGATTCTCAGGTTACTCTATTAGAGGTTTCTACCACTGAAATCGATGATGTGGTAAGGGTTGAAGATGATTTTGGCAGGGCTAAATAATAATTAGAATGTGCTCAGAGAGATAATAAGACTAATAATTGAAACTGAAGTGCCCAAAATTAGTGCAGGCATTGTTGTGATTAGAAAGTTTGATGATGGTTTCAAGATTTTGTGTCTTAAGAGGAATAAAAAATTTGACATAACAAAAGGTCTGATCGAACCTGAAGAAAGTCCCTTTGATGCAGCAATTAGAGAAACAGCTGAAGAAGCTGGCATAACAGATCTAAATTTTGAATGGGGTTCTGAGCCGATAGAATACGGAAAGGGCTATGCTTATGTTGCTAGCACTATGCAAGATCCTATTATTTTGCCCAATCCTGATACAGGAATTTTAGAACATACAGGTCATGAGTGGCTTACATTTGAAGAAGCACTTGAATCTCTACCTGACTATCTGTTACCAGCTATTCAGTATGCAGAATCATTGGTTTTTAAAACTTAATATTTATTATAATAGTAGAATAAGAAAGAATAAGAAAGAAGAAAGATTTAAATTATTAGATTATTATTATCTTAGCAGATCAATAAGAAATGTTTATAGAAAAATAAGAAAAATTTACAATTCAATTTTCACACTGGGCAGCAATGTCAATTTTCAGAAATCACAAAACTTCAGCTGATAGGTCGGCCACAGATCGTAGTCGACACAAGAAAAAGATAAAAAGAGCTATCAGAGATGGTGTGCACAATATTGTTTCAGATGAATCAATAATTGGTCAGGACGGAAAGAAGAAAATCAAAATACCTGTGAGAGGTATTAAAGAATATAAGTTTGTATTTGGCAATAATGAAAAAAATAAAACAGTAGGCTCAGCACCGGGAAAAAACATATCACGAGGCCAATCAGTAGGCTCTAAGCAAGAGAATAAAAATGGTGAAGGAAAAGCAGGAAAAGATTCTGGTGAGGAATTTTATGATGTTGAAATTACACTGGAAGAGCTTTCACATTATCTTTTTGACAGTCTAAACCTTCCCGATCTGGAAAAGAAAAAATTTAAAAGAATGGTGTCTGATAAGTGGAAAAGAAAAGGGCATCGTAGCAAGGGAATTAGACCCAGGCTTTCTAAGAAGGAGTCACTCAAGAATAAAATTAGGCGTCAAAAGGTCGCAGAAAGAATTGGAACATATGATAAAGAGAGTGAAAAGAGATTCCCGTTTCATGATGATGATCTGAAATATAAACACATCAAACCCACACCTAAGGAAAGCAGCAATGCTGTCATTTTCTTTATAATGGACACATCAGGATCGATGGGTCAGAACAAAAAATTCTTGGCAAGGTCTTTCTTTTTTCTGCTTTATCACTTTCTTCGACACAAGTACACACACACAGAAATAGTTTTTATTTCTCATACAATTGATGCCAAAGAGGTGACAGAGGATGATTTCTTTAAGAAAGGTAGCGCCGGAGGCACATTCGTATCAACAGGAATCAATAAATGTCTAGAGGTGGTGTCCAAAAGATATCATCAGAACTCTTGGAACATTTATGCTTTTCACTGTTCGGACGGAGATAACTGGCCAGAAGACAATCAGCGGGCAATTGATCTCTCTTCGACACTAAAGAATATTTGTCAACTATATTGCTTCATTCAGGTCACCCCAGAGAGAGATACAGAGGATGGATTTTGGCACAAGGGGGGAATGGCAGATGTCTATTTACCAATTGCTGATTCAAAATTTAAAATAGTTCATATCGGTGGCAAGGATGATATTTGGCCCCAATTTACAAAGATATTCGGAGGAAAAGTTTAATGTCTGATTGGACCTTTGATGATCTTAAGATTTGGGATGACAAGATTTGTGAGAAAGCACGAACATATGGGCTAGACTGGTATCCAATCAACTATGAGGTCTGCGATTATTATGAGATGATTGGTCACATGTCTTATCACGGCATGCCTTCTCACTATCAACACTGGTCATACGGAAAGTCATTTGAGAGAACACACCAGATGTATAACTTGGGTATGGAGGGCCTGCCCTATGAGCTGATAATCAATTCAGACCCTTCAATTGCCTATCTCATGAGACAGAATCCGGTCTATCTTCAAATATTGATAATGGCACACTGTGTCGGGCATAGTGATTTTTTTAAGAATAATAGAATTTTTGAAAAGACGAGACCAGAAAATGTTGTTTCAAAGTTTAGAAACGCAAGAAAAAGAATTCAATCTTATGTAGAGGACCCCAATATTGGGCTCAAAAAGGTCGAAGACTTTCTGGATGTTTTACACACCATAAGATTTCAGACTAGTAGAAGTAATCTTCGTAGAAAAAGCAGAGAAGAAATTAAGCTAGAGGTCATACAAGAGATCAATAATGAAGAGAATGCCCTCTATGATGAAAGCAGGCTCGATTCTACACTTCTTAGGCCCGACTATGATCTCATGTCATTTTTAATGGAGTTTGGCTCTCATTTCAAGGGATGGCAGCAAGATCTTATTGAAATAGTTCGTGATGAGTCTCATTATTTTATACCACAGATTAAGACTAAAATTCTAAATGAGGGTTGGGCATCTTTTTGGCACTATAAATTAATGAATGAAATAGACCTTCCTCAAAAATATCATATACCTTTTTTAAAAAGTCACAATCAGGTAATCAGGCCACACATTGGTCGCTTAAATCCGTATCACTTAGGATTTTTTCTATTTCAAAAAATAGAGAGAGAAGTCGGACTAGATGAGTGCTTTTTCATCAGAGAAGTTCATGATGATGAATCAGCATTGCGATGTTATCTCGAGCATGAGGATTATCTTGAGTTAAATCTATTCTCATACTCTGAGAAGAAAAAGTATATTACGATAGATGATGTTGCTGATAAAGAGGGTTGGAAAAAAATAAGAAATTCACTGATGCAAAATATCGGTGTAAACTCAATCCCACTAGTTTATGTTTCTGATATATCTAAGTCAGGCGATTTAATTTTACAGCATGATCATGATGGAAGAGATATCGATCTAGAACTTGCAGAAACTGTTGTTTTCGGATTGAAGAAAATATGGCCCAAGGACGTGAAATTCTTTACAATAATAGAAGACGAGCCTTGGGAGATTTGATATACTTAAATTTGTGGAATACTGCTCATGTCTCAAAATAAATCATTCTTAGACCTAATACAAAACAAGAGAAAAGAGTCAAGATCTGAAAAATTTACAGGAACTCTCTTGGACTATCTTGAGGTTTTAAGAAAAAATCCTGAAATTGTTACTCTATCTCATAAGAGGTTGTATGCATCAATAATTGACAAGGGAACGGACATTCTTGATGAATCTGATCCGCGCCTGAGAAAGATATTCGATGGAGAAAGGCTCAAAACATTCGATTACTTTAGGGAAGAGTTTTTTGGAATGGAACCTGTCATTTCTAAGGTTATGAGATATTTGAAGTCCGCTTCTCTTAAGGGAGAGGAAAGTAGACAAGTTCTTCTGCTAATGGGACCTGTTGGTGCTGGAAAATCGGCGCTGGTTGAACATATTAAAAGAGCTCTGGAGACAGCTCCTCCAGTCTATTATCTTGAAGGCTGTCCGATTAGAGAGGAACCTTTGCATCTAGTACCTAGAAGCTTGAGAGAAGAATTCGGACAAATGCTCGGTATTCAAATAGAAGGTGATCTATGTCCTGTATGTCGTCACAAGCTAATCAATGAATACCAAAGAAAGTATGAAGAATTTCCTGTTGTAACAGCTACATTCTCACAAAGAGGCCGCAGAGGAATAGCTGTTGTTCCACCAATGGACGCAAATAGTCAAGATGTTAGTATCCTGGTTGGAACTGAGGATATTTCAAAGCTAGATATGTACTCTGAAGATGATCCCAGAGTTCTTTCTCTTAATGGTGCATTTAATGTTGGAAATCGAGGAATTGTCGAGTTTGTTGAGATTTTTAAGAATGAGATAGAGTTTCTTCACACAATTCTTACTGCCACACAAGAAAAAAGAGTTCCGTCACCTGGAAAGAATGCAATGATTTATTTTGACGGAGTTATTCTTTCTCATTGTAATGAAGCTGAATGGAATAGATTTAAGTCTGAACACACGAATGAGGCAATTCTCGATAGAATTCTTAAAATTGAAGTACCGTACATTCTTGAATTGGATCAAGAAGTAAAGATTTATCAAAAAATGATAAACAGATCTGATTTTAGAACAGCACATATTGCTCCACATACACTTGAAATCGCTTCTATGTTTTCTGTTATGTCAAGATTGCAAGTTTCACAAAAGTGTGATTTGCTAACAAAGATGAAAATATACAATGGCGAGGATGTCATTGAGAATGGAAGAATTAAAAAAATAGACATCAGAGATTTAAGAGACGAAGCCATGCATGAAGGCCTGGATGGAATTTCAACAAGGTTTATAATGAAGTCACTTGATAATGCTTTGTCAGATTCTGAAAAGAATATGATGACACCAAATTCTGTCATCGAGGCACTGATTAAGCAAGTTAAAGAGCAAATTGTTTCTGAGGAGAAGAAAGACTTCTATCTTGAAATACTTCAGAAAATTGTTCGAGAGGAATATCTAAACATTCTTGAGAATGAAATTGCTAAGGCATTCATAGCAGCGTATGAGGAGCAGGCGCAGTCTTTATTTGATTCTTATCTTGACAATGCTGAATGCTACACAACTGCTGCCAAGGTTAAGGATAAAATCACTAGAGAAGAGAGAGATCCTGATGAAACTTTTATGCGATCAATTGAGGAGCAAATTGGAATCGTAGGATCTTCTAGAGATGGATTTAGAAGCGATGTAACTGCCTATATGTTTGCAAAAATGAGACGTGGTAAGAAAGTGGATTATACCAGTTACGGCCCACTCAAGGAAGCAATTGAAGGCTATTTGATCACCTCTGTGAAGGATATTGCAAGAATTGTTACAAGAAGCAAATCTCGTGATGAAGATCAGAAAAAGAAATACACAGAAATGGTGAAAACATTAATTGATGAATATGGGTATAATGAATACTCTGCAGAAGAAGTGCTAACATTTGCAGCCAATAATCTGTGGAGAGATTCATGATTTATGTTCGTAAAGGGATTAAACCAGGCTGCTTTTAGAAGGGATCTTTTAGCACAAGTAGATCTAATTCAAAAGCTAGAGCTAACTAATAGAAGCAAAAATATCTTTCGAGGTAATTTTGTTAGCACAGAGCCTTTGCAATCTTACATCTATTTTAAGGATAAGGGATTTCACAATAGGTTAATACAGCCAATTATTCTTGATGCCTGCACAAGCGCTGAGCTGATTTCTGGTGCTAGCGGAAATCTTTGCTTTCAGATCTTAGTAAAATCACTTCATCCCTGTATGAAACTTTTAGCAGGTGGGTGCAGTCATCGTCAGATGATTAGTGAGTTAGAAGAAACAGAGAAACGCTGGCTTAAAGAAATCTATAATCACGGTCAGACACTAGATGGAAATATTTGGAAAACTATTACAAGCAGTCAAAATCTCGATCCGGGCACAAAGCAAATCTTAGATAAATCAATAGAGCTTGCAGGGCCCAATACATCAATGCATGTAGAGAAGTCGCAGAGGTCACACACAGTAATTGAGAAGGTAAGCGGTTACCAGTTTAATGTGGGTGTAGACTATCACTTTTTAATGGGTAAGAAGGTCTGGAAGAGAAGGGATGTAAGAGTTATACTCATCGATGGAATGATAGAATCTGTCTCTGAAATTCATCACTTGCTAGAGCGAGCGTCTGAAAATAAAGAGCCTTATGCAATATTTGCAAGAGAGTTTAAGCCCGATGTGTTACAAACAATCTTTGTAAACACACAAAGACGAACCCTAGATGTAATTCCTATCGCTGTTGGTCTCACAGAGGAGACTGTTAATATTTTAAATGATATTGCTGCAACATGCGGCACAGATATTGTTTCTTCTTACAAGGGAGAATTAATATCCACAGCCATCAAGGAAGAATTACCGGTGATCTCTAGCATCCATATATCAGAAAATCAGACTTCAGTATTCAATCCTGATTCAAGAAATTCTGTAAGAAGACAGCTAGATTATTTAAAAAGTGAAAAAGATGAGAAGAGAACAGGAGAGGCGAGAAGTCTGTTTGAAAAGAGGATAATGTCTCTCTCTGGTGAAAGAGTTATGATTAGTGTGGGAAGTAATCTTATAAGCAAAGAAAGAACATGCATTGAGCAGATAGATACATCACTTAGGATGTACCAGTCATTTATTAGACATGGCTGTCTGGAGGCAGGAAGAATAGACATAGAAGAACCAAGCTCACCAATTGACAAGGTGATTAAAGACATATTTCAATCAACAGAGAAATACATTCCGCTAGCTAGTGCATACTTGGCTATTCGAAACAGTATGTCTTCATTAAGATCTATTACTTCTATAGGACACGCTCTTGTTGAAGATAAATAATTTTACTAGTAGGTGTGTTAATTTTAAAATTAGCAACATTGGAGAATAAAAATGAAAATCGATTCTGTAATTAATTCTAGTGTCCGCAACTTGATTGATTTCACAAAGTCAAAGCTACGAGAAAACATAGCACAGGCAAACCAGACCGAGCTAATGAGTCTAAGTGAAAAAGATTTAGCATACCTTAGTGAATTAGTTGATGCCACAGTGTCACAGGCATTTGCTATGGGATATACTGATATCGAGGCAGCTATCAATCAAATAAAGAATGAATTTAACATAGCTTAAAAAATGATCGGCACCAAACACTTAATTCAGTGTCACTGCATGCTGCCGCAATTCAAAAAGCGAGATGAGCCGCTTTTTCATAAGTTTGTAGTTTATTCAAAGTGTGACAATGATGGTGAAGCCATTGAAAAGTTTTCTAAGTGCAATAACTGCGGAGTTATTCACAAGATCATTGATTTTTGTAAATCAGAGCTATTCTATGGGTCTGAAGATACACTTTCTCTAATCACTGTTGAGGATCTCAGGTTAACATTACCTGAAAATATACAGATCATTCTTGACAATCATAAATGTGATATTTCGACCTGGGAGCAGGTGGCACATCATTTTGAGTGTGATATTTTTGATACACCTATAGTCATTGCAAAAAAACGAATTGCAGGATCGACACAAATGAAACATCTGATTCTCTTAGAGTCCGGAAAAATAAAAATTGATGTGTATTTGAGACGTGATGAGATCGAGTCTGGAGGAAATAATGAAGAAGTACGGTAAGACTGAAAAGGATCTTCTTGTCGAGCAATCCATAACCTGTCGAGAAATAGTAAAAGAAATTATGAGATATGGTGTAAATGAGTTTCAGAAGAAGAAAGTTATCTATCTTTTATCTCTTGAGCTGGAAGATAGAGAGATAATGAATAAAATAGCAAGGCTTGTTCATACATCAATAGAGGATAAAAACGAAACAAGCGGATTAATTAAGATAGACCAGGGGTTATAAAAATGGCAGATTCTAATCTATTAAATGAATGGCAAGAGCTCAAGGTCTTGGTTGAGAGCCTTGATCTTGATGTTCACAAAAATGCAAATGGAAATAAATCAGCTGGTGTTCGAGCTAGAAAGGGTCTTAGACTCATTAAGCAAAGAGCAGCAGATCTTGTAAAGATTTCTCTTGCCGTGGGTAAGGATAACTAATGGGCCCGAAATGGCTTCGACGAGGTGGTAGAGAAGAATAGTGCAGGTGGTCACACGAAATAGCAGACCTAAAATGCGGTTTCAAAACGATAATTGCCAATAACAATAATCACTTCGAATCTGTCCGCCTAGCGGCCTAATTTGCGGGGTCTTCGGTGACCTTGTTACCCAACATCGAATAACAGGTAGATTCCTGCGAAAATAAAAAATCATAATGGTTTCCTGGAAACAGGTGGGGCGCAACAGGTCAGTAAGCGCAGGGAAAGCTGACTATCTTTTCTAGTTTGTGATAGTAAATTAGACAAACCTGTGAATGACTTGAATTTGAAGCTATTTCGGACGCGGGTTCGACTCCCGCCGGGTCCACCATTTTACTGATCTATCATCATTAGCAATGAAATAGGTCACTACTTTAGCTGCTTCATATTTATTGAAGTCGATAGGATGGAGAGACCATATGGCTTCCTCTATAAAAAATTTACGTGGAGATAAACATACTTCAAAGAGATTAGAGGCACCAAAAGATTTGAAACCTATAAGTACAGAAGAGGAAAAAAACATGTCTGAAAAAGAAGAAAATAAAGAAGATAGCTTTTATGACACCATCAACCCTGGTGATGATCTAGGGTTTGACTTTGTTGAAGCTTATGATGATGATCCCGCAGAAGATGATGAGAGAATGCTCCCAGAAAATTCTGCTGCAAGTGCCATTAAGTGTGCCTTTATTGGTGTTGGAGGCGGCGGTGGAAAGCTAGCAAAGGCCTTTCTAGATCTCGGATTCAGCAAAACAATCTTGGTTAATACCACTATTAAGGATCAACCAGATGGAGTTCCACCTGATCACTTTCTTCTTATTCCTGGCGCCGACGGAGTTGGAAAAGATGTAAATCTTGGGCAACAGGTTCTGGGAGAAAATAGTGCTCTACTAGAGGATGCCCTTAGAACAAGAATAGGCTCTATTGACTGGATATTTGTTCTCGCTGGTGGAGGCGGAGGAACGGGAAGTGCGTGCTCTGTTCTTCATAATTCCATGACTCGACACTTAAAGTCATGTGGTGCAAGCGGAAAAGTTGTTTATATTCTAACAAAGCCCTCAGCTCAAGAATTGCTCAATCCTACAATTTCTACAAATTATGAATCAGCATTAAAGGGTTTGCAAAGTCACCCACACATTGTCATCGATAATGAGAGACAGTTACAGCTACTGAGAGGCAAGGTAGGAATGCTAAACATGTATCCATCAGCTAATAAAAACTTTGCAAAGCTAATTGCGCAAGTTCTAAAGCTTTCCTCAGAGTCTTCACCAATTCAGACATTTGACTCTAAGGATCTTGAGAGATGCCTGGGAACACCAGGAAGAATGATAGTGGGATCGACCATTTCAAGAGATCCAAGCAGAAGAGATCTTGGGTCAGCTTTGTTTCAAGGATGCATCAAGTCATCCCCATGTCCTGAACCTGCCGGATCTATCAAAACAGGTGCCATGCTACTTGTGGCAACCTCTGTAATGGCAGGAGATCCTGATGTTAGTAAAAAGTTAGAGTCAGCACTTTCCTATGTGGGTGGAAGAACCGAGACTCTATTTTCTGGAATTTACGTAAATGAGAGTGTTCCAGGGCTCATAGCAATATCATTATTGGGCGGTATGTGATTTAATCATATACTTTTTTATCCGGTGCTGTATTAAATGTACCATGATGCTAAGAACAGATAGGGAAAAAATTTTTAGTGGTGCTTGCGTTATTTCTCTAGTAGCCGTTTCTTATCATGTACTTAGTTGGGCAGGGCCTGTTTTAACTTGCATTGCTTTTTGGGTATGGATGAATAGAGGTGTTTAATGTCGCTATTAGATTTTTTAATTGGAAAGAAGCAGAATGATGATGAGATCCCAACAGAGAAAAAGATAACCTTAAAGTTTAGTCCCCAAAAGTCTAATCAGATAGAAAGATGTATGTGGATTTTAAAGGATGATCTTGATTTGTCAACAGAAGAAATTGAATGTTCATTTTTAGACTTAGAAAGAGGTCAAAATTTAAAATATGACTCCTGACTCCAATAGTTAATTTTAGGAGTCACTGTTGAGTCAACAGCTTCTTTCAATCAATTTTTTCACCCATGAGATTTTCCATTTTTTGGATTATTCTCTTCTCCAGCTGGCATATCCGCATTCTGGTAACTCCAAATATATCCCCTATTTCCTGAAGGGTCATGGGACCCCTTCTAGATGCAAGGAGTGTGCAATTTTGTGAAGTGTTAAAGTTTATCCAGTAGCGACATGACTGCTTGTCACAGCATGAAGAAAACTTTTCATGTGCCTCAAAGCATTTCATTGTTTGCGTCCGTAGTTGTTGTATTTAATAATCATACCCAAAATAGTTTAGGTTGACAAAATGAACCAAAGAAAAATATTTTTAATTGATACCTCTGTGCTGCTTTATGACAAATGTTCAATACACTCATTTCCAGAAAGCGACGTAGTTATCCCTCTAGTTGTCTTAGATGAGCTCGATAGATTTAAGGATAAACCAGGCCTTCTTGGAGAAAATGCACGATATGTAAATCGATTTCTTGATGAACTAAGAAGCGCAGGAAGCCTCCATGAAGGAGTTACAGTATCCAATGATCAGACTATTCGAGTTGAGATAAACCATTGCACAAATGTACCCGCAGGACTCGATTCATCGGCAGCTGATAATAGAATTATAGCTGTAGCAGCTAAACTAACTGAGATCACAAGACAATCTGTAATTGTTGTCACAAAGGACATAAACTTTAGAGTTAAGTGTGATGCATTAGGAATATCTTCAGAAGACTATTATAAGGATGCAATCTATGTTGAGGAGGGAGACTTCTATACAGGTCAAACTGAAATCTTGCTTGACACAGATGATCTAATAGATGAATTTTATGAAAAGGGTCACTTACCCGTCTCAATATTTGATGAAGATTTTAGACCAAATGAATTTACAATTTTAAAATCAGCAAATAAATCAGCGTTAGGTGCAGTGCATGGAAATAAAATTTGTCAAATTCGTGGAGAGGTGAGTGAGTCTGTTTCTGTTAGGCCTAGAAACAAGGAGCAAAAATTTGCCCTAGATCTTCTAACAAGAGAATCTCTACCATTAGTTACATTGACAGGAATTGCAGGTTCTGGAAAGACTTATTTAACGCTTGCTGCAGCGATATCAGGATTACATGAGGAAAGATACAAAAGAGTTGTCATCACAAGATCAATTCAGCCTGTCGGCCGAGACATTGGTTATCTCCCAGGGGATATAAACGAAAAAATGGCCCCATGGCTGTTTCCAATTGCTGATAACTTTAGAGAAATTTTTTCTGATGTAACATACTTTGAGCTAATGAAGGATAAGGGTAAAATAGAAATAGCACCGCTATCACACATCAGAGGCAGAACATTTAATGATTCTTTTATCATTGTTGATGAGGCTCAAAATGCAACAATTCATGAGCTAAAGACAATAATAACGAGAGTGGGGCAGAATTCTAAGCTTGTTTTATTGGGTGACACAGATCAGGTTGATACACCTTATATTGATAGTCTCTCTAATGGATTGACAATTGTTATAGAGAAATTTAAGGATGCACCGCTAGCGGGTCACATTGGCCTAACCAAGGGAGAGAGGTCAAAGTTGGCAACATTGGCATCAAGAATAATTTAAAGAATACTTACTCTTGGGATTAATGTCATGGCCGGAACCACATTTAAAAAGAGAGACCTCAATAGGTTTAGAAAAACTTATCCGTATATTCGGAGAAAGCCTATAAATTCCTTTGTGTCAGAGAAAGAAACAATCCTTGAAGCAGGATCACTAACTTTTTCAGCTGCCAGCTCTGCCACACATACATTTACTGAAATATATGACTCTGCTCCCTTTGTCACTGCAATCGCAGTTGATACAGATTCAAATGATGGTGCCGACGTCAATATTTATATTAGCACTGTAACGAAGACGTTTGTAACATTTGAAGCAAGTCAGGAATTTACCGGTGCTGTTCACTTTCATGTGATACTAATTACGGAATAGGGAAGAATATGGCAAAAATCAGTCTAGAGCACGGAATTGCAAGCTTTTCTAATTCTACGGTAGGGACCTTCACGCTGACGACAGCATTTGATAAACCCCCTGTTGTCACAATTTCACCGATTATCACTGGGAGCACACAAGATGCTCCAAACTTTTTTATTCACAGTGTCGGCGCCAGCACAATTATAGTCTCCTCCAGCAATGCATGGAGCGGTGAGGTAAATGTGCTCGCAATAAGCAAGACATTTGGTGTTTGAGGATTTATAGATGCCAAAGGATTTTTCAGCCAAACAAATAAGGGTTTCACAGCTAATAGCGTCAGGTGCAATTTCTGGAACCCATGCATCAATTGCGATCTATAGTGCCTCAGATGCCTCAAATTTGGAAGGTGGATACTCAGCAACATCAATGTTTAAAGGTGTTGGCGATGATGTCTTTCTGTTTGTTTCAGGCACAGTAGACGGAAGAGGTCGAACAGGGACAACACATCCAGGAAACATTACACTTTTCGGAGGAGATGTAGTAGTCTCCGGAACATTTTATACAGAGAAGCTTGTTGCAGAAATTGATGCAACATCGACAGGCTCACTATCAATTTCAGGTAGCGCATACATCCAGCACGGACTATTTGTCTCAGGTGCAGATGGAAGAAATATGCACATACTTGCACCATCACTGTTCGACGGAAACATGCATATTTCAGGAAATGTCTCTGATTTTGCACTAACTGGTACAATAAAGAACACTGCAGCCAAGATAGTCGAATCCTCAGTGGCCACAGAGATAGAAACAGATGCTGGTGCCCTAACACTAGATGGAAAAACAGGGGTAAATCTCCAAGCTAATGGAACAACGGTGCTATCTGTTGGACCAGCAGGAACCTATCTCTCATCCTCAGTCTCTGATTTTGCACTAACTGGCACAATTAAGAATAGTGCATCTAAGATTATAGAATCATCAGTCGCAACAGAAATTGAGACAGATGCTGGTGCCCTGACACTAGATGGTAAGACAGGAATCAACTTACAAGCCAATGGAACAACAGTTTTATCTGTTGGTCCTGCTGGAACTTATCTTTCTTCCTCTGTTTCAGATTTTGCACTAACAGGAACAATTAAGAACAGCGCTGCTAAGGTAATTGAGTCTTCTGTTGCCACCGAAATTGAGACAGATGCTGGTGCCCTAACACTAGATGGAAAAACAGGTATAAATCTCCAAGAAAACGGAACAACTGTAATAGCTATCGATGATCAAAGAAATGTGAGCATCGGTGTCGGCGCTACAAAAGGTCTCTACCTCTCATCCTCTGTTTCAGATTTTGCACTAACAGGAACGATTAAGAACTCTGCAACTAAGGTAATTGAGTCCTCAGTCGCAACTGAGATAGAAACAGCCGCCGGTGCACTGACACTAGACGGAAGAACTGGAGTCATTCTACAGACTAGTGGATCTATGCTGATGTCAGTTGGCTCTGGCAGTATTTACATCTCTGGCTCTGTATCAGACTTCGTTCTATCAGGAACAATAAAGAATACTGCTGCTAAGGTAATTGAATCAGCTGTAGCAACTGAGATTGAGACAACAGCTGGAGCACTTACACTAGATGGTAAGACAGGAATAAATCTTCAAGAAAATGGCACGACAGTTATAGCCATTGATAACGGGCAAAATGTAATAATTGGCACAGCAGGCAAGCAGATTCAACTTTCAGGATCTGTCTCTGACTTTGCGCTCACAGGCACAATAAAAAATAGTGCTGCCAAGGTCATAGAATCATCAGTCGCAACTGAAATTGAGACAGATGCCGGTGCATTAACTCTAGATGGAAAAACTGGGGTAAATCTCCAAGCCAATGGAACAACAGTTCTTTCTGTTGGCCCAGCAGGAACCTATCTCTCGTCATCTATATCAGATTTCGCACTCACAGGAACAATCAAGAATTCAGCATCAAAGGTTATAGAGTCTTCTGTTGCAACAGAAATAGAGTCGACAGGATCGCTTACATTAGACGGTGCTTCCAGCGTTGCACTCCAGGCCAACGGAACACAGATGCTCGCAGTTGGGCCTGCAGGTGTTTATCTTTCGGGATCAGTATCAGGATTCTTGCTAACTGGAACAATTAGAAACAGCACATCTAAGATCATCGAATCATCTGTTGCAACAGAGATCGAAACAGATGCTGGGTCACTGACACTAGACGGAAAGACCGGTGTCAACCTACAGACAAATGGCACAACAATGCTCTCTGTTGGACCAGAGGGTGTATACATCTCAGGATCCGTTTCTGGATTAGAAATAACAGGAACAATACGAAATAGTGCATCTAAGATCATAGAGTCTTCTGTTGCGACAGAAATTGAGACCGATTCTGGAGCGCTGACACTGGATGGTAAGACTGGGATAAATCTCCAAGAAGATGGAACCAATGTAATAGTCATTGACACAGGTAGAAATGTACTAATTGGTTCAGCAGGTAAACAGATTCACCTCTCTGGATCAGTTTCAGACTTTGCACTCACAGGAACAATTAAGAATAGCGCAGCTAAAGTTATCGAATCATCTGTTTCAACAGAAATAGAGTCGACAGGATCACTCATACTAGATGGAGCATCTAGCGTCGCTCTCCAGGCAAATGGAACAACAATATTATCAGTTGGACCCGCCGGAACCTACCTCTCATCATCTGTGTCAGACTTTGCACTCACAGGAACCATTAAGAACTCAGCATCAAAGGTCATAGAATCCTCAGTCGCAACTGAGATCGAAACAGATGCAGGTGCTCTAACCCTAGATGGAAAAACTGGAGTAAATCTCCAGGCTAACGGTACCACAGTTCTTTCTATTGGGGTTGCTGGAACTTATCTCTCATCATCTGTGTCAGACTTTGCACTCACAGGAACCATTAAGAATAGTGCTGCCAAGGTCATAGAATCATCAGTCGCAACTGAAATTGAGACAGATGCCGGTGCATTAACTCTAGATGGAAAAACTGGGGTAAATCTTCAAGAAGATGGGACAACTGTAATAGCTATTGATAATCAGAGAAACGTAACAGTTGGAGCCGCCGGACAGGGAATTTATCTCTCAGGCTCAGTTTCTGACTTTACACTTTCTGGCACAATAAAGAGCAGTGCTTCTAAGATCATAGAGTCCTCAGTCGCAACAGAAATTGAGACAGATGCTGGTGCCCTGACATTAGATGGTAAGGCAGGCGTCTCACTCCAGGCTAACGGAACACAGATACTCTCGGTTGGTCCCAAGGGCGTCTATCTTTCTGGATCAGTCTCTGACTTCCTTGTCACAGGAACAATAAAGAGTGATACAGCTGTTGCACTAGAGGCTTCTGCTGGAACCACAATTAAGACACTAGGCGGATCATTTAATGTAGATGGCGCCGGAGGCGTTGAATTACGACATAGCGGAAGTGCATACATCAAACTCAACTCAGGGTCAATTGTCCTGGGCGATCTCAGTGGCTCAAAGACACTTGGAGTTGCACCACCGAACATATACGTCTCAGGTGCCATTCTCAGTGAGCTGCATCTTTCAGGTGCGGTCTTTGCAGATAAGATAAGCGGATCTCTAACAACACTAGCCGACGGCACCGAGTACATGATCGCCGGTGCAAATATCACAATTAACACAGGCTCAAGCGGAGCTCTGACAATTTCAGCCACAGGGCTTGGAGTTGGCGGCGACGATACACAGGTTCAGTTTAATGACGGAGGATCTTTTGGTGGAGATTCTGGTCTAACATTTAACAAGACTTCTAACTTATTAACAGCAGCAAAACTACACACAACAGACAATGCACATCTTTCAGGATCTGTGTCAGACTTTGCTCTAACAGGAACAATTAAAAATTCAGCATCGAAAGTCATTGAGTCATCAGTCGCAACAGAGATTGAGACAGCTGCTGGAGCACTTACATTAGACGGCAAAACCGGTGTCAGCTTGCAAGCCAACGGTACAACAGTTCTTTCAGTTGGACCTGCTGGAACCTATCTTTCAGGATCTGTGTCAGACTTTTCCCTAACAGGCACAATTAAAAATAGTGCCGCTAAGATAATTGAATCCTCAGTCGCAACAGAGATTGAGACAGATGCTGGAGCACTTACACTTGATGGAAAGACCGGTGTCAACTTACAGGCCAATGGGACAACAATTATATCAGTTGGACCTGCAGGAATGTATCTCTCATCTTCAGTCTCTGATTTCTCACTTACTGGTACAATTAAGAACAGTGCTGCCAAGGTTATAGAGTCCTCAGTCGCAACAGAGATCGAAACAGCTATAGGCACCCTGACACTGGATGGGGCAGCAGGAGTTGATCTCCAGCACAGCGGTAGTTCATACATTAAGCTAAATTCAGGATCAATTACAATTGGTGATTTGAGCGGTTCAAATACGCTAGGTGTTGCACCACCTGATATTTACGTGTCCGGAGCTATTCAAAGTGAATTGCATCTATCAGGATCAGTTTTTGCTGATAAGCTAAGTGGATCACTAACAACTTTGGCAAATGGAAATCCATATCTGGTTGGACACGGTGGTCTTGCCATAACGACAGGTTCAGATGGATCAGTTACACTCAACCTTGGTGCAGCAAGCAATGCATTTGGAACAGTAGCAGTATCTGGACAGGATGATGTTGTCGCAGATCAGTCAGGTGATACAATCACCTTTGCTGCAGCACAAAACATGGTAATCACAACAAATGCCACCAGTGACACTATCACATTCACCGGAATCGCTGGCGGCGGAAGTAGTACTGTCTTCAATGATAGAGGTCATAAGGCAACTTCCACAGGCTCTCTTTCTATAGCAGGGCCAGGATTAGGGTTAATATATGATACGACTGATGTGGGATCTGACGTATTTTTCTTTGTAAGCGGTACAGCGGGATCAAGAAACACATCAAATACAGGATCAGCTGTTTTTGGTGGCGATGTTATCGTCTCTGGAACATTTTATGCAGAGAAGATTGTCGCAGAGATAGATGCAACATCAACTGGCTCACTATCGATTTCAGGTAGTGCATACATTCAGCAGGGACTTCTTGTCTCAGGTGCACATGGAAGAAACATGCATATACTTGCACCGTCTCTATTTGACGGAAATATGCACATTTCAGGATCTGTATCAGACTTTGCACTATCAGGAACTATTAAAAACAGTGCAACCAAGATTATCGAATCTTCAGTTGCAACAGAGATAGAAACTGATGCGGGTATTCTAACACTAGATGGTAAGACAGGTATAAATCTTCAGGAAGATGGAACAACTGTAATAGCTATCGATGATCAAAGAAATGTGAGCATCGGTGTTGGTATCACAAACGGCCTCTATCTCTCATCATCTCTCTCAGATTTCGCACTGACAGGAACTATTAAAAATAGTGCTTCTAAGGTCATAGAGTCCTCTGTGGCAACTGAGATAGAGACAACAGCTGGTGTTCTCACACTAGACGGAAAAACAGGTGTCAACCTTCAGACAAATGGAACCACGATCTTGTCAGTTGGTCCAGCCGGAACCTATCTTTCTGGAAATGTCTCTGATATCACACTGACAGGATCTATTAAAGGCACACAGACACATATATCTGCTGATTCGATCAAGGTCGATAATAGCATGTACCTCTCAGGTTCAGTCTTTGCTGACAAACTAAGTGGATCGCTAACAACTTTGGCCAATGGATCTGAATATCTTATCGCTGGAACAAATGTCACAATTAATACGGGTTCATCAGGTGCTTTAACAATTTCAGCAACCGGTGGAACTCCAGCGGGATCAGATACCCAGGTTCAATTTAATGATGGTGGAGCATTTGCTGGAGATTCAGGTCTCGTATTCAACAAAACTTCTAATCTGCTCACAGTCGCCAAGCTGGCAACCACAGACAATGCACACTTCTCTGGATCAGTTTCAGATTTCAATCTAACTGGAACGATTAAGAACAGCGCATCGAAGGTCATCGAGTCGTCTGTCGCAACAGAGATAGAGTCAACAGGCTCACTCACACTAGATGGTGCTTCCAGCGTCGCACTCCAGGCTAATGGAACCACGATTCTATCAGTCGGGCCAGCTGGAACCTATCTCTCTGGAAATGTCTCTGACATCACGTTGACAGGGTCAATTAAGGGCACACAGACACATATTTCATCAGATAGTGTTCTCATAAGCAATAATCTCTATCTGTCTGGCACCGTGTCTGAGATGCTAATAACCGGTACACTTGATGTCGATGGGGTGCTTACCGCCGACGGCGGAGTGAAGGTCGACAACATTACAATCGACGGAACAGAAATAGATCTAAGTTCTGGCGATCTCACTATTGATGTTGCAGGGGATATCATATTAGATGTAGATGGGGGTGACGTCTATCTTAAAGATGCTGGAACTTATCCTCTACAATTTTCTCATGGAAATTCTGGTGATTGGAACATCTACAATACAACACAAAACAAAGACATTATCTTTAATATTAATGATGGCGGTACTTCTCGCGATGTATTGAGAATGACAGGTATTACAAGACCATCAGTTATCATCAATGAAGATGGAGATCAACAAGTCGATTTTAGAGTTGAGTCTAAAAACAGCACACACATGCTTTACGTTAATGGGTATGATGATCGTGTCGGCATCGGAATAGCGAGCACAGGAGCACCTTACGGCCGTCTGATGGTTGAGATGTCAGCAAGTAATCCGTCAATGCCAGAAAACACACTCAATGACTTCACACTGGTTCTAAAGAATAGGGTTGTTGGAATAGATGAGTTTGCAGGAATAGCATTCGATGTCTCCTCAGAGATTGATATAGATGCGATAGGTGCTGCAATTCGTGCAGAAAGAGACTCATCTGCGGGAACAACAACAACAAAACGCGATACAAATCTCACATTTGCAACAAACACAGATGATGATGCTGATCTCACTGAGAGAATGAGAATTACTCACGATGGAAATGTATTCGTAGGAGAACCATTCGCCCCAGGCACTGATTCGATCTTCTATGTTACAGGAGTTGTTGGTTCACAAGGTAGCTCTGTTAAAGGAACTTCTGTTCTCGGAGGTGATGCCATTGTAAGTGGTACATTTAGAGCTGCACATCAAGTTGCTAACGGAGTACTACCTCCAGTATATACGCTGGTAGCCAGCGCCTCAGGTGAGGTTCTCATCGGAGCTCCGAGAATAACTGGTGATGATACAATTCTATATGTCACCGGCGTTGTTGGTTCACAAGGTAGCGCAGGACTAAGAGGAACAACTGTTCTCGGAGGCGATGCAGTTATAAGCGGAACACTTAGGGTCGGCCCGACCGGGTCATCAGCGGGAACACTCTCAACAGCTGCAATTTTCAACGGTGATGTCTTACCAGGCACCCACAATGTTTACAATATAGGATCAGATGCGACTCGATGGGCAAACGTCTACACAGCAGACCTTCATCTTAAGAATGAGAGAGGCAACTGGACAATCGTTGAGGAAGAGGATTACCTATGTGTTGTCAACAATAAGACAGGAAAGAGATTCAAGATGATGCTTGAGGAGATAGAGGAATAAATCATGGCTTTAGTTACAAACAATCTTTATGTTTCTGGAAACGTCTCTTCATTGAATGTGACGGGTGCGATTAAGCCTTCCGGAGGTATCGTCTTAGAAGACGCCGATATGAAGCTCTCTCAAATTAATGACGGCACTCTTCTTGAATGCATAACACTCGATGCTGGCGACGGCACCGCAACTGTAGTCGTCAACGAAGGAGGAAGCAACATTGTAGATTTCAGGGTAGAGTCTGATAAAGAGGATGAGGCACTATTCCTCGATGCCAGTCAAAACAGCTTTTATATTAATAAAGGCGAGAATGACTTCACAGCGTCATTCCACAACGATGATGATGTTGTAATGACAATAGGCCCAGGCGGTGCAATTTTTAATCAGGATAGCAACGCCAATGTAGACTTTAGAATTGAGACAGATGGAGAGGATGAGGCATTTTTTATAGACTCTAGCGCAAACACAATCTACATCAACAAGGGTAATACTGCCTTTGAAACAATTATCGAAAGTACAAATGCGCAAGCCCTCAATGTTGACTCCACCGGCGTTGTCATAAATGAAGAAGCCAACGGTTCCAACAATTTTCGTGTCGAAGCCACCAGTAATACCCATGCCTTCTATGTGCAAGCAGGTGTGAGCGGTGGCAAGATGGGATTTCTAGACAGCGCAGCAGGTGTCACCACGTTTGGAAGTATTGGAAGAGTTCAGGTCCAGACAGACTTTACAAACAACTATGGATTCTATGTCAAGCACCATGGAGATAATACAAACAGAAGGGGCATTCGCATAGACTGTGGGACAACAGGAAGCTCAGGAACAAACACTGCAATGAGTTTCCGTGATGGCGATGGGACAGAGATAGGAAATATCACTTTCACCGGCTCCACAGTTTCATATAATCAATTTACAGGTGGTCACTTTGGAACTGTAGAGGACGAAGACGCTCGTAATTACGGAATTTTGTTGAAGGTTGATAGCATCGAAAAAACTAACAGACACATACACTATAATATGAGCATGACAACATCTGCAAATGATAGAGCTGTGATCGGAGTCTACTCAGGAGAGTTAGAGGACATGGATGGATCAATATCACATCAAGTCTACGCAGTTGGTGATGGAAACATACTTGTCTGCTCTGAGGGCGGAAATATATCAACAGGTGACTATATTTGCTCATCAAATGTTGCCGGTCATGGTATGAAGCAATCTGACGATCTCCTTCACAACTACACAGTTGCAAAGGCACTAGAAGCAGTTGATTGGTCACAGGAGTCAGAGACTACAAAGCTGATAGCATGCACCTACCATGCTGGGTAGCAATATTTTATAAACTTCTCTAAATTGAGCTGTAAAATCTCTTTGTGGAGCGCCATAAATGTTCAATCGTAGTCCATTTAATATAGAGCCTCCTCCAAGTGTACCAGATGACTGTGACATTGTCTTTGTTGGAGATATGTTCTCGTCTGATCATCTTGGAGGAGCAGAATTAACAACTGATGCAATAATTGATTCATCGACATATAAAGTTTTTAAATTACACTCAAGCAAGGTGACAGCAGAACTTCTGTCACAGGGAATAAGAAAGCACTGGATTTTTGGAAACTATTCATCAATGGACTGGAATCTCATTCCAACAATTGTTGCAAACTTAAATTATTCAATTATTGAGTTTGATTACAAATATTGTAAGTATAGATCAACAGAAAAGCATGAGCAGGCAGAGAACATGCCGTGCGACTGTCAGAATCAAATGTATGGAAAGATGGTTTCAGCATTTTACTATGGAGCAAAGTCTCTTTGGTGGATGTCAGAGCAGCAGATGCAAAAGTATCATCAGGCATTTCCATTTCTTGAGCAGATTAAAAATACCGTTCTATCATCTGTATTCAACTCTGATTTCTTTAGTGAGATTGATTACTTGCGAATAAAAGCGCAGGATGTCAATCGAGAGAAGTATCTTGTTGTAGGTTCAACATCCTGGATAAAGGGAACACAGGATGGTGAGGCACTTTGCAAGAAAAAGAATTTTGACTACGAGGTTCTCTGGGACCTTCCATACAAGGATATGCTTGAAAGGCTTTCACAGGCAAAAGCGCTAGTCTTTCTACCGAAGGGAAAGGATACATGTCCACGGCTTATCATAGAGGCAAAGCTATTAGGCTGTGACATCATTACAAATGAAAATGTACAGCACATTAATGAGGAGTGGTTTAATACAGCTGACTTAAACGCTGTTGAGGGTTATCTCAAGTCAGCAGGAAAAAGATTTTGGAATGAAATAAAGAAGATAATCGAATATCAGCCAACAATCAGTGGATATACTACCACATTGAATTGTATTGAGCAGAATTATCCCTTTGTGGAGAGCATAAAGTCCATGCTTGCCTTCTGTGACCAGGTAGTTGTTGTTGATGGTGGTTCCAAGGACGGGACCTGGGAGCAGCTTCAGAAGCTGACAGAGAAGCACGAAAAGCTACTTGTGCACCAGAATGTAAGGGACTGGAATCATCCAAGATTTGCAGTATTTGATGGATTACAAAAAGCATTTGCAAGAGTTCTCTGCACGGGTGAATTTTGCTGGCAGCAGGATTCAGATGAGATTATTCATCAGGACGATTATGACAAGATTGCGAATTTATCAAAAATTCTTCCAAAAAATATAGACCTTCTTGCACTACCCGTAATTGAATACTGGGGTGGGCATGAAAAGATAAGAATAGATGTCACACCGTGGAAGTGGAGATTTAGTCGAAATAAACCGCACATCACACATGGCATTCCAAAAGAGCTTAGAAAGTTCGATGAGAGTGGAGAAATGTACTCTCTACCTGGTACTGATGGTTGTGATTATATTCGAAGTGACACGTTTGAAAGAGTTGAATTTGCAAACTTTTACACCGGAGAAAGTGATGCACTGAGAAATCAAGCATTTTCTGACAAGGAAGCATTGAGCAATTATCAGATGTGGTTTCAGGAGATGACAAATAATCTTCCTAGCGTTCATCATTACTCATGGTTCGATATTAAGCGAAAAATAAGAACATATAAAAATTACTGGTCGAAGCACTGGCAAAGTCTATACAATATAAGCCAGGCTGACACTGCTGAAAATAATATGTTTTTTAATAAGCCCTGGTCTGAGACAACAGATGAGGAATTGGATAATTTCGCAGAAAAGCTTGCAAATGAGATGGGCGGATGGATTTTTCATACAAAGGTAGATTTTTCAAAAAAGACCCCGCACATGAAATTGTCACAGGGTAATCCAGAGATTATAAGAAACTGGATTGATAAAAAGTGATAATATTTGTAGTTCCATGCTTTAATGCAGAAAGAAATCTTGACAAGCTTGCTTCATCATTACAGTCTCAGTCTGATGATCGATGGACATGTATTATGGTTGATGACATGTCAGAAGATGATACCTGGAAAAAAATGATTGAAATTTGCACAAACGACAGCAGGTTTTCGTGTAGAAAAAATTCAGTTAAAAAGTTTGCATTAAGAAATATTGTTGAAACATCTAGACTGTTTCAGGATGTTGCTGATAATGTCATTATCGCAACAATTGATGGAGATGATTTTTTGTGCAATAACGATGCTGTGTCAATTGTTAATAATGAGTATAGTAATGGTAGCGATGTTGTTTGGACTGCTCATGAATGGGATATAAACGGAAGCAATATATCAAATGATATGCCAGACAATGTAGATCCGTATTTTTGGCCATGGTGCAGTTCTCATTTAAGAACGTTCAGGTGTGCACTGTTAAAAAAAATATCTGATAAAAATTTTAAGGACGAAGAGTTAAAATGGTTCAAGCGTGGATATGATCAAGCCTTAATGTTGCCGATATTAAGCGTTTCAAATAAGAGAAAGTATATAGACACTGTATGTTATAGATACAACATAAACTCTGTGTCAGTTAATGATAGAGATTGGGCTGAGATGAGGCAGATTTCAACAATAAACCTTGTAAGAGCTAGAGGATTTATCGCCAAGAAAGAAGATCAGTAGATGATACGCTTTAGAGAAATGTGTGCAGATGATCTTGAATTTTTTATTGCCATACGAAATGAATGTGCCGATTTTCTTGATGATAATACTAGATTTACAATTAATCAATGCCGCGAATGGTTCAGGAAAAGCAAGCCAAAATTTTATATTTTGACTCATAATAACAATGATGTAGGGTATTTTAGAACATCTTCATGGAATGAAGATGAAAGCAGTGTGTTTATAGGATGTGACATACATAGAACATACCGGGGAATGGGAATAGCAAAGCTGGCATACCCTAAGTTTATGAACTTTATGTTAGAATCTTTTGGGTTTAAGACGTTTATCTTATACGTTTTAGAATTTAATGTTAGAGCAATTTCTCTCTACGAAAAAGTTGGATTTAAAAGAACAAACAAAAAAACCGACCCAGTGTTCAGGGGCAAAGAAAAAATTAAGAGAATTGAGATGAAGATGGAGATTTCTAAATGAAGAAAGTTGCAAAGGAAAAAAGTAAAAATTTTAATGATGTTTTTGTATTTACACCAAGGGTTTTTCATGATCACAGAGGGTGTTTTTACGAATCATATAATGAGAATACGTTTAAAGAAGCGGGATTTAATGAAATATTTGTCCAAGATAATTTTTCTATATCAAGGGCGAATGTAATAAGAGGCCTACACTATCAGTGGGACGGCCCAATGGGAAAATTTGTCAAGGTGGCAAGCGGTGCAATCATGGATGTCATTGTCGATGTAAGAAAAGGATCACCAACGTATGGAGTTTATGAATCATTTATGCTAACGGCAGAAAATAAAAAAGAACTATGGGTTCCACCGGGCTATGCTCATGGAATTATTTCTCTTGAAGATAACACTGTGCTACATTACAAGTGCACAGCAGTTTATAACTCAGATGGAGAATCCGGAATAAACCCACTCGATCCAGAGCTTAATATTGACTGGGGCATTGATAAAAGCAGCTTAATATTATCAGAAAAGGATTCGGCAGCACAGTCTTTTTCTGAATATAGAAATAATCCAAAATTTAATTTTAAGGATAAATAATGAAAAAAATTCTAATTGCAGGCGGCGCAGGATATATCGGCTCAGTCTTAGTACCAAAACTAATTGAAAGACAGTATGATGTTACTGTTGTAGATTTACTGTGGTTTGGAAATAGTCTTCCAGATGAAACAAATATAATTAATGCTGATATTAGGTCACTAACTCCAGACGATGTTTCTGGATTTGACGTTGTCATCTTTATGGCTGGTGTGTCAAATGATCCAATGGCAAACTTTAACCCATCTATGAACTTTGTTGAGAATGCATCCTCACCAACGTATCTTGCATTTATTTCTAAGGAAGCAGGCGTGCAAAGATTTGTGTATGCAAGTTCATGCAGTATTTATGGATATACAGCTGATAAATTGATGAATGAGAGCTCTCATGTTTCTCCAAAATTTCCATACGGTATTTCAAAAATGTTGGGTGAGAGTGCTGTTATGAGCTTTGAAGATGAAACATTTAGACCAATATCTCTTAGAAAGGGAACGGTAGGTGGGTATTCCAAGAGAATGAGATATGATCTTGTTGTAAACACAATGACAAAGTTTGCGCTGACAGAGGGAAAGATAGTTGTAAATAACCCTAGTGTATGGCGACCTTTAACAGATGTACGTGACATCGCCACAGCATACATCAGGGCAATTGAAGCAAGCCCAGAAATAACAGGTGTATTTAATGTATCATATGACAATTACACAATGGGCCGCTTAGCTGATGAAATTAGAGATGAGTTATTAAATAATGGGATCACTGTAGACATAGAGATTAAAAATATTCCAGAATGTAGAAACTATAAAGTAACAAATAACAAGATAAAAGATCAGCTTGATTTCGTTCCTCAGTTTTCTCCTGGAGACTCTGTTAATGAAATTTTAAGAAATATAGACTTATCAACATATAGCTTTGACGATAAGACTTACTATAATATTAAGGTCTTTGAAGAGCTATTTGGAAAACAGCAATGATTGAAACAAAAACTAGAAGCCTTTTAAAATCTTTGATATGGAGAATTATTGCTATACTTAATAGCTTTATTATTCTTGTGTCAGATGTGTCAGAAAGGGCTATTATTAATGCGTTTTACATGAACATTAGCGGTTTTATCATATATTATTTCTTTGAAAGGACGTGTAATCGTATTTCGTATGGAAAAGTGTACAGTCAAAAAATAGGAGACAGCAATGATAAATCTTTTTAAAGTTCATAATCCTGGAACACTAGGACCATTAATAGATAAGCTTTTTGAAAACGGCATGGTGACAGAAGGAGAATATTCAGATAGATTTGAAAAAGAGTTTTCTGAATATGTTGAGAATGAAAATTGTTCACTTGTCAATAGCTGCACATCAGCTTTGACACTAGCGTTTAGACTTTGTGACATTCAGCCTGATGATGAGGTAATTGTTACACCTATGACATGCATGGCAACAAATGAGCCTGCATCTGTATTTGGTGCAAAGCTTGTCTGGGCAGATATTGATCCTGAGACTGGGAATATTGACCCATGTGATGTTAAAAGAAAGATAACTCCTAGAACAAAGGCTATTTCTGCTGTCCATTGGGCCGGCCAGCCATTTGAGATAGATGAAATTAATAAAATTGTAAGAGATTTTGATATAAAGGTAATTGAAGATGCTGCACATGCTCTCGGAGCAACATACAATGGAATCCCGATAGGGGGTCATAGTGATTTTACATGCTTCTCATTTCAGGCAATAAAACACTTAACAACCGCGGACGGCGGTGCAATTTGCTCAAAAAACCACGATGATGACCAAAGGATAAAAAGCCTTAGGTGGTTTGGTTTAGACAGAAAGTATACTGCAAAGACAGGAAAATCTCGATGGGAGCAGGACGTCACAGAGTGGGGATATAAGTTTCACATGAACAACTTAAATGCATTAATCGGGCTTGAGCAAATGAAGACAATAAAGTCGCTTATTAAAAGTCACCAGGATAATAGTGCATTTTTTGATAAAAATATTAATAATTCACGTGTTAAAAAGCTCAAAAGATCAAAAAATTCTGAGTCTGCATGCTGGATCTACAGTCTTCTTGTAGATAATAGGGATGAATTTAAGAGTCATATGGCAAGCAAAGGTGTGGCAACAGATGTTGTTCATGTAAGAAATGATAGATACTCTGTGTATAAAAAGTTTGAAAGAGATGACTTACCAGGGACTGATGAATTTTGTTCAAAAATGATGAATATTCCTGTCGGATGGTGGTTAACAGAAGAGGATAGGAAAACAGTTGTTGAAGCTGTTAATAGTTTTTAGTTTAAAATGGAATCAAAAATTCAAATAGGGATTCCGTGTGGAATCAATTCAGAGCACTATGTTAAACATTTAATATGGTCATCAAATATGACTGTAAGTGATCAAAAAAGAGTTGAATTTATACTTGCAATAAATGATAAAAGTGTCGATACCGATGAAATATTAACCGTAGACACAGACTCAGAGATAAAAATAATTGATGCAATAAATGATAATCCAATATCTAGTCATGATCATGGACTTTGTCTCGATTTACTATTCAGCAATATGACAGAAGATTTTGGAATGATAGTTGATGCAGACGTCGCTTTTCTTGCAAAGAGCTGGGATGAAAAAATGCTTAGCTTAATTCATGACGATATCGTTATCATAGGCTCAGAGTATAGTGGATCAAAATATCTAAAATTTCCCAATGCTATATGCTGTTTGTTTAGAGTGAAAGCATTGCAGATGTGCAGCAGTATATCATTTACTCCTGCAAAGACAAGACAGATAACAATTGATTCTACAAATGCTAGAGTATTTGGAAGGGATCCTGGGGATATTATTGACTTAGATGTTGGTTGGCAACTACCTTTTAAAATTAAGATACGCGGCGGAGATGGGATAGCACTACCTTTAATAAATTCAAATGATGAAAGATCCAAGTTTATGACTGCAGGAATGAGAGGTGAGGAACATCAAATTAATGGAGAGCCTGTATTTACACATGTTGGTCGTTCATCATATAGAAATTTTCACACTGATCCAATTATCTTAAGATGGAGGCAAAGAGTCGACGAGTGGATTACTAAAAATGCATAATTTTCCAAAAAAGAGAGTCAAAGTAACACTTTTGTATCCTCCTGAGCAAACTTGGCCCGAGATGATGTGCAAGCCGAACGGATCTTTAGCATATCCCATGCTAGGAGGAGCTCTGATAGAAAACGGCACAGAAGTAAAAATATTTGATGCATGTGTAGGAAATGAAAGTGATAATCTAGACGACGTATTTTACACTTCGTCTGATTTACCCACAGGAATGAAGCGGACAGGCGTGACGGATGAAAGAATTCTTGAAGAAGTAGCTGATTCAGATATAGTCGGCTTAACCTCTATTTTCACACATCAGGAGACAATGGTTTTAAATACTTCAAGGCTTATTAAAAAAACATTTCCTGATAAGCTTATAGTTGCAGGAGGTGTCAATGCAAGGCATAGACAAAAAAAGTTTTTTGATAATGGTGTTGACCTTATCTGCACTTCTGAATCAGAAAAAACAATTGTAGAAATAGTAAGAACTATAGAAAGCGGAAGTAGAAACTTTACTCACATTCCAATGGTAGCATACCTTGAAAATGGAACACCAAAGCAAAGCAGTGCGATAGGTGATATAATATGGAATCTTGATGATTTACCTTTGCCAGCATGGCACCTTCTTCCAAATGACAGATATTGGAAAATTAGAAGGCCACACGGAGGTCATTTTGAACCTGATGAGGAATTAAAATATGCTTCAATGATGACGTCATTGGGCTGTCCATTTTCCTGCACATACTGTCATATAGCAGGTGAACGGAAGGGAACAATGTCAGGACCTATTGGAAAATTTAGAATAAAATCTGATCAAAGAGTTCTTAAAGAGCTTGATATTTTAAAGTCACTTGGAGTTAAGCAAATCTTTATAGAAGATGATTCAATCTTTGGAAAGAAGAGAAGAGCAATTGAGCTAATTAAAAAGATTAGAAATTTAGATTTTGAAATTCTTGATGTAAATGGAGTCAATGTTATTCATCTGCTAAAGAGCGGAGAACCTGACTTTGAAGTAATAGAAACACTTGCAGAAGCAGGATTTAGAGATATAGCACTGCCATTTGAATCTGCTAATCCTAGAATAATATCGAAGTATGCGTCAAGCAAATGGAATATTCAGCAGTCAAATATTCCTGCCCTATTAAAGGCATTAAAGGATTATAATTTAAGAATTGCAGGTAACTACATGATAGGGTACCCTGATGAAACAAGAGAAGAAATTATACATACAATTAATTTTGCTAAAGAATGCATGAATAATGGTCTTGATGCTGCTAGCTTCTTTTTAGTGATGCCGCTCCCAGGAACTCCAATGTTTGACTCTGCTATGAGAGATGGAAATCTTTCAACTGATTATGATCCTGATAAAATGCACTGGCAAAAGGCAAATATGATCAATACGATTGTCCCGTCGGACGAGCTAGAAAAGATAAGAGACAAGGCTTGGGAAGAAATAAATGACCATCGCTACACAAAATATAAAAAAGGAATGCTTGTCGACAAAAATTCTGGTGAGATTCATAAGATAGAATGAATGTGCTATTTGACAATGTAGATTTTGAATCAAGTTCAGGTCCCAATGCTCTTGCTGGAAAATTAGCAAGAGCATTTACTGAATTAGACGTAAATTCTGTTAGCAACATCTCTAATTCTCAAAAGATTGATATACAATTATCATTCATAGCAGCTTCCTATAAGGTTGCACCCATCGTCCAGAGGCTAGATGGAATTTATTTTAACTCGGACCAGGATTATCAGCATCTCAACACACCTATATGTGAAACATTTCATGCAGCAAGTGCAGTAATTTATCAGTCTAATTTCAATAAAGTGCTAACTGAGAAATGGTTTGGTGAGCACCAGAATGGAAATGTGATTCACAACGGTACATGCTTGGACCTCATTTCAGAAATAAAACCCATACAGCATCCAGTGCTTGATAAATTTAATGGTGTGTGGTCATGCGCATCAGCCTGGAGGCCTCACAAAAGACTATCAGAAAACGTACGCTATTTTTTAGAATTTGCACCTGAAGATGCTTGCCTGGTTGTTGCAGGAAAAAATCCAGACTTTCAAGTAAGTCATGATAGAGTGCTATACGCAGGAGAGATGCCATGGCAAGATTTAATCTCGCTGTTTAAGCGATCTACTAAGTTCTTACACCTAGCATGGCTAGATCATTGTCCAAACGTGGTAATTGATGCACAAGCAAGTGGATGCTCTGTCGTTTGTTCAGCTGCAGGTGGAACACATGAGATTGTCAATGAGTCTGGCCTGATAATAGAAGAAGATCTTTGGGATTTTTCTCCTGTGAGACTTTATAATCCTCCAGAGATGGATTTTAGTAGAGCAATTCAAAGTGAAAATAGCGTAAATTTTGATATCGCTGAAGTTGCAAAAAAGTATAAATCTGTTTTTGTAGATTTACTCGATAATGTGTAAAGCTTATTTTTTTATCTTAGAATTATCAAGAGGAAGCTTAGATGAAAGTAACATTTGGAATCAATAACTACAATAGACTTTTTTATCTTAGAAGTTGTGCAGAGTCATTGATGGAATCTGTTTCAGATTATGATGACGTAGAATTTATCTGTGTAGATGATAATAGCGAAGAACCAGGAACACAGGAATACCTGGGTTTACTACGTGAGAAGGGATGGAAGGTAATAAATCAGCAGGACTATAGGTCGGGAGAAAAGGGCAAGATAGGAAAAAATGATGTAGACCATATCAGCGCATTTGGTGAAGCCCTCAATATTATTTTTCAGGAGTCAACAGGAGATATAATATTTCCCCTCCAGGGAGATTGTCAGTTTATTAGAAAAGGGTGGCTAAAGGACTATGTTTCCCTATTTCAGCAGAATGATGATGTGGGATCGGTTTTGATAGACTGCCAAAGAAAAGTAAGATTAAATGCAGCGATGTTTACAAAGATAAGAGTAAATAATTCAATTTTTTGTCTAGATTCCTCTCGATCTAAAGTAAACGGCGCCGGAGATTGTGGATATAGAAGGTCAGTCATTGCTTCTGTAGGCGGCTGGGAAACACCAGGACATGGTGGAAATGCTGAGGTAAATCTAAGTGAGAAGATTGAAAAGAAATTCTCGTCAAAGATGAAGACTTATTTGCCGTGGATTCCAGTATGTGTGGGAATCTTTACGGATCCTCGAGGAACAAATGCAAGAGTTAGGGGAAATAAGAGATTTGGAAAATATTGGTCTGCTGACAATGATCAATATTATGAGTGGGTGGATATCTCTCAATTGAAAGAATCACCAAGTAGACCATATTCAATAGAGGAGCTTGCAAAGCCCATTGGTTGGAATGCGCCCATAGATGACTTTGGTGAATGGAAGAAAAATCCCATTGATATTAGTGCAGCATCGAGAGAAGATTACGAGATCGTTTACGAAATAGTGGAATCAGAAGAAGAGGATGATGATCACATACAAGAGTGGTTGCTAGACTGATGAAAATTTTTGTTCTTGCACCAAATGAGAGCTGGATTTGTGATCGAATTGCGCAAGAGTGGTGGGAGAACAACAAAGAGATAACCACACCAAATATTCTTGAAGCTAACGTTATTTGGTTGCTTGCAGGCTGGTGCTGGAATCACATATCCCCTAGCATTTTGCAGTCAAAAAAAGTAATAGTAACTGTTCATCATTTTGTTCCAGAAAAGATGAATCGACAAAAAACCCGTGATTTCTTAATAAGAGACCAGTTTGTTGACTGCTACCATGTTCCAAATAGAAAGACCAAGTCTCACCTCGAGAAGCTCACCTATAAGAAAATTAAAGTAATTAGCTATTGGTATGATGAATCAAAATGGTATCCTGAAGATAGGTTGCAAGCCAGACAGGACCTTTCGCTACCTGAGAATGATTATATAGTCGGATCATTCCAAAGGGACACAGAGGGAAGCGATCTAATAACTCCGAAACTAGAGAAGGGTCCTGATATTTTTTGTGACTACATTGATTCTTTAGACACCAATAATCTTCATGTTTTATTGGGCGGGTTCAGAAGACAGTATGTTATCAAAAGATTAGAATCAGCAGGAGTCAAGTACACCTATTTTGAACTTGCATCGATTGAAACATTAAGAAAGATGTATGCAAGTTGTGATCTTTACGTAATTTCATCAAGGTACGAAGGCGGCCCACAATCAGCACTTGAAGCCTCTGCTATGAAAGTTCCAATAATCTCAACAGATGTGGGAATTGTTGAAAATATTCTTACTAAAAGCTGTATTGGAGATATTCTAGCACAGAAGTATATCCCATCAGAAGATGATATTCATCAGGGCTTTAAAAACTGTCAACAGTATGAGATAAAGATTCACAAGCAACAGTATCTTGATATGTTCTGTGAAGTCTTTGCTAAGTGAATCATTCAAATTTAGAAATAAATTAAAAGACTTCATAGGAGGATGGTAAGATTAAAAATAGTATGGGTAAAAAATGAAGAAAAGAGCACTCATCACAGGTATAAATGGCATGGATGGAAGTCATCTTGCCGACCTCTTATTAGAGAAAGATTACGAGGTATTTGGTCTTGAAAGACGCATCTCATTTAGAGAGAGAGTTAACACAGGTCATCTTGTCGGAAAGATAAATTTTCTTTCTGGAGACCTAACAGATCAAAATTCACTCCTCAGAGCACTCTCTGATTCTGAGCCACATGAGGTTTATAATCTTGCAGCACAATCGTTTGTTGGTGAGAGCTGGAACACACCAAGCCTCACATCAAATGTAACAGGAATGGGTGTGCTTAGAATGCTAGAGGCAATAAGAGAGTACAAGAAGCCTGTTAAGTTCTACCAGGCAAGCACCTCAGAGATGTTTGGAAAGGCTGTTGAGTGCCCTGCCAGCGAGTCCACACCCTTTTACCCAAGAAGCCCATATGGAGTTTCTAAACTATACGGGCACTGGATTACAAAAAATTATCGAGAATCATATGACATGTTCAATTGCTCGGGAATCTGCTTTAATCATGAGTCTGAGAGGCGAGGTTTGCAATTTGTAACTCGTAAAATCACAGATGGAGTTGCCAGAATCGCATCAGGCTTGTCAGATCATATAACTCTAGGCAATCTCGATGCCAAGCGTGACTGGGGATACGCTGTTGATTATGTAGAAGCGATATGGCTGATGCTACAACAGGACAACCCTGATGATTTTGTTATTGCTACCGGTGAATGCTATTCTGTAGAGGATTTTTTAGAAAAATCATTTTTGTGTGTAGGAATAAGCGATTGGAAAAAATATGTCAAGCAAGATCCAAGATTCATGAGACCTGCAGAGGTAGATGTTTTGATTGGAGATTATTCAAAGGCAAAGAATACACTGGGCTGGGAGCCCACAACAACATTTGATCAGCTTGTAACAAGAATGGTTGAATGTGACATGAATAGATTAAAGGAAAGATAATAAAATGAAAATTGCAGGATCTTGGTCAGGGCATGATTGTTCTTACTTTATTATGGAAGACGGTCGACCCGTGCGTCATGATGAGTATGAGAGATTTATTAGAGAGAAGGAGCCACCCGGAGACTCTCTGTCTTTTTTGATGGAGAATTATGAGAATTTTTCTGAGATAAAGCATCTTGCACTGTGTTCACCTGTGTCAAAAACTACACACTACGATGAATCATTTCAAAAAATAAAAGAAGTCATAGGTGAAAATGGGGGAAATTTATATGTGATAGGGCATCATAAGTCACATGCAGCAAATACCTTCTTTTCAAGCAATCTTCCCGAGGCAACAATTATAACAATGGATGGCGGGGGCGCCGAAGAGAATAATTTTGTAACAGCCTTCACAATTTGGACAGGAAATGACAATAAGATCCAGCATCTTCACTCCTTTCCCATTTCTCAAATTAATCTTGGCGGATTATGGACCCGGGCAACACGATATATTTTTCAGCTACAATCTGGCTGGCCCCGAGGCCACCAAGCCGGATCAGTTATGGCTATGGCAGCTTTGGGTAATCCAGAAAGATTTGTCAATGATTTTGAAAAAATGCTGACTGTGGATCTACAAATTGCTTCACACAAGCCCACAAATCAGCCTAAGGGAGCACTGGTCCCAGGTAAGGATCCAAAACATCCCTATCTAAATCCCTGGGCCATGATTGCTGAACAAAGTGAGCAGGATAGGTTTGACCTAGCTGCCGGTCTACAACAAGCTACAGAAAATCTATTTAAAAATGTGCTAGAGACAATATTGTCACAGGTACCAACTAAAAATCTTTGTCTTGCTGGAGGCGTATCCCTAAATTCTGTAATGGTGGGAAAGATACAGGACTGGTTTCCTCATATCGAAAATGTGTATGTTACACCCACTCCTCATGATGGTGGTCTTCCAATTGGTGCAGCACAATTTGTCTGGCATCATGTGCTAGATAATCCGAGAATAGAATGGAATGATAGCTTTACACCATATCTTGGTAAGACATACACAGAAGAAGAAATAAAGACTTGTCTCGAGAAAGAGGCAGAGAGTGTTGTAACAAGAAGTGCAGATGATCCAGAAGTAATTCAACTTCTTGCTGATCAAAATATAGTTTCTGTTTTTGGAGGAGGATCGGAGTCAGGTCGTAGAGCACTTGGTAATAGAAGCATACTAGCAGATCCCAGGAGCCCACACATGAAAGATATGATAAATGAGAAAGTCAAGCATCGGCAGTGGTATAGGCCTTTCGCTCCTTCTATTCTTCGTGAGGAGACTAAAAACTGGTTCGAATCAGATGTTGATAGTCCATATATGAGCTTTGTTTTAAACTTTAAGGAAGAAGTTCTAGATAAGATACCAGCTGTGCTGCATGTAGATAATACAGCAAGGCTCCAGACAGTAACAGAAAATGATAATCCCTGGTATCATGGATTTTTAACGATGTGGAACGAAAAAACAGGAGTTCCCATTTTACTAAATACTAGCTTTAATGATAGAGAGCCAATATGTGAAACTCCTGAACACGCTATTAGCTGTTTCTTACGAACAAATATTGATTTCTTATACTTTAGAGATTGTGGATTGCTAGTCTCAAAGAAGGATAAATGAGAGTCTTTATTGACAGGAGACCTGTACCTGGTCCCTGGGGAGGCGGAAATAAAACTGTAACAGCGCTTCACAATAGATTACAACAATCGGGTATTGAAATTTCTCCTTCCCTAGAGCCAAATGTGGATTTAATTTTCTGCTTTGACCCAAGACCGAATAGTTCAGGTATGTGGTATCAGAATTATCTTGAACACAAGAATAGATTTGGATCAAAAATAATTCAGCGTGTCGGTGATTGTGGAACACATGGAAAGCCAGAATTAACGCAGTTAGTAAGGCAGTCGATATATTTTTCAGATTTTGTAATATTTCCAAGTGAGTGGGCAAAAAACTATACTGAATATGATCAAAAAAATTACTGTGTTATTCCAAATGGCCCTAACAGTATTTTTTATAAAAGTCGCCGAGACAGAGAGCTAAAAGAAGCAACCAGAGTAGTTACACACCATTGGTCAACAAATGAAAAAAAGGGCTTTAATTTCTATGCGGGTTTAGATGAAATAGCAGAAAAATTAAATATAAAATTTACGTATATTGGAAGAATACCCGCTAATTTTGAATTAAAGAATTCAACCTATATTGAACCATTGAATATGGAGGAAGTAGCAGCTAAAGTTGCAGAGAGTGATTTGTATTTAACTGCATCCCTCCAGGAGGCTGGAGCTAATCATGTCCTTGAAGCACTGGCTATTGGATTACCAGTGGTATATCATAGAGGGGGTGGAAGCATTGTAGAATATTGTTCCGACTATGGAGAGGGCTACGATACATTTGATGGAATGGTTGAATCTCTAAAGAGAGTTACAGAAAATTATCAACAGTATCATGAATGTGTGATGACCTATCAAAGAACTGTTGAAGATGTAATTGATGGCTATATGGATGTAGTATGCCAGCAAAAGTAAACATAAGCATCGATGATGTGTCACCACATCCATTATCATCTCTTAAGATACTTGAAAAATGCCAGAGGCTTCTTGATGTAATTCCTGAAGCAAAGTTCACATTGTTTGTCCCTATCTCATATTGGAGAACAGTCACTCCCAATGTGTCTACACAGGCACCCTTGCAAATTAATCTTTTTCCAGAGTTTTGTGAATCACTTCGTTCACTACCTTCTGAAAGCTATGAAATAGGCTATCACGGATTTCATCACGGAATCCCCGGTAATTCAGACAATGATGAATTTAGAGATCTTAATGAGGATCAATCTCGAGAAGTATTTCAGAAAATGTTTGATATTGTGGAAAGTGCAGGTCTTCAAGACAAGTTTGAGAAAATTTTTCGTCCACCGGCATGGAGAATGTCACCACCCTCCTTTAAGGTTGCTAAAGAGTTTGGAATAGAAATTTTGGCGCTATTAAAAGAAAAATATACCGATGAACACTATCAGGGCCATGATGAGAAATTTGATAGTGTTATTTATGCAACTTGCTACCCACCCATAAAAAATTTAGAGATGTCAGATAAGATCGAAATAGTCTACCACGCGTGTGAGTGGGATAAAAATTATTTAAGTGATAGTCAGTTAGATGATTTAATCGACTTTCTTCAGAATAACAACAATATAGAATTTTGCTTTATGAGAGACATGATATGATAAATCTTGCAGAAGAAACAATTGACAAATCTGATTTGACAGCTTTAACTGAATGGCTAGATAAAAACCCAAGGTTAACTAAGGGAAAAGAGACAGAGGATTTTGAGCGAGAATGGTCAGAATGGCAAGGACAGAAGAGTTCAATTTTTGTCAACTCAGGCTCTTCAGCTAATTTCATGATGTTTCATGCATTGCTATATTCTAATATGCTTAGAAATAAGAAAGTTGTAGTTCCTTCAATAAGCTGGGTTACAACTGTTTCACCTGCGATGCTGCTGGGATATGATCCAATTTGTTGTGATTGTGATGAGGTTGATCTAGGGCTTTCTCTTGATGATTTTGAGAAGATCTGCAAGGAAGAAAAACCTGCTGTTGCAATTATTGTTCATGTCCTGGGTCACGCAAATAAGATGAGAGAGATCTTACAGATATGTGAGAAGTATGATGTAATTCTATTAGAGGATTGCTGTGAGGCATATGGTGCATATTATCAGGGCGAAAAGGTTGGAAATTTTGGATTGATGAGCTCATTTTCCTTCTATTTTGGTCACCATATGTCAACAATAGAGGGAGGAATGGTATCGACAAGCAATAGAGAGCTTAAGAATATCTTACTATCAATTCGATCTCACGGATGGCTAAGAGATCTAGACGAAGACATTAAACAGTGTCACATCAAAAAGCACAACATCACAGAGTTTGAAAGCCTTTTTACTTTCATATATCCGGGAATGAATTTACGATCAACAGATCTAAGTGCCTTCATTGGAAGACGACAGCTTGAGAAGCTAAGTGGAAATGTAGATAAACGAGATAAGAACTATCAGATCTATAAAAATCTACTAGAGGGTGATCTTTGGATTCAAACAAGTGAGACAGAAAAGGTTTCATGTCTGGGTCTTGGATTAATAGCACCAGATCGTGAGAATATTGCAAGATCACTTCTTGACAATAACATTGAATGTCGTCCGCTAATTTGTGGCAGCATACAGGAGCAGCCTTTTTGGAAACGACAAAAAAGAAGCCTACCCAATGCTCTAAATGTCCATAACAATGGGTTCTATGTTCCATGTCATGATAAGCTGACAGAGAGTGATATTGCGAAAATAGTCGATATTGTGAAGGGATCACTTTGAAGACGCTTGTAACGGGTGGTTGTGGATTTATCGGAAGCCATATTGTCGATAGGCTTTGTAGCCTGGGCTTTGAAGTGATCGTAATTGATGATCTATCAGCACCAGAAAATGAAATGTTTTATTTCAATAATCAGGCATCATATGTTAAAAAGGATATCTCTAAAGAAGATTGTAGCGATGAGTTCAGTAATGTAGACTGTGTTTTTCATCTTGCTGCTAGAAGTAGAATACAGCCAACCATCAGCTCACCAGCAAGTTGTTTTGAGGTCAATGTTGTGGGCACACAAAGAGTTCTAGAATGGTCAAGAGACAAGGGTGTTAAAAGAGTTGTGTATTCAAGTACATCTTCACTGTATGGCCATCAGAATAAAATACCTTTTTCACCCAACATGCCCGCCGATTGCTTAAACCCGTATTCTCTATCAAAATGGATGGGTGAGCAAATTTGTAAATTGTATTACCAGGTATACAGCTTACAGCCAGTTGTTCTAAGATACTTCAACGTATACGGTCCGAGAGAGCCGGTAAAGGGAACTTATGCACCAGTTATTGGCTTATTTAAAAGACAGTTTGAAAAGGGTGATCCCATAACAGTAGTGGGAGACGGTGAGCAAAGAAGAGACTTTACATACATTGATGATGTTGTAGATGCAAATATTATTGCGATGAATTTAAAAACTACAAAATTTAAAACGTACAATATTGGCACGGGAAAAAATTATTCAATTAATGAAATAGCTCGACTAATTGGAGGAGATCAAATAAAGGCTGAAACAATATCTGAAAGACCAGCTGAGGTTAGAGAGACTCTAGCAGACATTAGTGATACACTTAGGGAGACAAGCTGGAAACCGAAGTCAAATCTAGAAGATATGATTATGAGCTACTAGGATTAAAAATGAAAGTTCTTGTAACAGGTGGAAATGGATTTATTGGAAAAAATTTGCAAGCTATCCAGCCGGATTGGGCTTATGTGTCTTCAAAAGATTATAATCTGATCAGTCAGGATGAATGCTTACAAATGTTTAAAGATATCGATCCCGAAGCAGTGGTTCATTTGGCTGCTAGAGTAGGCGGAATTAAAGAAAACGCAGAAAACCAAGCTGACTTTTTTCACAAGAATGTAACCATTAATAATAATGTTTTGCATTGCGCATATCTTGCAGGGGTCAACCGGGTGCTTTCATCTCTCAGCACATGTGCTTTTCCTAATGTGGTTTCACAATATCCCTTCTGTGAAGAAAGCCTATTTGACGGTCCCCCAGCACCTACTAATTTTTCTTATGGGTTTTCTAAGAGGATGCTTCACGTTCAATCAGCTGCTTATAGAGAACAGTACGGATTAAATTTTTCAACATTTTGTCCCTCTAACCTCTACGGACCAGAGGATCATTTTGATACAGAGTCTTCTCACTTTGTTGCATCACTTATTTCAAAGGTTGCTAGATCTAGTGATGGAGATACAATTGATTTATGGGGAACAGGAAAGCCTTTGAGACAGCAATTATTTTCACGTGATCTTTGCAAGATAATACCAAAATTGCTTGATTCTCACAATACAAGCCTCCCTATAATAGTTGCTCCAGACCAAAATTTATCCATAGAAGAGATGGCAAATTGTTTGATAAAAGCATCAGGTAAAAATTTAAAAGCAATGTTTAATCAAAAACTGGACGGTCAATTTAGAAAAGATGGATCCAATAAGAGGCTTCGTGAATTAATCGGTGAGTTTGAATTTACAAGCTTTGAAAATGGCGTAAATGAAACATACGAATGGTACTGTGGGAGAGATTAATGAAAACAGCATTCATAACAGGTGTAACAGGTCAGGATGGCTCATATTTGGCAGAGCTTCTCCTTAAGAAAGGCTATGAGGTGATTGGAATGAAGAGGCGAACTTCATTGATATGCACGGATAGAATCGATCACCTAATGAAAAATACACATTTTCATCTTGTATATGGCAATATGCATGATGCTGGAAGATTGCACGGCTTAATACATCAATATCAGCCTGATGAAGTTTATAATCTTGCAGCACAGTCACATGTTCGTGTATCATTTGATGTTCCAGAGGAAACAATTAGTAGTGTAGCACTAGGAACACTGCGCTTGTTAGAGGCGTGCTCTGGAATAGAGGGCCTAAGATTTTATCAAGCAAGCTCGTCAGAGATGTTTGGGGTAAATACTGAAGCACCGCAAGATGAAGATACCAGATTTATGCCTGCCTCTCCCTATGCATGCGCAAAAGTATTTAGTCACCATTTAGTGAATAACTTTAGGGACGCTTATGCCATGCACGCATCTTCGGGAATTCTCTTTAATCATGAATCTCCACGAAGGGGTGAGACATTTGTTACTAGAAAAATAACAAAGGCAGCAGCGAGAATAAAGCTGGGACTTCAAGATGACTTGTATTTAGGAAATCTGGATGCCAAAAGAGATTGGGGATTTGCTGGTGACTACGTTGAGGCGATGTGGCTTATGCTGCAACAGGATGATCCGGATGATTATGTTATTGCAACAGGAAAAACGCATACAGTCAGGGAATTCTTAGAGGAAACATTCAAATTAGCAAACCTTGATATTAAAAAGCATGTCAAAATAGACAAGAGGTTATTTAGACCAAGTGAGGTACCCTTGCTGCTGGGAGAACCATCGAAGGCTAGAATGAAGCTAGGTTGGCATCCCAAGGTAGACTTTAAAGAGCTTGTTAGGTTAATGTTTGAATATGACCTTGAGAAAGAATCAAAGAGGCAATAGTGGGTAAGTCAGATCCTATTCTATTTAAATGGTATTTATCTCATGCAAAGACTGATCAGAAGTCAATTGCATTTTTGGGATTTAACGGTGAGAATAATTTTTCAAGAATTGTCAATGGACTAGATCGTGATTTTTATGATTTATCATTGGGAAATTGGAATATTAATGATGAAGAATGGAATATAGACAAAAAGTATGATGCTGTAATTTGTACTAGATGCGCATATTTTGCAAAAGATCCCGAAAAGTTTATCGCAAACTGTTATAAAATGCTGAATGATAATGGTCATCTATTAATTGACTGGGGGCTGGGAGATCATTGGAGATTTGAAGAGTACAAGGTGGGTTGGGTAAAGAATGAAGAGCATGAATATTGCTATGGAGAGGATAATTTTTTGTGGTCAACTCTATGGCATAACAGCTTTCTAAAGCATTCAGAATGTCAAAAATTTGCAGAATGGATTAAGAAAAAGAACTACGATGATCTTGAAAAAGCTATCAATGATGAGGTTCCCTGTGTTCTATCACCTGAGAAACTATCTGGTTTGTTTAAATCAGTAATGGTTGATATGCTTTCACTTTGGGAGGATAGTCCACAACTTTATATTCTCTTAAGCTGTGTTAAATAAGATGAGCTATCTAGAAACCATATACCCAGAAGATTTAAAAAATAGCTATCCAGAAAAGCTATGTGATTATTTGGTCAATAGATTTTGGGATTCTGGTGATTGCGACAATATCCTTGATATTGGTTGCGGAAAAGGGGTCCAGCTAAAGCACCTTTGTAATGCACTATCAGCAAATGGGTTCGGTGTAGATAGTGAAGTAGTGAAAAATTCTGAATTTAAGATATGTGCATGTGATTTTGAACTAGACAGCTTACCTTTTGAAGATAATTTTTTTGACTTTATTTTTAGTAAATCTGTGTGTGAGCATGTGAGAAATACAGAAAACTTTTTCTCTGAGGCTTATCGTGTCTTAAAGCCAGGCGGGATTTTTATTTGCATGACTCCTGACTGGGTTAGCCAAATGAAAAACTTTTATGACGACTTTACACATGTCCAGCCTTTTACTGTTAAGTCGATGAAAAATTGTCTAAAGATTTATGGATTTGATGTGAGGTGTTGTGAGCATTTTTATCAATTACCATTTACCTGGAAGCATTCTTGGATGAAGATCTTTCCTCCTGTTATATCACTTCTTCCTGATTCTCTTAAGTGGAAAAATAAAGATATGGCAAACACAAAGGACAGAAAGCTTATTAGGTTTTCAAAAGAGAAAATGATTCTTGCTGTGGGCCATAAATGAAAATTCTATTTCCCTTTCATGATTGTGTAGCTTTGAGATATTTCATGCCTCTTGCCATTGAGGCTAAGTCACGAGGTCACACACCTCTTTTTGAAGTGACAGAAGGATTTAAGTATAACGGAGTGTCTATTCCAGACAATAGGGCACAAATTGAGGCTTTGATGCATCACTATGATATGGAATACGGCGATACAGGTGACGTTTGTGTAACAATCGAGGGATGTGAATTGCGACCAGAAATGGCCAACTACACACTGACTGTTTTGCTGGACTATATTAGCCTCTACCCAAGCTACATCGATAAAGTTGACTATGTCGTGTTTCCCAGTAGATGGTTTGTAGACATGGTAAGTGAGGCAGCTAGAAAGCCTATATCTAGCTGGAATGCGGGTGCACAAAACTGCATTGACAACAACATTCAGAATAATCCAAAAAATCTATTTCTAGGCTCACCAAAATACGATATCTCTCTTGATAGAGACCTTATTTGTCAAAAATATGGATTAGATCCAGAACACAGATACACAATGATCATGTATCCGAGACCTGAACATAGAAGAGATTTTGACATGGACGCGATTTGTGAGAATATCGTAGCTGAGGGGAAAATTCCAATCTTAAAGTCAAGAGGCAAGCATCAGTTTTGGCAGCAAGATTTTGAGAAATTTTTATGCTTTTATGATATGACATGGTTTCCGCCAACCTCCCTTGAGTTAATGCACATATCAGAAGAAGTTGTTGGAACAGACTCAACTGCTGTTAAGGAGTCTGTGATGATGGAGCGTCCGATGATAAACATTCCAAATAAAAATTACAGAATGCTTGAGGAATTCTATGAGGAGGGTGCAAAAAATAGATTCCTATATACAGAAAGTTCAAGCATAAGAATATTGAATCACATGGAAGAAAATGTATAGTAGCATAAGTGAACTAAAGGGATTTCTGGGAGGAGACGATCTAGTAATTGTTGGCGGCGGGCCCTCATCTGAAAATCTAGGAAAAGAATTTACAAAGAGTCGAGTTGTCTTGGGCTGCAATTATCGCCAACCGCAAAATCGATATGACCTTCATTTGCTTCATGATCCTCTTGCAATAATGTGGTATAAGAAGAACAATGTAGATTTAAGTACAAGTCATATGATTCTATCACAACTAATAACAGAGGTAGAGTCTCACAATGGTAATAGGGAAAAGTTTGAACATGAGAGGCAGTTTGCATTGAATCCTCTCCATCATCGAGACGTGTGGGTGGGAGACATACCTGTAAATGAATATCTCAATGCACTAACCTATGAGTGGGAATCCCTTGGAAGAAAAAATAAAATATACAAGGCAAGTAGCCCAACTCCAGAGACCACTGTATCTGTGGGTGATGTAATCGGAGAGAGGTGGTTTAATGCTGGGCTATGGTGCATAAAGCTGGCACAATACTTTGGAGCAGGAAGAGTATTTCTCTCTGGCTTTGACGGAGGCCAATCCCACAACTATTCTCATCCTCCTTCAAGTAGAATTGTAACCGCTAAAAATAGAACCCGTCACGATTACATTCCATATGCTCATCATATGAATGATCTCAAGGCAGAAATTGATATCTTCCTTGTAAACACAGAGAATAGTCTATACGATTTACCAAAGGTATTCGTATAAAGTGATAGCACTCATCCCAGCCAGGGGTGGCAGTCGTGGCATTCCTCGAAAGAACATACAAATAGTTTCTGGTCATCCTCTGATTTCATATTCAATTGCTGCATGCATGCTCTGTGATCAAATAGATCAAGTTGTAGTAACCACAGATAACGATGAAATAATGGATGTAGCGAGAAAGTATGGTGCAACAGTTCCCTTCAAGAGACCTGCAGAATTTGCAACTGATACTTCTCCCGATTCAGAGTTTCTATTACATTTCTTTGATAATTCAGATGCAACTGAGGTGGCACTTGTAAGACCGACTACACCTCTAAGAAATCCTTCACTAATGTCTAAAATAATTAAATTTTATTGTGAAAATAGTGTAGATGCAACCGGATTAAGAACAATTCATGAAGTTGATGAAACACCATATAAGCTGTTTAAAATGGAGGGCCAGTACTGCAAAGGATTTTTTGAATCTTTCAACCATCAGGAGGATTATACTAATCTCCCCAGACAGATTTTTCCTGCAACATACAGAGGGAACGGCTATCTTGATGTTGTGCAAAAAGTTACCCTGGAAGCAGGAATGACATTTGGCAATAATATTCTCGGTTATGTGACACAACCAAATGTGGATGTTGATAGCTTCGATCAGCTAAGAGAAGTACAAGAAATGTGCAATGAGGAGAAGTCAACTCTTTTGTCGTATTTAAACCTTCGGAGGTGGTGATGAAAATTGTTTCCATTACACTGGCAAGAGGAGGCTCAAAGGGAATTCCAAAAAAGAACATGGTTCTTATTGATGATAAGCCTCTTGTTTTTTATGCGGTCAATAATTCATTATTTTCTTCAATAGATGAGACCTGGGTCAGCACAGATGATGAAGAAATTGCAAAAGCATGCAAGGACTTCGGTGCCAATGTTATAATGCGACCGGAAGAGATATCTAAAGATACATCAAAGTGTGAAGCTGCTTTACTTCATTTTGCAGAAAATGTTGAGTTCGACGTGCTTGCATTTATACAGGCGACTTCTCCGTTGCTTGAAGTAGAGTATCTAGAAATCGGTCTACAAATGATGAGAGAAAAAAGATATGACTCAGTATTCAGTGTTCAGAGAGAGCACTGGATTCCACGGTGGTCACTCGAACTCGACCCAATTGATTGGATTCCATCACAGAGACCTCGAAGGCAGATGAAACCTGAAACCTATCTTGAAAATGGTGCTTTTTATCTCACGACCAGGGAGCAGCTTTTAAGTTCTGGAGTGAGATATGGTGGAAATATGGGTGTGGTCGAAATGCCCCTCGCCCAAAGCTTTCAAGTAGATACAGAAGATGATTTAGAATTAATTAGAAATCTAATTGGGAGAAAGGATGATAGTCGCTGAGGTTGGAATCAATCACATGGGTGACGAAGAATATGCGAAAACATATGTTGATCGTCTTTCAAAGAGTAAGATTGATGCCATTACCTTTCAAGTAAGAGAGAAAAGATTCTATAAAAAGGTGAAATGGCAGTCTTTTTTACTAAGTGATAAATTTTATAAGAATGTAATTCCTCAAATAAGATCAAGTAATAAAAAGGTAGGAATTGCAATAAGTGATATAAAAAAGATTGATTTTTTTGAATCCCTAGACGTTGATTTTTATAAAATCTTAAGCAAGGATCTTTCAAATAAAAAACTGCTAACAAAGGTCCTCAATACGACCAAAAATGTGTATGTTTCCACAGGTATGAGCCCGATGGAAGACATAGACACAATGCTAGAGAGATTTACAGATCAAAGAAATCAAATCTCACTAATACACACACAGCTGACCCATAGTGCTGATCAGAATTTAAGAATGATTAAAGAGATGAGAAAGAAATTTAATCTACCCGTGGGATTTGGAAATCATTGTGAAAACCTAAATGTGCTATATACAGCTCTCGCTTTTCAGCCAAGTGACTTTTTTGTATATGTTAAGGGTCTTCGATTTAATTCTACTAAGCATCCGGATGAAAATCACGCAATTTCTATCTATTCTATTGATAATTTTGTAATAAACATATTAGAATTATCACAGGCACTTGGAACGGGTGTTAAGTCTGGTATAGAAAATCAAATTAAGGGAATGGAATGAAGAGAGCAACAGTACTGGCAGGATCTAGAGGAATTGGCAGAGCAATTGCTAATTCGCTCGACGGCTTAGGGTATGATGTAACTGCAACCTCTAGTGAGGATTTAGACACAGGGGACACTAATGCAGTCTTAAGATTTGTAGAGGGTCAGGGAGAGATTGATATTTTGGTCCTCAATACAGGAGGTCCCCCAGCAAAATCTTTTTTTGACATAGAGATGTCTGAGTGGGACAAGTATTATAGACAGCTATTTTTAGGATTTTGTCTAATGTTGCAAAAATCTAAAATAAGAGACAACGGATATGTTTTTCTAGTTTCTTCTTTTAATATAAAGGAGCCAAATCCAGACCTAGTATTGTCAAATTCTTTTAGAATGGCATTCGTCAGTGTCTTAAAGTCTGTGTCAAAGCTTCTGGCAGAAAGAGGAATTAGTTGTATCAATATTGCTCCAGGGCCGATTAAGACAGATAGACTTTACAATCTAGTTTCAGACATGGAGAGCTTTGAAAGAACTTTACCCATGAAGAGGGCAGCAGACCCAGAAGAAATCGGAAGATTTGTTTCTGCCCTTGTTGAAAATGATATCAGTTATCTTAGCGGTGTAACAATTAACTTTGATGGTGCAGCATCAAATTACGTTCTATGAGTATAGAAAAGGTTTTAATAGTCGGACACGGATCAACTGGGATTCGTCATGCAACAAATATAGTAACAGATCTTGATCCGTCTCTTCGAATAGGATTCCTACGAAGAGCAGAGAGACCAGAGTTTAGATTTGCACAATATTTTTATGACTGTGATGAAGCAAAATCATGGAATCCAGACGTGACAATTATATGTTCTCCAAGTGACACGCATGCAGAATATATTTCTACTTTTTCAAATAGTCATATTTTTGTTGAAAAGCCAGCTGTAACAAGAGTCGAAGATTTACAGGTGTTAAAAAACCTCAGAGATGATAGAGTGTTTCAAATAGGGTTCAATCTTCGCTATCACGACATTTATCAAAAGATTGATTCATCTGATGTGGATGAAGTCACATGGACCCATTCAGACTTTTTACCAAATTGGCATCCCTGGGAGGATTATAGAAACACATACGCTGCACATGATGGTGTCGCACTAACACTGTGTCATGGATTAGATTTAATATACCAGCTATTTGGAAGCTTTAAAGTCGTATCAAGAAAAAAACAATATATTCTTGATATTCCTGCAGATAGTTCATTTTTTGCAGAGCTAGACTGTTCTGGAATACCTGTAAAATATTCATCAATTATGGATAGTGAAGATAAAGAATGCACACTTAAAATAACTCACAAAAACGGACAACAAAAAATCTATGATTTTAATAGTATTAAATTTCCAAGAAATGAATCTTTTAGAAGAGAAATTATAAATTTTTTCAATAGGGTAGAAAATAGTGATACAACTAACAATAAGAGTGAGTACAATCTAGCAAGCCTTATATTGGACACATGCGAACAGTAATAATAACAGGATCAGAGGGCTTAATAGGCTCTGTTGTTAGTAAGCACCTTGAAGAAAGTGGCTATGATGTGATAAGAGTAGATCTTTCTTTAGGTGTAGACCTGACAGATGAAGATCAAGTTAAAGATTTTTTCAGTAAAAATAATGCTGATTCACTTATAAATCTATTTGGAATGAATCATCACATGGATAAAAATGTCAAGTGCGTTAATGATTTTTTAGAAATTGATAAAAATGATCTAAACGCATATCATGAGTGCAATGTTACAGCACTATTTTCAGTATGTAGAGAGTTTATAAAAAATAATCATGGTGATCTTGAAATTGTTAATTTTAGTTCACTTTATGGAATAACATCACCAAAAAAATCAATATATCCCATATCTGTTAAGCATGTAGGATATGTTACTTCAAAGCACGCAGTTACAGGATTAACAAAATATATTGCGACTCACTTCGCACCTCGTGTCACTGCAAATACAATTTGTCCTGGAGGTGTTGATAATGAATATATGGATCCTGTCTTTAGGGAAAGATATTGCAATCACACTCCAATGGGTAGAATGGCTAGTGCAAAAGATGTTTGCGGACTAGTAGCTCTGCTATGCTCAGATGGTGGGAGATATATTAATGGAACTGTAATTCCAGTTGACGGGGGGTGGACAGCATGGTAGGAAAAATATGGAAACTTTAAAAGAAGGAAAAATATGGAAACTTTAAAAGAAAACTTTTTAAAAGAAGGATACATCATCTTTAAAAATGAAGTACCAAGGGAAAATTTGCTAAACCTAACTAGCACAATTGATGAATGGAGAAAAGATTCAGATAATATCTTATCTCATCTCCCACCAGGTAGAAGAGGAGCAATTCCAAATGCGATTAACAATCCTCATTTTAAAGACATGACAGCAGTTTTTGATTTGCCAAATGTCTATAACTTTATGCGGTATGTATGGCAGGATGATATCATGTACGGTGATCACTTTGATGCACACATAAATTTTTCGAGCGTTTGGCACGAGGACAATCAGATGAAGCACTTTAAGGAGGGAAATCAGCACCAGGGAATCGATCCATTTCAAGTATATCAGATCAAGCACGGAGATGAAACAATACCAGAAAAGTATGAGATGATGCGTGTCGCGCTATACTTGCAAGATCATGAGGATAATCCTGACGGTCTTTCAGTGAGGCCAGGAACACATCTACATAAATTTGATAAGCGATATCCAAACCAGGATCCAGGAATTGATATCAGGGCCTCTGTTGGTGATGCAATTGTATTTGATCCAAGGCTCGTTCATAAGGGCACAGATTATGAAAATTCTATTCTGAAAGCACGCGGTCAAAATCGATATTCAGTATTTTTTGTTTTTGGTAAAGTAAGAAGTCTTTTTACTGAAATGTCAACAATGGGTGCAATTCAAAGACAAGTTAGACAGAATAAAAATGAAAAGTATGTGTTGCAAGATTATGTTAGAGAGAAACTAAATGAACATAATATCTTATCAATTGATAATGCTGGTGTTTATTATAAGCCGTACTAGGAATCATATCAATGTCAAAAGTTAATATTATTGCAGAGATAGGAATCAATCACAATGGTGATATCGACATTGCAAAAAAGCTAATAGATCTAGCTTCTGTTGCAGGGTGTGATTATGTAAAATTTCAGAAGAGAAATCCTGATGTGTGTGTTCCCGATGCACAAAAAAGTGTAATCAGAAAAACACCGTGGGGTGAGATAACGTATCTCGACTACAAGTGGCGAATTGAATTTGGGCAGAAAGAATTTGATGAGATTGATGCGTATTGCAAATCTAGAAATATACAGTGGTTTTCAAGTGTGTGGGATCGAGATTCAGTTGACTTTATGACACAATATGCCACTGATAGAGGGTGTATAATGAAGATACCTTCTGCTTTGATAAATGATATATCTCTTTGTCAGTATGCACGTCAAAATTGTGACTATTTAATGATTTCAACAGGAATGAGTGATGAGAGCCAAGTTGAAGCAGCAGCAGAAGTATGTCCTGATCTTATTTTTCACACAAATTCCACATACCCTTGTCCTGTTGAGGAGTTGAACCTATCATATATTACATGGTTAAGAAACAATCACCCTACCAAGGAAATAGGCTACAGTGGCCACGAATACGGTCTTGTAACAACGTTTGCGACAGTTGGGCTGGGAGCGACATGGATAGAAAGACATGTAACACTTGACAGGAGTATGTGGGGGTCGGACCAGTCAAGTTCAGTAGAGCCATCCGGTCTAGTTAAATTAGTTAAGGGCATTCGTGATCTTGAAAAGTCGATGGGCTCTGGAGGTCCAAGAAGTCCATCCTGTTCAGAGCTTGCCAAAATGAAGACTTTGAGAAAATGATAATCTATATCGACATTGATGAAACTATCTGTGAGACTCCCAAGAGCAGAGATTACGCAAAAGCAATACCGCTTCAAGAGAATATTGAGAAGGCAAATAAGCTATTTGAAGAAGGAAATACTGTAATATATTGGACTGCACGAGGAACAGGAACAGGTATAGACTGGTCTGATCTAACAAAATCACAGCTGGCAATCTGGGGTGCAAGATATCATGATTTGAAGTTTGGTAAACCTGTTTATGATCTGTTCATCGATGATAAAAATATGAATGTTAGAGACTGGAAATAGATGTCTACTATTGGTGTAATTGGAAATGGATTCGTTGGTTCTGCAATTGTTGCAGGATTTTTACTTCATGTCGATGAAATTTTGATCTATGATACAGATAAAAGCCTCTGTACACACACACTTGAAGAGACACTCAATGGTGCAGACGTGATATTTGTGTGTGTTCCAACTCCAATGCTAACAGAAACAGGCGGGAGAATAGATCTCACAATCATGGATTCTGTATTTAAGACAATTGATGAATTAAATAAGCGAAAAGATAATATATTTGTAATTAAGTCAACTGTTGTGCCAGGAACCACAGAAAAATATCAAAAACTTTACCCCAATTTAAGAATCGTATTCAGCCCAGAATTTCTTACAGAAAGAGCAGCAAGATTGGATTTTATAAATGCTTCACGCATTGTGCTAGGTGGCAAAGAAGAGGATGTGAATGTTGTTGAGTCACTATTCAAGCTAAGATTTCCTCATAAAAGGATGGTAAAGACAGATACAGGAACAGCACAGCTGATAAAGTATATGGCAAACTGTTTTTTTGCAGTAAAGATCTCATTTATGAATGAAATGAAGCAGATATGTGATGCTTTGGATCTTGATTGGCAAGATGCCTCTGAGGGATTTATAACAGATGGCAGAATTGGAAACTCACATCTTGATGTACCAGGTCATGACAATCAGTTAGGCTTTGGAGGAAAGTGCTTTCCAAAAGACCTGAATGCTATGATTTATAAGATGGAAGAAGCAGGTGTTACACCAACAGTACTTAAAGCAGCATGGGATAAAAACTTAGAGGTTCGAAATTTTTTTGACTGGGCTGAAATTCAGGGTGCTGTCACTAGTAAAGATTGATGCTTTGTGATATAATAGAAATATGAGTTTATTTCCAACCAACAAAGAGCACATATCTTTTTCTGAGGTAAAGTGCTGGAGTGAGTGTTCGTGGCGCCACAAGCTTCTCCATATTGATAAAATAGCTACATTTGAGCCTTCACCTTTTTTAGACTTTGGAACTAACGTCCACGAAGGATGTGAAATGCTTCTAAAGACAGGAGAAATTCCTAGAGAAAGATTGCTTGAAAATATTAGAAAAGCCTGGAAAGAAAACGGGTTTGATGATCCTGAGTGGGTAAAAAATCAACCTGGCTGGTATAAGCATGCCCCTGTTGAAGAATGGTGCCAGTGGGCCAGCAATATGTGGAATGAAGTCCCTGGATTTCTAGATGAGACATTTTCTGAGTGGGAGACTGTTGAGGCTGAAGAGATGCTATATGAGTCAATTGAAAACAGGGATCTGAACTTCAAGGGATACATTGATGCAATCATTAAGTGTAAAGATAGCCGTGGAAAGGAGAAGTACTGGATCCTTGACTGGAAAACTGCTGGAGCATGGGGCTGGAGACGCGATAAAAAGCAGGATATCTTGATGACAGCACAGCTTATTCTGTATAAGCATTACTGGTCCAGAAAGCACGGAATTCCCTTAACAGATATCAGGTGCGGGTTTATTCTATTAAAGCGTGGTGGAAAGCTTGGAAAGATTTGCGAACTAGTTCCCGTTTCAGTTGGTCCCAAGTCTCTTGAGAGAGCAAATAAAATTGTAGGAAATATGATCTCAGCTGTTAGAAGAGGGTTATTTCTTAAAAATAGAAATTCTTGCAAATATTGTGACTTTCTAGATACACCTCACTGTACTTGATTTACTGGGGCTTTCTCAGCAGTAATATTTCAGTGGAGATACTAAATGTCAAAAAAGAAGGTACTTGTATTATCTGATCATGCTCTTTCGACGTCTGGAGTTGGAACTCAAACTCGACATCTGATTAATGGGCTTCTTGAGAATAAAAAGGGTCAATGGACGTTTCGTCAGTTTGGAGCAGCACTAAAGCATTCAGACTATAGAACAGTGGTGGTAAATGATGATTTTATCATTAAACCAATTGATGGATTTGGTGATAGAGAGACAATTAGAATGACTCTGGCCACTGAAAAGCCTGATATTCTTCTAATATTTACAGATCCTAGATTTTTCATATGGCTATTTGAGATGGAAGATGAGGTTCACCAGGTGTGCCCAATAGCATGGTGGCACGTCTGGGACAATTACCCATACCCGTCTTTTAATCAGCCAATATATGAAGCAACTGATCTTATAAACTGTCACTCTCATTTGACTTACGAGATGGTCAGCGAGCATTTTCCTGAAAAAACAAATTTCGTACCTCACGCTGTTCCTGATGAGATGTTTTATCCACTACCTTCTGAAAATAAGTCCAATTACAAGAAGTCAATAATTGGTAAGGATCGAGAGGACCATTTTGTTGGAATTTGGGTAAATAGAAATGCAAAGAGAAAAAGGCCCAACGATGTTCTCTGGGCCTGGAAAATATTTCTAGATAATCTTGAAAAGAAGCACGGGCATAGAAAGGCGACACTAATAATGCACACAGAACCAACTGATCAAGAAGGGCCCAATCTATTTTCAGCTTCAGAAATGCTTGGCATTCAAGATAATATTTTCTACTCAAGAGAAAGACTGGAGTTTGAAAAGATGAATGTCCTTTATAACATTTCAGATTTTTGTCTAAATGTTAGCTACGCAGAGGGTTTTGGCCTTCCAACACTCGAAGGGATGCAAGCTGGTGTACCAATGGTTGCGGCTAAAACAGGCGGCCTTACAAGGCAGGTTGTCGATCATCGCGATGGCACGCATAATGGTGCTGCACTTGATATTGAGCTTCAAACCCTGGTTGGCTCGCAACAGGTGCCCTACATTTATGAGGATTATGTTTCCTGTGAAACCATCGCCGATGGAATAATGAAAATTTACGATCTTGATGACATGGATCGAAGAAAGCTTAAGAAAAAGGTGAGAGAGTATGCAATATCAGAATTTGCCTATAGTAAGACAATTGATGATTGGCATAATACACTTACTTCTTTACATCAAAATTGGAAAAACGTCTATAAGAGATGGCAAAGTTTTTCCTTTTAGTCTCTGGAGAAAAAATTGAAAAAGAAAGTACTTCTGCGTGCACCTGCACTATCAATAAGCGGGTATGGTGTTCATTCAAGGCAGGTTTTTAGATGGCTTGAGTCACGACACGATATAGAAACATTTGTTCAAGTTTTAAATTGGGGTGACACCAGCTGGATGGTAAATTCTGATTTTGAGGATGGGCTTGTTGGAAGAATAATGGATAGAACAATTGATCTTAAGGATCAGAAGTTTGATGTGTCATTCCAGCTACAGCTTCCAGATGAGTGGGATCCAAGATTTGCAAATAAAAATGTTGGAATGTCTGCTGTAGTTGAAACAGATGTTTGTAATCCGGAGTGGATCAAGAGAATGAACACGATGGATGAAGTAATAGTTCCAACCAACCACGCCCGCCAGACAATAATGAGAACTGGTTCACCATCGACAAGAGTCCACGTAATACCAGAAAGCTATATTGAATCAATTGATAATGAATCCATTCCTGAACTAGAAGTTCCCACAATAGATACTGATTTTAACTTTTTATTAGTGGGTCAATTCACCGGATCTGATCCCTGGAACGATAGAAAGAATATATTCTTAACCATTAAGTGGTTTTGTGAGGCATTTGCTGATGATCCAAGTGTGGGTCTAATAGTAAAAGCAAATCATGGTCGTGGAACAATGATCGATAGAACTATTACAAAGAATACACTTAAGAGCATCCTCTCTGAGGTTAGACAGGGAGACTTTCCAAAGATTCACCTTATACATGGAAACCTATCGCCTGACGAAATGGCAGGAATCTATAAGCGCCCTGACGTAAAGTGCTTAATTAGTTTAACACGAGGTGAGGGCTTCGGCCTTCCTCTTGTCGAGGCAGCAGCTTCAGGTATTCCTGTAATGGCAACAAACTGGTCAGGTCACTTAGACTTTTTAAATCTAGGAAAGTTTATTCCTATAAAGTATAATCTAATAGAGATACCAGAAAATCGTGTAGATAACAGGATATTTTTACCAGGGATGAAGTGGGCAGATCCTAATGAGCAAGATTTCAAAGTAAAAGTTAAAAAGTTTAGAAATAAACATCAGCTGCCTAAGCAGTGGGCGGAAGACCTGTCTAGACGAGTCCGTGCAGAGTTCTCACTAAGTGCTGTGATTGAAAAGTACAATAATTTTTATAATAGCCACATTGGGTGAACCTTTGGATCCACTAATAGCGCTAACGATACTAGTTCCGGTGACTGCCACACTGCTTGTTGTGTCTCTCTACTTTAACTATAAGCACGCCATGTTCATACTGAGCGTGCAGGATTCAATTGAAGAATCTCTTGATGAGCTTGATAAAAGATATTCTTCAATAAGTGAAATTTTACAAAAGCCTATCTTTTTTGACTCCGTTGAAGTAAGGCAGGTCATGTCAGACATTAGAAGATGTCGAGACTCTGTGCTAAAGGTCGCGAGAAATATGACTGTCATTGAGGAGGAAAACGATTAAAATGGCTGAGAAAAAAATTAGAAGAAGACGAAGAAGGGGAAAATCTAAATCCACAGTTAAGCTGTATTTTCATGCTGGTACTCATGACGCCATTGTCCAGTTTCAAAATTCAGAATCTGAAAGCGAGAAAGAGAAAATTTACATTGATGAAATTTTGCCGGCTTTTAACAAGCTAGCAGAAAATTTAATTTTCATTCATGGATTCGCAAAGCCTCACGGCTCGTATGAGGACCTTAAAAATGACTGCGTAACATTCCTATATGAGACACTTAACAAGTTTGATCCCTCGCGAGGAACCAAGGCATTTTCATATTTTAATGTTGTTGCAAAGAACTGGCTGATCATTCAGAGCAAAAAGAAGACAAAAAATAACAGGCGCCATGTTAGCATTGATGATACTGCATCACTGTCAAATGGAGATATGAGCACAATAGAGACACATCAAACTGTTCCTCCCCAAGATGAGTCAATATTAAAAGAAGAATCACTTCAAAATCTATTCATGATGATGGAAGAAATAAGAAGGAAACTAACGGGTGAAAATGAATTGTCCTGTATGGATGCAATCATTACACTATTCAAAAGTATTGAAGAGCTTGACCTGCTTAATAAACGGGCTGTTTTTGTCTACATGAGAGATTTATCTGACTTGAATCCAAAGCAGCTTTCAGTTGCCATGTCTGTTATTCGAAAACATTATAAGGACCTAGTTAAGACAGGGGATTTTGATATTTTTTGAGGTGACACTTGGCAAAAGCAGTTGAAGACCTACTTGATAAGGTCGAAAACAAGGAAAAAAAGATAGATCGTTTCTGTGATCTTCTGGACTCTCTTGAAAACACTGAGGAGAGAAAGAAGCTATTGTGGAAAGAGGTCTATGAGAATGCTCTCGATGATAGAGAGAAGGCAAATATTCTCTTTACAGATTTACTAATTGAGACAAAGGGAAGCTCTGCACAGCATGCAGTGTTTGGACCTATCATGTCAAAATATCTTGAGAGAATGTGCAAGACAAATGATCAAATTCTTAAGCTGGCAGAGTTAATAGCAAAGGAAGAGGAAAAGTCCTTTGACATGAATGAAATCTTTGATCAAATAGGAACTTGATCATGAGTGATGATCGTTTAAGAGATTTTCTTTCGCAAGGGGGACTGGGTGAAAAGGATAGGTCACGTGAACGTCGTCATTGGGGTCAATTCGGAGGTCCGGGTCTATTTCACATCGCAATTGTGACAGAGTTTATATCAAATCCGTCCAATAGTGAGCAATTTAATTACATAGTGGAGAATGCTCCCAATATTCAGAATGTAGAGATTGCTCCATCGATACCTAGAAACTGTATTGTTGCCCGGATGGTATCAAGACAAGGTGAGTTACGAATCTTTTATCCGTTCTTCTCTCCTCACGTATGCCTACCTGTTAAACCCGGAGAGCAGGTTTGGGTCCTATACCCAACCGGTGATCTATCAGAAACAGGATATTGGGTCGGTAGAATAACAGCAGATCTTGTTGCAGAAGATATAAACTTTACTCATCGAGATAGATCACCCACTTATAATAATTCAGATCTGTCTTTAGACGAGGTTGAGTTTCCACTGGGGCCGAATGAAGACAGCGCTAACAATAGAGTGAACGGACTGGATCCATATAAGGGAATAATAGACTCTAAAGAGCCAGGATCTTCTATAACCTACAGTCGTCAGTTTGTGGGTGAGCCAGTACCAAGATTTACAAAAAGATGCTCTGATCTCGTGCTACAGGGTTCAAATAATGCCTTGATTTCTCTGGGAGAAGATAGAACAGGAGACGCGTATACTAACGATAAATCTATCACCGGAAAGGGAACAATCGATATAGTTGCAGGTCGAGGTCAGGATGGTGCCACACCAAGAACTAACCCAAACACCATTCCAAACACAAGAGGGTACACTGAGACAAATAAATCACCCAGTATTACAAAACCTCCAGTTTCGGAAATTCTCTCTGAGGGAGACCCTAATTTCGAGACAGATTCCTCTCGAATCTATGTGTCGATGAAGACAGATGGCGACACAAATTTTAATCTACAATACCCAGATACCGGCACGGGTTCAGATGTAAGCCCGGTGTCCCAGGATGCGTATGTTGTTTCAAAATCAGATCAGATTCGAATTATCAGTAGAAAGGATGGAAGTGTAAGAATTGTCAAGGAGGGTGATGCTGATAGCGATCGAGCTGTGATTACAATGCTAAACGATGGAACCATCATGATTGATGGTCCCAAGATAGTGATAGGATCAGGAATTAATAATCAGACACAGATAGGCCGAGGTGCAACAGAGCCAATTGTTTTGGGTGACACTCTTAACAAAAAACTTCTTGCATTTTTAAAAGAGTTAGTAGTTGCTGCTCCGGCCTTTGTATCGACAGGCGTGGGCCCAGGAGTCTTAAATCCTTCTTTTCTAACAGCGACAAGCACCCTAATTATAGAGCTTGAGGCAAAAGTAAATTTAAGCACTATCGGAAAGATAAAGTGATATGTCGCTCAACACACAAGATCTAGCTAATTCACTTGAAGAGATTTTTCAAAAAGCATCTGATATAAATAATGAAATGGATTATTTCGATGTTGCCAAAGAGATTGTTGACGCTTTGTTTTCTTTTGTAAAGCTTGCACAAATTGATGTCGATCAGGTTGGAAGAATTATATCTCCAATAAAAGTTCCGCCGACACCACCCCCACCTGGCGTTCCTTCGGCTGTTCCGACCGTCGATGAGGATATGACATTTTCTGGGGGTCTTTTACCCCCACCTCTCTTACCTGTCGGAAGCGAACTATCTGCAATACCTTTATTTCCTACAGCACGAAGCTTTGATACTGTGGAGCAGAGAGTCTCTTTAGAGGCATCTTTAGTTGCCTCATTTACAGATCCAGGGACATCTGGATTTGGAGCATATGGACTCCCTGTTTTTTCTTTAGGCACAGCAGCTAATACAGATGAAATAAATCGATTTGAAGATGCAGTAGTGGAAATTGTAGAAAATAGAGATAGAAATCTAGATGTCAATATTGAAGGTGGCGTTTTAATAGAAGATATAGAAATATTACAAAGTTTCAATTTGGAAACAGGAGAAACACTGGGTGAATCTGAGACCGAAGACAGGACTGTATTCATAAGACCTGGATTCGGCTCGTATATTGAGTCACTATCAAGCTGGTCAGAGAGTCAAGGGGGGTATATTTCTGTTAATGCATTGGTTGTGATGCCTCCAGCTGCTCAATTAGAAATGTTTACAAAATTACACAATGACATGAAGCAAAATTCTATACCGCCGTCTCCTTCTTTATCTAAAATTGGAACTGATATAGCAGAAGCAATTACAAGTGCTGTTGAAAAAACAACTGTTACAGCTTTTTTTACAAAACTATCCGGAACAGGATTTCCATTTGTATCTCCAAACGAAACAATACCAACACCAACCGGCGTCGCATATATTCCTTCAATTCCACCAACAGTGACGCAACAAATAAAGTAATTGTTAAAGTCCAGACTTCTGCAGTGGGTGCTGTTGTTGAGCCGCTTATATAGTTTAAATCTAAATTATATGATTATAATCAAATGACATACAGTATTCTCAAAATAGCAATTTAGAATATAGCTTTCATACAAGTAGGTTGTTAGATTTTCTTAAGTCACTATATTTATTCTGAGGGTTCACCATGGCTATAAGCTTTAAGAGTGTCGGCAACAAGACCACAGCGAGAAAATTTACTAGAACTCGAAGCCCTGTTCCGATTGGAATTAAGACTCCTCTGGAGCTCGGCACAGGTCGATCCGGTCTATTTAAGATGCACTTCAATCTTCCCGATGCAATTCATGATAATCTTAGAAATTTAATCATGACAAATAATGGTGAGAGGCTGGGAAGATATGATTTTGGTGCAAATCTTAGAGAGCTCACAACAGAGCTTGTTGCTAAAGATTCTTTTGATGCAGAGGCAATGATGAGAATTAATCAGACAGCTGGTAAATTTATGCCCTTTGTAGAGCTAGAAACCTTTGATTCAAAATTTTATCGAATTGCAGGATCAAGTGTTGAGCTTGATCTTTTACCGGATGAGGGAATAGCAAAAATTGAGATAGAGATTACATACAATGTACCTAAGCTTAGGATAGCTGGTAAGAAATTGGGTCTAACTATCTTCACTATTGGATAGCAAAAATGGCAAATTCAAGAAATATAAAGAAGAAACTCAAGCAGCAGAGACCAAGATCTTTTCTAAATAAGGATTTTGAAGCTTTTCGTGCAGAACTTCTAACGTACGCACGGACGTATTTTCCCGAAGAGATTCAGGATTTCTCTGAGGCCAGCATGGGTGGTCTATTTTTAGAGATGGCAGCTTACGTTGGAGATGTCATGTCATTCTATCTAGATCATCAATTTAATGAGCTCGATATTGAGACAGCTGTTGAAGATAAAAATGTAGAAAGGCTTGTTAGAGCAGCAGGTGTCAAGATAATGGGTGCAAGTCCGGCCACTGTTGATGTAGAGTTTTCTATTGTCGTGGATGCAGAGACGCTAAACAATACTAGGGTACCAATTTCATCACACCTTCCGATTATTTCTGCAGGAACTCTTCTGTCTTCAAACACAGGAATAACGTTTGAGCTCACAGAAAATCTTGATTTTGACAAAAGAAACGCCGCAGGTAGCCTGCTGGCTAGTGTGATAGTTGATGAAACAAATAATAATAATCAACCATCAAAATTTAAGTTAAAAATGACAGGTCTTTGCACATCAGGAAAGACAATTGAGGAAAACTTTTCAATCGGGGCCGATTTAAAACCCTTCAGAACAATTACTCTATCATCAGAGAATGTTTCAGACATTGTATCTGTTATAGACACAGAGGGAAATGAATACTATGAGGTGGAAGCCCTAACACAGGACACAGTATTTACCAGGGTTCGAAATGACAGCGCTGATAATGACCTTGTTTCTGATAATCTTGAGATACTACCCGCACCGTATAGATTTATTTCTACGACAGATAGATCGACTGGATTGACAACAATAAGATTTGGATCTGGCGATGGTGCGTCTCTTGATGATGATATTATTCCAGATCCCAGTGAGGTGTCATTACCACTTTTTGGTCAAAAGAAGTCTCTAAGTCGATTTACACTTGATCCTAACTCTCTTCTTGGCGCAAGAACAATGGGAATTTCTCCTAGAAGTACAACAATAACTGTTAGATACAGGGCAGGCGGTGGCATCTCTCACAATGTAGGGATTGGTTCAATTACTCAAATCTCTAATCTTTTAAATAAATTTAGCAGTGGAACACCCTCTTCTGTTGTTTCTGCTGTTAGAGCATCGCTTGTTGTGAACAATACAGCACCAGCTGCTGGAGGAGAGTCAGAATTAACTCTGAACGAGCTAAGGTCGACTGCTCTTGCCTTTAGAAACTCACAGTCAAGAATTGTAACAAAGCAAGATCTAATCGCTCGTGTGTATACAATGCCCTCTAATTTTGGACGTGTCTTCAGACTGGGAATTATTCAAAATAGAAATAATCCGCTTGCGACAACTATGGCAATCATAAGTAGAAATACTAGTGGACAGCTAGTGGTCTCACCTGACACACTAAAGAAAAACTTAAGAACCTATCTAAATGAATTCAGGTTGATCTCAGATGCAATTGATATCATCGATGCAAGTGTAATAAATATCGGCATTAGGTACAGCATCGTAGTTGACCCATCATCTAGCAAAGAGTCAACCGTCCAAAGAGTTAATACTTCACTTAAGAAATACATGGATGTGACAAATTTTCAAATCGATCAACCCATAGTGATATCAGATTTAGTAAATCTTATTTTGAATACTGACGGTGTTATTTCACAGGTGGGAATCCAGATATTCAGTTTAGCAGGAACTGTTAGTGGTCGATCATATAGTCCACAAACGATAAATATTGCAGAAGCCACTTCAAGAGGAATTATTGTTCCGCCAGCTGGGGGAATTTTTGAGATGAGATTCCCCAGTGATGATATAATTGGAAAAGCAGTCTAGGTGAAAGATGTATAGAATACTCTCAGCAAGCAGTGATACATACATCACAAATAAAATTATTAATGGTGCTTTTCGCGCCACAGATGCGAATGTTGGTCGTGCGGGAACCTTAGATCTCTTTAAGCTATATGATGAGTCAATAATTTCTGGAACAGCAGCACCGACTGAAATCTCAAGAATATTAATCAAGTTTGATCTCAGCCCGCTTAAGCAGTTAACAGGCTCAGATCTTGATATATCACATCCTTCATTTAACGCAATGCTCAAATTGCATGACGTTTATGGGGGCCAGACAACACCCTCAAATTTTAAGATTATTGTATTTCCTCTTTCTCGGTCATTTGATGAGGGAATTGGCCGAGATGTAGCCACATTTGAAGATATAGATGCCTGTAATTATCTTACATCATCCATATCATCAGGGAAGGCACAAACATGGTTCTTATCAGGAGCTGACAAGCCTGGCAAGCTTGGATCGAGCGATATCGATATTATTGAGAGCGGCAGTCTGGGCAGTGCCGTAGTAAATCTGTTCAAAATACAGTCCTTTGATGTAGGAACAGAGAATTTAGAGATAGATGTAACAACACTGGTGTCTGGAACACTGGCCGGTGACATACCAGATCATGGATTTAGGATATCGTTTTCTGGGACTCAAGAGACAGATCACTATACAAGATTTGTAAAGAGGTTTGCGTCAAGACACTCGTCAAATACAAGAATCAGGCCCAAGATGGTAATTCAATATGACGACACCATCCAGGACCATCATAGGAGCTTCTTTTTTGATTTGACAGGTTCACTTTTTCTCAATAATTTTCACAGGGGAAGAATAGCTAATTTACTATCTGGAGCACAAGCAACACAGATAACAGGATCGAATAGTGTCATTGTCACATTGACATCAGGAAGCTCAGGAAGCGCAACATTCTTTTCACGAGCATACTCAGGATCACAGCACAAGATAGGAAATAATTTTGTTAGCGGTGTTTATTCTGCAACGTTCGCAATTTCAGAATTTGAGTCAGGAACACTAAGAAATCAGATTATAAATGCTGGATCTGCTTCCTTTACTGAGATCTGGAGCTCACAAGATAAGACAGTTGGATTTTTGACCGGAACGCTGGTTGTAAACTCCGTTCAAAGAAGTGCGTTTGTTAATTCTCCTGGTAGACTATTCGTTAATGTGACCAATCTTCGCAATAGCTATCGAAGCGATGAAAGGGTAAAATTGCGTGTCTTTGTTGAAAATATAGATAATGATCTTGTTGTAAGGAAAACACCAATAGAAGCAGTAAGTGAAATCTTCACGAGAATGCATTATCGAGTGAGAGATTTTGAATCAAAAGAGACCATAATACCCTTCGATACAACTAAAAATGGGACGCTATTGTCAACAGACTCAGAGGGAATGTACTTTGAATTCTTTATGAGCAGTCTAGAAGCAGGTCGGACATATGTTTTTGAATTCCTTATCAAAGATCTAGGTTTTGACCACGTATTCTCAGATGTTGCGAGTAAGTTTAAGGTCGAGTAAGCTAGATGCCGAAGAGAAATCTAAGTTTGAATCCGGGTCCAAAGCTTTTTGAACCCTCTGTTAGTCGACGAACTGCGACGCCAAGTAATTCACCTGAGATATCTTTGTCTTCAGTAAGAGATACAAACATTCTTAGTACTGGGTCATTTAGATTCGATTCGCCAGGGGCAGGAATAAGGTCGACTCAAGAGATTCCTCTAGATTACACAAAATTTGAAAATCACACATTTTTTAATTCTGCTGAATCAAAGGTCAATATTGCATTTGATCGAATAATAAACGAATTTCCCTTTGATGGAACTAGAAAAGAGCTAGAGCAATTCCAGGATTCGCTAACCGGATTTGAAAAACATGTCTTTGATAGATTTCCAAAGAATGTCGGATTTCTAATGTTTTCAGGATCTAGCCATGATCCCCAGGGTACCCACGGAACCTTCATGGAGGTCGTAGATGCAGCTGGAGTTAGATTTCCAAGCTTTTCAAGATTGAATACAGGTGAGTCTGTTTTAAGTGTGGGAGATAGTTCATTTTCAATAGAGACACATCTTTTTTCTGCTATGACGGGAAGTGGAAATCAAGTGATCTGTCAGCATGTTTCAAGCTCCACACCTCATCCGACCTCTTTGAGTACCACTTCTAGCTTTGGCTTTGTCTTAGCACTGTCTGCATCTAACCTTTCTGGTACATCTCATCCTACCACAGCTTCGCAAGCTAACACTGTTGATTTGATATTTGCTGTGACCTCAGGTACTGTCAAGCTAGCAACTAGTGCATCAATTGATAAGGGAAGGTGGAATCATATTTGTGCTGTATATGATAGGCGAGGCAGTGTAGGAAAGATAAAGCTGTTTCTCAGCCAGACGCTTGTTGCAAGTTCTACAAACGTTGGGTTCATGGGTCCGATATCTATAAGTGACCAGAATTTTCTGATTGGCTCCGGCACCTCAATAACAGTTGATAAGTCCATATTACCTGGGGCAGAGAAGGATTATTTTGTACCTACACAAACACTATCAGGTGCTCTAGATGAGTTTAGGTTTTTTCACAATGTTCGAAGACCAGAGAATCAGAGGTCAGAAAGACTTAGAAATATCTTTGCTCAAAAACCACTAAAGCTGTATTTCAGATTTAATGAGCCATTTTATACGGGTTCATATGGTGCAAGAGATGTTGTTCTTGACAGTTCGGGTTACTCTCTCCACACTCCGATTTCGAATTTTACATCTAGCATGCGACTGACTGGATCACTGCCAGTTCCAATGACAGCTGAGGACAAGTCTTTATCACCCATTTTATTTCCGGGATTTTCCAAGGTAGCAAATCTTAATTCGACTTTATTATCAACTGCGAGCAATTATGATAGAGAGAATCCAAATCTTATTACTAGACTCCTCCCTGTTCACTATCTGATCGAAGGACAGATCGATGAAGGGCTTGAGAGAGCATCAGAGCCCGCCGGCGGCCCCGATGGACAGCTAGGGCAACCATTTACAGCAAATTCTATACCTGGGTCTGGAGAGATAGGCTCTTCACAGCTATTAACAGCTTTTTTGTTAATATGGGCCAAGTTTTTTGATGAGCTAAAAATAACAATTGATCATTTTTCAAAGGTCATACACGTTGACTATGATGATGATGAAGCTGTTGCTGAAAAACTATTGCCGTTTGTTGCAAAATACTATGGCTTTAGCTTACCTTCTCTATACTCAAATGCATCATTAGGACAATTTCTTCGTGGAGAAAATATTAAGAATTTAGAGAGCTTATCTGATAATTCTTTGCAACATGTTCAGAATCAGATCTGGAAGAGAATTCTAATTAATCTTAAGGAGTCTAGACAGTCAAAGGGAACTATACACAGTATTCGAAGCTTAATGGCAGCAGCTGGCATAAATGTTGATAGCTTATTTACTATAAGAGAGTATGGCGGACCATCAAGAAGAACTCTGCAGGACTTGAGACAAAAAAGATCTGAAGTTTCAACCATGCTAGATTTCTCCGGAAGCTTTGGGCACAACCCTCTGACACTTACATCTAGTCATAGAGGCTTCGGCTATCTTAGCTCTGGAAGCTTCGCAACACCGCATGTAATATCACAATTTCTTTCATCATCAAGACTTGAATCAGGATTCCCTGCGCCAAAGGGCACAATGGTAAACAAGGCTTCAGGATATGGAAGGTCTGCTACGGGCAAGCTTATCCACGGAATTTCTACTGATCACGGTGACGGATTCTTTACATCGGGATCCTTTACCTATGAGGGCATTTATAAGTTCCCAAGTCAGGGAGGCGGATATCCCTTAACACAAAGCTTAGTCAGAATTCACACAACAGGAACATCAACACCAGCTGCAGGCTCAGGACTGGTTCTGGCAAATGTGATAATTTTATCTGGTGCACAGAACAGTGTCACATCGAGCGGATCAGAGATCAAGCTATTTGTCAAGCCTTCAATTCAAACAACTAGTGAGCCACATCTTGAGCTGTCTCTCACGGGTGTTAACATATTTGATGGCAATAAATGGTATCTCTCATTTGGGAGAAATAGGTGTGATGAGATTGGCTTACCGTCCTCATCTTCATATTTTTTGAGATGTGCACGACAGTCGTATGGGGGGATTGCTGAGATCTTTAGCACATCGTCTCTATTCCAGGAGGCATCGAATGGATCTCCTCTTGGTAATCTCTTCCAGGCAACAGGTGCAATAGCAAATTCATTCAACAGATCTGGGCCATTTCTTGTGATAGGATCACAGTCAATAACACCGAGCCCGTCAAATAGCTACTGCTTAAACTCAGGAACAGATGACAAAAGTGGAAAATATGACATACAAAATCTCCACACAGAATTTAATGGAAAGATGGGCCACATAAAGTTTTATTCAAAAGGGCTTTCAGGTGCAGAATTTAGAGAGCACGCAAGAAACTTTAAATCCTTAGGTGTTAATGATCCAAGGGCGAACTTTAACTTTGTGACAGCCCCAACGGGTGCATTCGAGCGGTTAAGACTTGATGTTTCAACAGATCAAGCCATCACCGGATCAAATACAAAGGGAAATATTGTATTGCATGATTTCTCACAGAATGATTTATTCTTTAGCGGAAGTGGATTTGAGATAAGCAAGAGTGTGGTCCGCCCGGAGACATTTAACTATAGTATTCTATCACCAAAGTTTGATATTGCACAGTCTGATCAAAAGGTGAGAATAAGAAGTTTTCAGGATCAAGATCTGGTGGACGAGAGCGCATATGCGGTTCCTGCTCCCATGTATGAAATACAACCAAGTGAGAAGCCTGATGACGATAATAGATTTAGTATAGATTTTTCTGCGATCAGATCTCTCGACGAGGATATTATGAATATGTTCTCATCTCTTGATTTTTTCGATTCAGCTCTCGGTTCTCCAAATCTGTTATTTGATGATTTCTATCCAGATTTAGAGCATCTAAGTGACATTTATTTCAACAGGCTGACCAGGAAGCTTGACATCGCATCATACTTTGACTTTTTTAAGTGGTTTGATTCATCTTTTTCTGTTCTGATTGAGCAGCTAATTCCCAGAAAGACAAATTTTCTTGGAGTTAATTTTGTGATCGAATCACATGTGCTTGAAAGAAACAGGTTTAGATATTTATTTGATGACATATACCTTCAGGGGTTTGAGAGAGACATTGATGTTAAGGGAGCGAGGATCATTGAGATATCAGGGGATCTGAATTCTAACTAGATTGTGAGTTTTGTGTGGCAATAGTACCGTTTAATGATAGGGATAAGCATGACATCTTCAGAGTGGTGTCACGTGCCACACCTGCCTCCAGCTCACTAGGAAATCAGGTTAATCAGTTTAGGCAGGGCATCAGTGTCAGGGGCTTTAGTGACTATAGACAAAGTCTTAGTCCAATTATTATGGGCGGTGATTTTCCCAGTGATGCAAGCACAAGATTTGATCACAAGATGCCAAAGCATACTTACGGTCAGCCCAAGCTATTTGAGGATCCTGGTCCGGACGGAACAACGTCACCGTACATTGACATCATTGGCATTGTCAATTCAAAGGATTACATAAATGCAGGAGACACATCAGCGCAGTATCCAGTTGTTCTAAGCACACCTTTCTTTCTCGACCCAGGTCAGATGGACGGTGTAATTGAGCCTCTCGCCATAAGAGGAACATTCTCTGATGCATCTTCAGAGGCACCTTTTGTTGCCCATGAGATCCGGGCTTCACTCCAGGGGATGACATCACAGAATGTACTCAAGGAATCCACAGTAATTTCACAGCAGATCGAATTCAAGCCTGTGACAATGTCAGCATTTTTTGAGTCATCAGAGGGTTCACACGGTCCAAGAATTCCGGGCATGTCAACTGGATCTATACCCACCCCGACGGGTTCTGACGGAGCATTTGCCTACCTGTTTCAGCCGGGAATCATATCTGCACACACTGTGGCGATGGTGCCATTTGACGATGCATTTGACCAGTCACCAAGGATGGGACTCCAGAATCCTCCAGAAGAGGTCACTGGATCTCTTGGAAATGGAGCGGACGCCAGTGTCATAATGCAGGCTCTCTCAGGCAGCTTTAGAGATCGAGGTCCGCTTGGTGTGAGATTTAAGTCTTCGACATCTGGGTTTATCTTTAGAGAGACAGCAGTGGTAGAGGGGTCTGATTTAGATGCAAATTCTGGCAGCTCAACAATACTGGGAACTGACTCAATAGCATTTGCAGGATTGAAGAGATGAGTGATGTTAATAACCCGGGACCTCGTGGCGCGAATAGCACGATCATAAGTGGAACCCAAAGTAGATTTCTAACAATACCTCCAAGGATAGAGATCAGAATCCAGGATGACCGAACGGGATCATACCCAGTGATCAGAAGAACAGGTGATCATGACAGAATGGGATTCATGTCATCCACATTCAATGACTCAAACACACCGATTTTTGGAGCGTCATACCAGCCAACCGGGACAACGACTGAGCTAACAGGAAACATTCTCTATCCTAATATGCTACCTGTCGGCAGCCAGCTAATACAAGGCCTGACAGGCACAATTGTCGCATTTGGATCCTCATCAGCGCACAACGCCTTCATTCCCAATCTCATCTCCCAGAGCATCATGCCCGGTGGTGCAGCTCCTGAGACTCTAACACCCTTTGACGAAAGTCGAATCTACTTAGATCGAAGCCCATTTTACCTGACTGGAACCTCCCAGGATCAAATGTTAGGTTTCTCAAGTCCACTGAAGGACAAGACACAGATAAGATTTGACATCACCCATGACGCCCCCGCTGCTCACTACGCTACGAGAATATCGAAGCACTCTAAGACCGGTGGCACAGTAACAGCCGCCGGCGATCTTTTTCTCACTTCAAGCAGCGAATTTTATAACAGGGATATGACTGGATTCGCCTATTACAACTGGGCTAAGAAGCGCTGGGAGGACACGGGCAATATCGATCCTGCAATGGGCAGCAACATTCCCTACGACTGGGCATGGCATGCGCAGGGAAACACTGGTGAGTCTAATAACAAGATGGTCTCCGGTGCCACACACTTCCCGTTCCAATTTACACCCTGCCAGGCGACACAGGGTCAGGGTTCTGAGGATCCACTTAGGCTGGACATACCCAGCCAAAACTTCCGACGAGCTGGATACCCAACAGTAACAGGAATGGCACCATTTGACACGAGATATCACGGAACATCAAGTCACTGTCTTAAGTTGTCTGATTACATATCCTCTCCGTTCCTTCTTGAGAAGATCGTAGTGGAGCTTCCTGTCTTTGCCCAGCGTCAGGTTGCCGGAACAGGAAGCCAGCAGCCATCCCACGCGGTAGGATCTGATGGCATACCTGATGGCGCTGCACAGGACAATTCTGTCCCTGTGTACCAGCGTGGTCTCTGCCCAGAAAACATGGTCCAGCAGCAGGATTATGTGTTCTTCATCTACAGACAACAGCGACAGCCCGTTGCCGGAGGAAAATACAGCGGCAATAACAGTGATGACATCATACACAGAAATAGTGGGCGTGACAGTGCGCTTGAGATCTCCGGTAGCCAGAGATTTCTCATCTGCAGTGGTGTGATGACGTTCTACAACACAGGTGTGCTCAATGCCAAGCCACAGTTTGACGAGGCACAGTCGTCAGATGGAGTATCTCCCACACCGCCCCAGAGATTCTGGGGCGGTGAGGAGGATGCCACAGTAGCCCCAACATTTGCATCTGCATCTTATCAGTTTGAGCCCCAGAATGGTCCCGCATTTAAGCACAAGTTCATTGTTGATCCCCTCGCTGGCACAGGTTCGACCTCTCTGACACCCGCTCATTTTATGGTGTCTGGAACATATACAGGCTCTGTGCGTCTCGAGATTCAGCCAGCCGTTGTGGGTGCATCCTTTCACGGACATTTTTACTGTCCAGATTCCTCAGCTGGATACGTGATGAAAGGTACAGCTGATGGAAATGGAACAGACAGCCAAGTCGCCAACGGAAATGCAGAGCTCTATAATTACTGGCCTGGCGGCACAGCATGCAAACCATTCAGAGCCCAGAGATTGTACGAGTCAGGAAGTCTTGTCGGTGGTAAGGACACCGTCGCTGTGACACAATTTGGTGATCACACCTACGGATTCTACCCATCAGATAGCGAGCAGGCAGATCCCCAGCTCCCCATACAGAAGATGTCCGGTACCTCGATTCAAATGGCTGATCCTCGTACTAGCAGACCCTTTGGTGGGCCTTTCAAATATAACCTCCACCCTAATTTTCAATCCAGTAATTCCGAGATTGGATTCGAGGATCTGGCCACCGGTACGCTCCAGCAGAAAGCTCCCTACCTTCTACTACCAACGGATGAGTTGATATTCGGTCTCGAGGCTGCTATACCCCTCACATACTTCCAGAACTTCTACACAGCCAC